ATACATGCTTCGCATACCTTTGTAACAATCCAGATAGTGCGCCCATATCCCTTGACATTCTCTTGCGGGAAGGTTCCGGGGAAGGTTCCACCCTAGTTGAAAGCCGTTTTCAAAAGGGCTGAGGGCCCGTCTGAGGGCATGAAAGAGCCCCTAGGCCACTACGTCCTAGGGGCTACTCTCAAAGCCGCTTAGCGGCCCGTGGGGGCGTTCCAGCGGGCACGTCCTCGGTTGTCCATGGGTGCAACCTCAGCCCCGGTGTCCTTGAGGAGCTTACCGTCCCACATGTCCCGATTGTCATACATCGGGGTGAGAAGGTCCATCATGTGTTCCTTGCCCATGTCTACGTTGCACTGCCTGCACAGGGGAAGGAAGTTGCACACGCACCACATGCCACCCTCAGCATCACTGTGCACGTGGCCAAGGTTGAACGTGTCCATGGCCCTAGGCGTACCACCCACGTGGGCACGCTCCCCACACCCCACACAGTTAGCCCATGTGGCCCCGTCACTGTCTCCCGTAAGGCTAGCCAGGTACAGGACCGTAGCGAGCACCTGCCTACGCACACGGGCGTTTGTGGCCTTTTCCGTGCTGTAGGTGCAGGTCCGGCCGTCAGTGTGGGTGTTGGTGTGGGTGGCGGTGGTGGCGTTCACTGTGTCTCCCTGGTCCGTAGTGGCTATGCCTACATCATGCCCTAGTCAGGGCCCGCCAAACCACCAAAACAGGGTTTCTTAGATAACGGATGTGTAACAGTCCGTCCCCGACAAACGGGCATATCGGACATTCGGTACATAGGGAGGATAGGGGATATATCCTGCTATATGGGTACATACAGGTACGCATGGTACATATCGGACATATGGTACATAGGCCCTATTAAGGTACATTAAGTACATACCCCACATTTCCCCCGCGCGTGTACGATAGGCGCTGAAAATTCCCGGAACATCTAGGGCTTGCATCCCCCATGTACGTAGACTAGACTAGAGCTATCACCAAGAGGAAGAAGGAAGAACATGACTGACCTCCGTACCCTTCTTGAGCAGGCCAGCGACGCTGGTGTCTTCACCACCATCACGGTGCCTGTGTCCGATGTGCAGGATGGTGACCGTGTGGACGGCTTCGACTGGGACGCCTACCCGCACATGTCCGAACTGGCCTAGGCAGTAGGGGGGGGCATAATGCGGAAAAAGGCTGTTTCTCAGGTTCGATTCCACAGTATGTCCCTTTTGCTGGAAAGGGACGGGCTGAAATCCAAAACACCGGTTTTCAACTCGTCCCTTCTGGCCAACCTTCTTTCGAGGTATCAGGAAAGCGGCTTTGTCGCAATCGAGGCGACACATTCGAAATACTGCCTTTGTGAGGCAGGAAAAGACGAAAAAGTCGCAATCTGACCTTCGAAAAACATTCGCAGAAAAAATTCACCCCTCTTTTCAAGGATTTCTTCCCAGATTCCCTTAGAAAAGAGGGGTGAATTTGTAGGCGAATTTTTTTGTCCGGGTCCGACAATCACTGTACATCCTGGCAAGCATATTGAATCTGTCCTAGGCTTCTGTTAGACTTAGGTCATCAACAAGGAGGCGGAAATGGCCAAGGGTCTGCGTATGGGTCAGCGTCGTCGGAACAAGCACTGGGTGAACATTCATCTGGTGGACCGGGCCTGTGGTGGCTCGGAAGAGGGCGGATGGTGGTACAACTACGGAGAGTGCATCGAGGCATGGCCCTGCCGTTCCCGTAAGCAGGCTGAGAAGCTGGTCAAGTGGGCAAAGGCCCAGAGGCGTTACCAGGGCTCCAGCCGTTCCCTGTACAGCGTGAATCACCGTTTGGGTGACACGGTGACCGTCGAAATTCAGAATCACGAGGGTTCCGACTGGTCTGACTACCGGCCCTGGGAGTAAGGCGGCTAGCCCTTCGGGGCGTCCGCCCCCGACTAAAAAAACAGACATTTTGCCCACAGACTAAAAAATCGGTCTGAGGGGTTGCGACTCAAAAATCCGACTGCTAGACTAGTGCTAACGAAAACGACGAAGGGAAAGACCATGAGTGAGCTTGCCAACATCGCGCGTGACGTTGCTCCGGGTGCAAAGGTCACTTTCGGTCCGCGTCACGGTGAGAACGGAACGGGCATCCACTTCTACGTCAACTACGAGAACGGATGGCGTCTGTCGGTCGTCAAGGCGTACGGAACCTACGGAGTCGAATGCGGAATCTTCGACCCCGAGGGCAACATGCCTGACGACAATGGCGTGTTGGATGACTCCGTTGAGGGGTGGGTCGATGAGGAGCGTCTGACCGAAATCATCACGGAGGTGGCTGCGCTCCCGCGTGAGCGTCAGAAGTCCATCGAATCCTGACAGAGGGGCCTTCGGGCCCTGTCGGGGTCGGACATTTTCAAAAAGGCCCGGTAGGTGTTGTGCATGTCCCTTGTCTCTGATAGACTCGTCTTACACCGAGGGAGAGGAACCCCAAATGCGTAAGGTTCTGTTCAGCATCGAGGACGCCAAGGCCATCGCCAAGGACCAGGGCAACCACTTCTTCTCCGCTTCTACCATGCGGTGGTGGAAGTCGCGCATTTCGGACATGTGCTACAGCACCATCGACGGACAGTCCATGTTCTTCGTCTCTTCGGAGCGGAACGACGACTACGCCCGACGCTACACCGTTCGTGTGGCCAAGCTGGACGAAAACGGACACTTCTCCGTCGAAACCGTCTCCGAGTTCCAGGAGTACGCGAGCCGTTCCGGTGCGCATGACCGTGCGCAGCGTGAGCGTCTGGCCGCCATCCTGGCAGACTGACGGGAGGGGCCTTCGGGCCCCTGTCCGGCTCCGACAGACATTTCGGACATAATTTCATGGGTTGTACTTGTCGGCTGAGTCGTGTAGACTTTAGCTATCAGCAAGGGGGAAAGAAACCCCTAGCAGAGACTTAGGAGTCACCGTGGCTGTTACCCTTCGCAAGGCGACCGACGTCAACCACAACATCGTCTCCAGCGTCACCATCTCCGAGGGCTTCAAGGTCAAGGGCTCCAAGAGCACCTACAGCATCCGTCTGGAGACCTGGAAGACCACTCCGGGCAGCGACTCCACCGAGGTCCGCATCGTCATCCGTGACCAGGACGGCAAGTTCCACGGAGCGACCAACTTCAAGCAGAACATCATGCTGGACTTCACGGCCCTCATGAACGGCAACCACAGCAACAAGCGCGCCAAGGCCAAGAAGTAACACCTTCCCGCCGGGCCCTTCGGGGCCCGTGTCGGGGCCCGACAGTCTTGATTCTGTCTGTCTGATGGTGTAGAGTTAGAGCATCGAAAGGGAGAAAAACTCCCGGAAGAGAGGATGCATCATGGCTACTCGCGTTGCTGTTCACCTGGCCCACCGTGACAAGCCGGTTCTGTTCACTCTGACTTCGCACAGTGCGGAGGAGACGAACGAGTCGTGGCGCAAGGCGGTCGCTGCCAAGGCAAGTACCTTCAACTTCACTGACAAGGACGGGCGAGAGATTGCCCTCACTGTCAGCAGGGTTGACATGCTGGTTGCCATGGACATCAAGGAGGCCGAGTGACCTGCATTGAGTGTGGTGCTGCCACGGGTGACATGCACCGTGGTAAGTGCAATCCTGACAACCGTGAGGGCTACGCATGGATGGTGCTTTTCGAAGACACCTTCCTTGAGTTCGAGCCCGCTCCCGATGCTCACTTGGATGACATGGGAGATTAACAGTCTGGCCCTTCGGGGTCGGACCCGGACAACTTAGGCAGCCTAACGAATATTGGGTGTTGCGTCCGCCCCATCTCTCATGTAGACTTAGAACATCGAAAGGGAGGGAAACCTCCCCAAGAGAGGAGCAATCATGACGTTCGAGATTCCCGAGGGCTACAGCATCATCTCCGAAGAGGAGCACGCGGACGCTGTCCGTGAGGCTGCTGAGCCGCACAAGTTCGTGTCGGCTGGCGTCATCCGTAGCGGATGGCTGGCGGACATCTGGACCGTCTCCGAGGACGACGAGCCCGAGTACCTGGTTGACTGCGAGTAGGTCAGCCTGCTAGACTCTAGCTAAGCACAAGGGGACAGGCCACAGGGCCTCGCAACGTGAGGTTTTTCCCTTCCTGCCAAAGTCTCTGACAACTTCATACCCCAGCTTACTTCTAGCAGTGGAGTTCACATGATTGCCGGTATCGTTCCCGCCCGTGACGCTCTCGCCCTCCGTGTGGCCATGATTGTCCAGGGGGTGGACATCGAGTTCGGTGCCACGTCCAACGTCGCTCCCTTCCAGCGGTTCGACATCCTGGAGGCCGACGAGACCCGCGCCCGTGCCATCCTGGCCCGCTTCCCCCGCGTGCGCACCGGTCGCCCGGTCCGTAAGTGGAAGGAGGCTGACGCCTCTCTGCTCGGTCGTGCGAAGCTGGTGAGCCAGAAGGACACCAGCGAGGACTAATCACAACAACGGCTTGACCCCTTGGGGGCCCTTCGGGGCCCCTTTTGGCGGCCCCGGACATTTTTCAGATGTGTTGACATGGGGCCCGGTAGTGCAGTAGACTCGTACTAGCGAAAGGGGAAAGCAATGAAGATGTACAGTGTGAAGGCACTCATCGACAACGCTCTGTTCTACGACGCCGAGGCTCTTGGTCTCACTCGTGAACAACTTCTCTTGCGCAAGCTGTCTGAGCTGTCGGATGAGTTCATGGACTCATGCCAGACCCTTGGAATCGTCTCTCCCATCTGCTATGATGAGGAGCAGAACATGATTCACGAGGGATGTCACAGGCTCATCGTGGCATACATGCTCGGTATCGAAGAAATCAAGGGTGGCACGTACCTTGAAATCTTCAACTCGGACTTTCTGGACATGCAGGACGACTTGGGCCTGCCTCTCTGTCAGGAGTAAACATGCACTTCGTTGAGTGGCTTCACTTCTACCTGTACACGCACTACTCTTGGTACCGGGAGGTTTGCGAGAATGTCTGACCGCCTTTCTCTGGTACGTGGTGATTGTGTTCTTTCTCGCAATCATCTTTCTCTGACACCGGGCCCCTTCGGGGGCCCTCAGTCATGTCCGGGGCGGACAACGGACATTTCAGACATTCGTCTAGGGGCTTGTTTACGTCCGCATGTCTTGCTATACTCGAACACATGAGGAAGCTGAGCGTTGAAGCCATCGTTGCCCGTGCCGACTTCGCAGACCGCGAGGAAGGTCAGTCCACGATGGACCTTTTCACTCAGCTTTTCTTTGAGATGAGCGATGAATTCATTGAGTCATGCGAGCGTGACGGAATTCAGATGCCTATCAACTTTCAGAATGGCACGGTCTACAATGGTCAGCACCGTGTCGTAATGGCGTGGATTCTTGGACACAAGACAATCAACGCTGTTTCGCTCGGTACCATTGTCCGTAACACTGAATTGCCCTACAGCTCGGAGGAACGCAATGCCGCTTAAGCGCACGAATGACCGTAAGACTGCCAACCTTGCCAACAAGCGAGGGGAACAGTCGGTCATCAAAAACGCATTCTCCATTCCGAGTGGAAAGGCGTTTTCCTGCCCCGGCGCGACAAAGGTCTGTGAGACCGTATGCTATGCAGGTAAGCTCGAAAGGCAGTATCCTGCATATCGTGAATTGGTTCTCAACAACTGGGCCATTCTCAATGACCCTAACGAGGACCAGTTTCTCAATCTCGCAGTAATGATTGAGAGTTTCAGGGCTGACTGTGAAAAGCGTGACGCGCCTAAGCTGTTTCGCTGGCACGCTGACGGCGATATCTTCTCTGCGGAATACGCACAGAATATCGCTCGAATGGCTGAGGTTTTCCAGGATGTGCAATTCTGGATTTACACTAGGTCATTCCAGTACGTGCGTCACATCGTAGGGCACGAAAACCTCTCTGTTTATCTGAGTGTGGACAGTGAGAATGAGGAAAAGGCGCTGGCGACAAAGAAGGAATTCCCTTCGGTCCGCCTTGCCTATCTCTCTGAGACTCACGAACAGGGTAAGGAATTCATGCTTACCGAAACTGGTAAGCCTGGGGCTATCTGCCCTGAGAATGCCAAGCGCATTCCTCTCATTACCGAAAAGGGTGGCGCGTGCGTAACGTGTGGCCTTTGCATCTTCGGTAAGGCAGATATCCGTTTCGCGTCCAAGGTCTCTAAGCGCCGAAAGGCTTAGCCCCTTGCCCCTTCGGGGGCATGTCGGGCCCGGACTTCGGGCAAATCGGACATTTAGGACTGTAGACAGGACCCTGTTACGTCCTCTATACTAGAGACATGAAGGGGAGGGAAACCAACCTCTGCACCGGGGCTTGCCTCTCCGCCTTCAATCCGATAGACTGAGTGCACACCGAGGGAAGGAAACCCCATGAACGTCAACATGACCCGTCGCGCGTACGCTGTCTCTCTGGGCCTGGCCAAGGAATCCCGTGGCCGGATGAGCGCTGCCGCATACGAGGCCATCGCTGAGGCTGAGAAGTCGGGTAAGGTCTTCGCTGACACCGACGCCACGCCTCGCAAGGTCGTCAAGGCCGCTCCCAAGGCCGGGCAGTTCGATGCCAAGGTGGTGCGTGCGTGGGCCGCTTCCAAGGGTCTCACCGTGTCGTCCCGTGGTCGTCTGTCGGCTGAGGTGCTGGCCGCTTACAAGGCAGACAACCCGGAGGTCAAGCCCGCTGCGCCCGGTGTGCACGTCAAGGTGACCGGTAAGGATGTCCGTCCGCACGCCGAGCCCACCCGTTCGAACCGTACCGAGTACACGGCTTACTACCGTGGCAAGCGCATCCGTCTCTCGGAGCGTGAGGTGTGCAAGTGCGGTTACAGCCTGTCGCACTGCGGCTGTGGCTCCCCGGTGGTGCTCGGTATGGACGTCGAGGTTCACGCACGATAGGATAGAGTCATGGTCATCATCGAAATCGACACGCCCGATGATGACGCTCACGACACGGCCTGGCCCTTTGCTACTGCTACGGCAGAGTTCATGGCAAAGGTGCTGGGCCTGTCTGTCAGCGTCTCAGACGGATACGGTACAACGGAAGACTTTGGGGGAGAGGGTGGCGCGTAGTCCCTTCAAACGAACAAGCATCATCGCACCTGACATGTATGAGGGTGCGCGACTCGTAACGCCACGGCCTACGTCGTATGAGCGTCTGGCCAATAAGCTGATTGACGAAATGGATAAGCGGTCATTCGACCCTCATGCATTCGCCTATCTGCTTTCGACCTATCCTGAGCCTGTGCAGGCGGTGATGTTTCAGTTCATCATCTCCATTCTCAATGCATGGGCAGGCAGGACGGAAAGCCGCTCAGATGATGAATTCAATCGCGTGATGGATTCGAAATTCATCATCGAACAGATACTACTGAAAAGGGGACACACCAACCCTTGACCCTACCGGGCCCTTGACTTTCGGGGCCCGTGTCGGGCCCGGACACTTTGAAGAGGGGTTGTATCTGCCTCACTAGTCCTGTAGACTAAAGACATCGAAAGGGAGACAAGCTCCCTGAGACTGGAGGCTACCATGAGCATCTTCACCCTGGACGAGGCCCGCATCATGCGTATCTTCAACGCCAACGGTGTCAAGATGAGCTTGAAGAAGGCGTTCACGGTGGCCAACCTCATCTACGGTGCCCACCTGGAGCGGGTCAACGAGGTGGAGAACAACGCCTGGGACCTGGCCCGTAAGGAGGCGAACGGGCGTGTGGAGTCCGCCTTCAACGACGGCTACGGACAGGGTAAGGCGCACGGGGAGCGTCTGACCACCTATGCCGCTGAGAACGACCACACCAAGTTGGTCGCGCGTGCGTCCATCTGGGCGAACAGTGAATTCAGCTACTACAACCTGGAGCGCAAGATTGCGTGCATCAAGCACCTTCGCGCCCACTTCCCGACGCTGGACCTGCGTACCGCAAAGAGCATCGTGGAATCGCTGGACGGTTCCGGTGTCGGTGTGAGGTTCTGACAGAAGGGCCCTTCGGGGCCCTGTCGGGCCCGGACAAAAACGACCGGTAGACACAGGGCCCTTGGTACTGCTAAGATAGAGACATCGAAAGGGGCAAGGAGCCCCTAGAAACGGAGAACATCATGTCGGACCTTCGCGCTCAGCTCCTCGCCTCCCTCCACAACTTCGAGGGTCACATGAGCCTCAACAAGGCCATGGAGCTGGTCAACATGTTCGAGGCCATCTACGCCGGGGAACTCCAGAACCGTGAGGACAAGTCCTACGCCGAGGGCTACCAGGCTGGCTACCGTTCCGGTAAGCAGGACGCCGAGCAGCCCACCAGCCACGAGCTGAACCGTCTCCGTGACATCGAGGCGCGCGTCAAGGCGCAGGGTGCGGAGCTGGTCAAGGACATCGTCCGTGAGGTCGGTTCCAACAAGAAGATTCAGTGCATCAAGCAGCTCCGTGAGAAGACCGGTCTGGGTCTCAAGGACTCGAAGGACATCGTGGACGCCTATGTGTCCAAGCTGGACGGCATGTACCTGGCCAACTGGGAGCGTTCCTGCCTGGACGCCGCGTACTGAGTCTGCTAAGGCTCGCACACAGCCCCTCTTCGGAGGGGCCTTCGTGTGTCCGGGTCCGGCAACGGGCAAATCGGACATTGTGGACATGAGCCCGGCAGCATGGGTAGACATCACCCCTTGCCTACTGCTAGACTAGAGACATCGAAGGGCAGGGAAACCGGCCCTAACACCAATCTGCCTAGGAGGCACAACATGCACGGTCTTGAGATTGGTTCCAAGGGTCAGGTCGCGTTCGCCACTCGCAGTGAGCCCGCGTGGCACAACCTCGGAACCGTATTCGAGGGGGAGCTGACCACTTCGGAGATGCTGTCTCTCGCCCACCTTTCGGGCTGGGATGTGCGTCTGGAGTCCATCAAGGAAATCATGGGTCTGGTGTCCGACACCTATGACTTCGTGACGGAGCCTCACATGGTCGTCCGTACCAACCCCTTCACCGGCCGGAATGACGTTCTGGCCACGGTGGGCGAGCGGTACAAGGTCGTCCAGAACGAAGAGCTGTTCGGCTTCGGTGACGGCATCCTTGCGGGTGGTGGAACCTGGGAGACTGCCGGTTCTATCAAGGATGGTCGTGTGGTGTTCGGTTCGCTGAGCATCGGGCGTGACATCAAGGTCGGTGACGATGACGTGACCAAGCTGTATCTTCTGGTCAACACGTCGCATGACGGGTCTGTCGCAGTTCAGGCAAGCATTACCCCGGTTCGTGTCGTGTGTCAGAACACGCTGAACTTTGCACTCCGTAACGGTGTGAAGCAACAGTTCAAGATGCGCCACACGCAGACCATCGAGGGTCGCATGGCTGCTGCGCGTGAGGCTCTGAACATCACGTTCGCCTACGCGGATGAGTTCGAGCGTGAGATGAACTCTCTGTTCGAGGTGCAGTGCACGAAGGACAAGTTCGATGCTCTGATTCAGGACCTGTACCCCAAGCCCGAAAAGGATGTCAAGGGCAGCATGGTCAAGTGGGAGTCGAAGCGTGACATCCTCATGGGCATCTTCACCGACACGGGTGACGGTCCCAAGACCACGCAGTCTCTGTCTGGCACGATGGCGGGTGCTCTGAACGCTCTGACGGAGCGTATCGACTGGTACCGGATGCCGCGTGGTGGCAACGTCGATAACCTGTTCATCGCCGCAAGTGGCTTTGACCCGGTCGTCAACGTCGAGAAGAACCGCATCCGTAAGGCGGTCCTGGCCCTGGCCAGCTAATCCAGGAATGTTCGCCAGTCCCCTAGCCCGAAAGGGTTTAGGGGATTTTTGGCGGGGCCGGACAAACGCCCGGTAGCTAGACAGTGTCCTTGTACTCTGGTAGACTCAAGCTAAGCAAAAGGGAGGAAGTATATGCGTTCTGTCGGTGACTGGTACAGTGTGGTTCGCGCCACGGAGTACGCTAACAGTGCCAAGGGTATCCCGATTCCCCGTTCCGGGCTTCACCGTAAGAGGTGGAGTGGTCACGTGACTCGTAACAGTGGAGTCATGGGTAACAGCCGTATCCTTGCCCACCGCTACATGGATGAGCTGGACAACGGACGCTGGCACCGTCGTGAAATTCGCAGGAAGGAACGAGCCCTCTGGATGGCTGAGGCCATTGCTGAAATGGAAGAGGAGTTCAGCAGCCTGATGGACGAACCCGACTTCTGATGCTCGGCCCTTCGGGGTCGGGGTCCGACAAATTGGCCGGTGGGTAGACAGAGCCCTCTTGTACTGGTAGACTCAACACATGAAGCCGGTAAAGGAAAGCATCGAACTGTCCATGGGTGACCTGGTTCTCTCGGGAAGCTTCTACTTCAAGGTGGAGGGAATCACTCCCAACTCTTTCATCGGTAAGGTCTGGAACGAACAGGCAAAGAAGTTTGGCAGGGCTGTCAGTATCTCTGTACCCTCCCCCACTCACTCTGCCTATCTCTTGGAAGACTGGGAGTTGGAACGCCTGTTCCCTGACTACACCAAGTGATGTTGACATAGGCTCACGCTCTTGCTAACATAGAAGAGTAGTACAAAGTGTGTCCCTGGGACCCCTATCAGTCATTCGGCGAGGGGTAATGAGCGGAAGGTCGGCCGCCTCCCAGGGACCTTTCAATGTCGGACCCGGACACCTTAGCTAGTCTAACTAACATCATGACTATGAACATCATCAGTCATTTGTCCCCTATGTCCGACTTTTTCCCCTTTACGATGGGGCCTCAAATTTCCCAGAGATTCCCTTTACGAATGGGCCTCAGAATCCCGGAAGATTCCACAATTTCGCAAGGATTTGAGTTTACAAAAATAGCCACCCTTCGGGGTGGCTTTTCTGCTATATACATGAGAGACAAGACATGCTGAGATTCAAGGCCGGTAGTGATGAGTACCCTTGTCCCCTATATACATATACTACCTACCCTTCCCTATAATGCGTGTGTATCTATCTAGTTCGTTTACGAAAGCTTCTTCAAATTGCCGGGCTTTTCTCACATCAGACTCAAGTCTGGCATGTATATAGGGAGAATCGACACCTCATCTATGAATCTAAGGTCTGTCAGACTCATTGGCCTTCGAATGGTGGGTCCATTTACGATGACTGCCTAATTTTCCAGGAAGATGGGCTGATTCGGGGCTGCATGTGGGCTAGATTGGGGCTGCTTTACGAATGACTGTTAAAATTGGGGATTTTTGGCATGATTTCGGGCAAAATGGCAGCATTTCCCTTGAAATCAGCGTGTTTCTGCTCACTTTGGGACACTTTTGGGGCCTAATTATCGGTGCTTGACAGCCCTACTTGCCTTGGATTCGTGGGCCCATGTGTCTGCTAGCCTTAATATGCAGGGTAGATGCCTTTTGTTCCCGCCCGGAACATACCCCACCATTACACACTATCAGCACACTACTATATTGCGCACAACCTATATTTCTTTATCCACAATAGTTATCCACAACCTAGCCTAAACCTGTGGATAACTTGCAACATTGGTTGACAAGATGAGTGTACTTCACATGCTCAATGGGGACATGCAAGACAGACTCATCATGCATACAGACTGATTGATTCAAGCACACGTTGTCATACCTCACTGCATGCTCATCGACATGCTCTGTATGCCTCATACGTCTTTGGATATATAGTGGTTGGGTGTTCTCTTATAGGAGATAAGGAGTAATGTATATAGGGGTACTGAGGCCCTTCACTACCGGGCCTTCTTTGAGCCGCAGGCGCAGTCGCTACGCGACTAAAAATCCATGACTAAAAAATCATGGATTCGAATTGCGACTAAGAAATCCGACCTCCGATGCCACCCCTATAAAAACGAAAAGGACCAGCCATCATCTGGCCAGTCCTCGTCGTCGTCCCAATCTTCCCAGTCTTCGTCAATCCAGACCTGTTCTCCGAACCACATCTCCAAACCGGGATTCATCTTCAACAATACTTGCATATAGCTCACTGTCCTTGTCCATGTCGGACGTTGGGTCAAACCTCGTTGCCCATGCTAGCCAATCTGTGTTCTCAAGTATGCAGCACAAGGTACATTGTTTCTGTGGTCTTGTGGCTAGCGCTGCTCGTATGTGGTCTGCACAGTGGTGTCTATTAGCCTTACGATGCTTCTCCATGCACCGGCCCAAATACCACCATGCCCATTTCTCTAGCACTCATTCCCCTTTGAATGCTGACTCATCGAGGTCTTCAATGGTCTCGTCGCCAGGGATTTCAAACTCGAATCTGCTGCTTACGTTTGCTTCATTGAAGGAGTCCTTGACGAACTCAGCCTTGAATTCATTTCCATAGCGGACTACAACCTTGTCTACTTTGGTATCAGTAATTGCCCAGTTGTAGCCCTCCACAGTCCGGCCTCGTTTAAGAGGCTCTTTCACAATTGTATATCTCATAATGCTCTCATGCTAAAGCATGAGTTACGAGATTGTCAACTGCCGTCAGTCCACCAGATTGATTCGATAGCGTGATTAAGGTACGTCTTCTTCTGGCCATTGACCAAAAGACTGATGTGCCCACCATCGCCTACGATTTCCAACATTTTCTCAAGAGTGTCTGTGACCTCTTCGTGGTCCATCTTGCCTACATCCATAGGGTCTGAATAGACCAGCTTGCCTGACATGAGACCCAGATGAATCCTATACTTCATTCTCTGGACCACCATTCGCACGTTCAAGGTCGATACGAATCACTTCGTTGCACTCTTCCGAATTGCAGAATGCTCCATGAAAATCGATATCGATGCGGCCAGTTGGTCTGCCACAGATGAAGCATACGTGAGGGTCATCAGAATGAAATCCAGAAGGGTCATACCAATACGTCCCATAACTGTCTCGGCCTGGATACTCACCATGCCTGATGTCTACTGCCATTGCTTGTGTCTCCCTGATTCTTTCTTCTTGAGCAGCATCAGCCTCTTCAATGTAGCGAGAGAACCTACTTAGAGATTCACTCGCCTCAATGACTACCGGCCCGATTCGTCTGTACGAATCCACTGCCCTTTGAAAGTGCTCAACAATCTCGTCCCACTCCTCATTACTCCTAATAAACTCAGGCTCAGAAGTGAATCCAAGACGCTGCCACTCATTCCCCTGCGAGTCTGGCACGATTACCACAATCCTCTAGAATCTTGAGGATTTCAGCAAGGGTTCGACGCTCATCGTTATTCCAGTAAATGAAATTGTACTGGCGAGCATCGCCATTCTTTCGCCTCACCTCATCATGCAGGTATTGGGCCGCAATCTGCAAGTCATCGTTGTGAGCATGACCCTTAAGATTGATATACACCATGGCACCACGCAGACACATGTGTCCTTCTGCGTTCTTTAGTACGCCCTGTGTCCAACCCATCTCCCACAGGCTCTTACGCATTGCGAAAAGAATCTCTGAGGGGATGAGCTGCCCCTTCCTTCTGCGAATTCTACCGACGCGCACAGAAGGGATAGAGCCTGAGCCTGGATTGCCCTTTGACTTGTTCTTGGTCAAGTCTCTTACATAGCCATCAACAAGTCCCTTGAACTTGGATGACACCTCTGCATCAGGTAGGTCACGCATTTTCCTGATGTCATTGAGTACGTTTACCATATACTCTGGTATTCCTTCCAGAAGTAGTAGCCTCTTAGTTCCATCAAGATAGAGCCAAGGACATTCAAGCCCTTACCATCGCACCGGCCCCAGAACTTATCTCCCCAATGATTGCCCTCTACTAGCAGAGCAGCACCAGTTTCAATAAGCTTTGTGTGTAGGTCAGCATGCTGGTCGAACTTCGCCTTGACTACCTCTCTCATACACGTTACCTTGATGGACTCCCACTTGTCAAGGTCTAGAGGGATGCGCCTACCCATGTTCTTTGCAGTTTGTGGGTCGGCCTGAACCATCTTCTCAAGATAACGGTATTGCTCAGCCTGGTCGCAGAGAGCCGCTTTGTACTTGGCTCCCTGGAAGGCCGCTTCGTTGTTGCTAAATGTCAGATTACCTACTTTGACTGGCCTGACATAGAAGTTAGATAGCCAATCATACTGACCATCAAACTTCACGATTGGTTGTACTGGAGTCACCTTCTCGCCTTTCGCTGATGACATAGAACCATCGACAAATAAAAAGAATGAGGAGGACCCATACGAGTCCCCCAATCACAAAAAACATTTCACAGCCATCCAAAGAACCAGGCTGCCCTGTGTGATAGGCAGCAAAAGAATACTCGTCTCATCAGAGTATCAAAGCTTACGCTGTCATCGCACGTGGAACCACATTGTTCACACGACACTATCCTCATCTTCTTCCACGTCTGGCCAATAAAAGCCTGGAATGTCGTAGCGCTTGATGAAAACATAAGACAACTCTGCCAGTCCAATACCTATTAGACCTAGCAGCAAGCCTATAGCGTACATCAGCACCGTTTCCATAGAGCTATGTTACGCTCATCACTTGTCAAAGTCAAGTGATACGGCAAAAGCCGCTGATTACTCAGCGGCTAGTTCCCGTTCCATTGCAAGGACAGTACGTCCCTTAAGGGCACGCCCAGGCTTGCCCTCCACAAATTCGTAAACCTGTGGCACTGACATGACCTGCTGCGTATTCTTGATTTCCTCTGCCTTGTCGATGTCTACATACACGACAGGATAGTCTAGTTTCTCAGCCAGCTTCTCGATGTGTGGCTGTAGCCTCTGACAAGGCACGCACCAATCAGGCGCAGAGAAAACAACGATTGCCTTGCGGCTGGTGTATGACTCAAAATCCTTGAGGTCATCTACCTTTACTAGGATTCTCATCCCCTCCAATTCTGTACTGCACGAATGCTGGGGGCAAGACGCTCAACCGCCTTAGCAATTGAGTCAGGGTCTCCGTTGACGTAGATGTTGACGGTTACCTGAATTGAAGGACCGACCTCAGCCTCAAGCTCCTTGACCTCAGAGAAAGGAGTAACTACGTCCTGCTCGTGAACGAAGTTGGTCTCATTGTCCATCTTCTCACCACGGAAGTTGCCCTTCACGTACTGAGAGTAGAAGCGACCCTTGCTCAGAGCACTGGCAAATGCACGGTAGTCATCCTCGTTGAAGCCAGTGTACTTAATGACACTGCCACCCCAGAACTGAACGACCAGTTCCTCTGAGTTCTTGTTCCAGTAGACACCCTGGAGAGCGCTGCTGTTGGTGCCAATTGCATTGGTGTAAATGAAGTCCACGATTTTCCTCACAGATAGTTGTAAATTGCTTTACGGAGCCTAAAGTACAGGCTCCGTAGGGGGTTGTTCATCTTGCCTCTCTATTGTCCCATGATGCAGGTACACATCAATGAGACTACCAGTCTTGATGAAGATAAGGCGGCCAAGCTCTACCCAGGTGCCGCTAGGCTCCTTGGCGATTCTCTCAACCACCTGCTCCAACGTATCAAGGATATCTCGTTCTGATGGCACTGTCAAGACGCCACCAATCATCCATTGATACCCTTTTTCATCAAAGACTCCCTTGAACTCTTTGGCTAGTCCTTTGAATTCCACAGACCCAGCCTTTCAAGGAACATATTAATTGACGCAGTGCTCTGTTCAACGATTCCAAAAGCATCTACCGTGTCATCATCAATAGGAACCTTTGCCTTAGCCAAAGCCTCTTGAAGAATCGCTGATAGGAGTGAGACTGAGATGTTCAGATTCCTCACTGCTTCCTCTACAGAATCTATGATTGCAGAGTCAGTCGTCAATACAAATGATTCTCTTTCATCCATTATTTTTCGTTGCGGTACCGGTCCTCAACGATAGCGTACAGTTCCGCAAGATGCGCTTCTGCTACTGCTACCGCTTCGGGGTTTACAGCCGCGAACTTCTTTGCATTCTTGAGGTCTTTGAGAAGGTTAATCTCAGTACGCCTCTCCTGTGCAGTGAAGTCGATTCTGGGCCTCTTAGGCTCGGCCACCGTTCCTCCTATTCCATAGCATGTCTTTGAAAATACCGAGAGCATCGTTTGCTCCCTGCCAGTACAAGTAGTGGTTCTTTGCATAATCGCAATTCACCATCCGCTCCAGCTTCGCCAGAGTTTCTTCCTCGTACACGTTGTTACAGAACTGCTTGTAGTCCACTAGCTAGCTCCTGTAGTGTTGGAGGCTTGCCGTTGAGACGTTCTAGCATCTCAACACCGGGCCTCCCCTTGCGTACAACCATCTTAGCATCATCTGCTGTCCAAAGTCCATAGACGATGCCAGCCGTGAAGCGTGCTGGAAGGAACCTGCCACCCATCTTGGCTTCATACCTAGCATAGCGTCTGTGCTCTGCAACCGCAAGGCACTGCAACGCTGAGATGAGTGTTAGAACATCCAGTGTTCCAGCCCAAGCCTCTGTACTGACTCCTGTGTATTTGTAGTAATTGTCAGGGTCCTCGGTACCAAAGACCACCTTTGCGTAAAGCTGCATGAGTGACTGAGCCTTCTCAGGGTCAAGGTCAGTCTTGTCCTGGAAGTCATCGAAGATGTGCTGATGAGTAAACTGCTTGGCTTCCCAACTTGTAGAGTCATCAGTAATCTCGACTACAAAGTCACCGCCAGGCTTTTCAGTGTCGTTCTCATGCCTACCTGGCATTCGCAAGATTACATTGTCATAAGGACTGGTAGAAAGAATATGCCTCTTCCCACCAATGACGTATGGAATATTTTTATTCAGTTCTTCAAACTTCATTTGTCTCCTTAAATAGCGAAAGCCAGGAACTTAATCCTGGCTTCACTTTCCGAGCTTACCCCTGATTACACGATAAGGCATCAGTACGGGCCAAACAATGGCTGTAAGGAAGCCTCGTGCAACAATGCTTCCAGCCAGCTCCATCCCCTTGTCAGAACCAAGAGTGATGAAGCTTACGAAAATGCCCATTCCGATTGCAATGCCAACGCAAGCGCCGACACCAACCAGATAAACTGCTCCTAGAACGGTCAACATCAGACCTTCTCCAAATACTCGTGAGGATGATAGACGAACCTGTCAGTGTAATCTGACGGCTGCCCCTTCAAGTCCATAAGCTGAACCAACTGCTCATACGGCAAAGCAATGCTTGTCACTGTTGCCGTGCAACCAATCCATGCTTCCCGTCCCTTTGGGGCACGAAATACCTTTACTCGGTCCCCCTTGTTGACCCGTCGCCCTCGATGGTCAGTGAAGGAATATTCCGCCACTTCAATGCCTTCCTATGCATTTTCCATGCTGCCCAAAGCAGCTTCCCTCGGTTCTCCTTGTTTACCCTGGTACGAAAGACAGGTTTATCACCCATCCTGTAGACGAAAACGAGCATATCGTTCTCTGTAGAAACGTCTACATTATCGTACTCAAGATTGCTCTCTTCATCAAACATGCTCCCCAGGCAGGATTCGAACCTACGTCGCTAATCCTGATTCAAAGTCAGGCGGCCCCTACCAAACAGAGCAACTGGGGAATGGGGCCTTTCAGCCCTTTCGGATTTCGATGTCTGCCCAAGCAATCATAGCCTCACGACCACGACTCTTGAACTCTACCAAGTCCTTTGTTGGAATGCCATGTCCGTATGCCCAGCCAGTGACAAATGCATGCCAGCCAGAATCAGCATACCAGAAGGTAGCATACACAACCGCTTCTGCAAGAGTCTTTGGCTCTCGCTCTCTTGGATAATACATCAACCAACCTTGATTAGATTCTTTGTGGGCCACATGAACTCTGACATTCCGAAACCGTCAGGTCGATTGTACGCAGGCTTCAACCAGTTCTGCAAAAGCCCATCCTCGTACTGTTCCTCACCTTCTGGCCAAGGCATGACGGTTGCTCGGAATCCAATCCACTCAATCCGCATGCTGTCAGACCATACGACCTCAACCTCGTCGCCAACCAGGAACAGCGTCTCTTCTGTGTTCTCCATGCCTCCACTCTAGCCAATCTTGTCGGTGAAGTCAAGCAGTCGCCACCCTTGCTGCTCAAGTGATTGACTGTATTGCTTACCATGATGACCACAAAACAGCAAGGCCATCGTGCCCTTCTCTGCAATCATGAACGCCTGAGCGTTGCACTTGTCACATCGGTCCTCGGTCTTCTTCAAAGGACGCTCCATCACTGCTTCCATCATCATGCTCCTTACGATAGCACAGAACCCCTAGCGGATGCTAGGGGCCAGTGTTGTTATTGTTTTGTGCTTGTAGCTGCCGCATGGCCGTCTCAAGTTCACTCTTGACTTTGATAAAGTTGTCCATCAATTCGTAATACTTTCCACGCCACTTGTCTAGGTCGGATTCGACATTGTTCAGCTCAGTTTTGAGTCCCTGAATTTCAGTTCTCAATTCATTTCTGAGCTGAGAGGCTGTGTCGTCCCGAACCTTGCTACGACTGAGCCAGTGTTCGACAAACTTGAGTCCAACACCCCCCAGCACTGTACCAATCAAGGCTATCCAAGCCGTAGTAATCTCGGGCATTTATTTCAGCAACCTTATCCTAAAGTATAGGAATGCCACGATGAGCGCCAAGGTAAGACTGAATACCCAAGTTAGCGGTGTAAAGCCGATTGCCAACCATCTTAGGATGGTCATAAAAGAATAGGAGAGGAACATCAGAAACAAACCTGCTGTCCTGTCCACACCGTCGTTTTTGAATGCTCCCCATAGAGATACACTCGCACTTATGATATAGAAGCCACCGATTCCCATCCTTACGAATACGGAATCAATCGCCTGACCAATTGGTGTTGTTGCATTGGCAACATACCAAGGACCCACTGCGTACAATCCTGAGACCAGCAAACCTACAGCCATGATTACCTCTATGAAAACTAGAGGGTGCTTGAAAATCTTAACTAGTGCTGTTGATATCCTGGACATACCTGAATTGTAATCACAGATGAGTTAAAAGTCAATCAATCAAGTCTTCTACTGCATCTGCGACTTCCTGAGCCAACCAAAGTTCGGTCTCAGTAAGTGAGTCAAACCTCTTGAAGCGATACCGTTCAATGTACAGACGAAGAAATTTAGCCCTTGAAGCGGCATCAGAGATTTCGTCTGATGCTGCTTGAGACTTTAGCACCATCTTGATAGTGCTCCAAATCTCCTTCGTCAAATCCTTTATACACTGAGATACATCTTCATCGCTTTCAACGTACACGTTCCTCCCCTCAAGGGGATTTTATTGCGGCCGGTAGGGATTCGAACCCCATAGTTCCCTAGATGTGCCTAGTATACCCGGCCTGGAGGCTTAATTCAAATCCTCCTGCTTTATTGCCTCTCCGTCGTAAAGCTGGTTTGAGAGCCAGTGAGAAACATCCTGACCATCCCGTGCCGCCAATACAATGAGCCATCGTGGCTCTTTGCCACTCTCCTTACAATCATTGCACAGATTGAAAGTCATGCTCTTGAGTAGTTTTGACTGCGCAGAGACAAGGCTGAATCTCTGACCCCCACAGCTATCGCAAACTAGTTCTCTCACTCTTCCTCGTATCCTATTTCGCCAATGACTTCGACTTCATCGTGCTCAAAGTAATCGCTTTGCCACTGGCCTTCACTGTCCAAATACTTCACCAAACAATGAAACGCCAATACCTTATCGATTATTCCGAAGGCGTCGCCTTCGTCAGTTTCTACCCTTACTACCTGACTTTCCCGGTGCATCATGGACCTCCAATATACAGTTTACACCTAGGGAACGAATCAACTGAATCAGATTGCCTATCTGTTCAGTGATGAGCAGCTTTTGGTGCTCAGTAAGGTTGTCGAAGGTGTTCTTGTACGCCCATAGTGCGAAGTTAGGAACGTCATGCTGCGTTGCAGGGTATTGCACAAGGTCGCAGATGAATCCTGTGCCAGGTTCAAACCTGAATTCCCTGAACGCCTTCCTGACGTTCTCTATCTGTAGCAGAGCGTATGCATTCTCTGCACTCACGACAACCTCTCCTTGATTCTCTTCCACACCTCTGGAGTCTTGTGGGCATTGCGATAGGTATCAACCTTAGCGCCATTCCAATAGACGCCTCCCCAAACTCCAAAGCCATTGTTATCCTTGGCTGCCATAGCACATTGCTTCATGACTGGACAGCGAAGGCACATCTCATCTACATACCGGGCAGAAACCTTGTCCTGCTCATAAGTTTCAAAGAAGAAAGAAGTGGGAAGACCACGACACAGGGCCAGGTCTTCCCACTCTACTTCCTCTGGACTTATGCCCCTTTGCTCAAGAATGCTTGACATTACGGTTAGGAACCCTCCACATTCCATCGGCACCAACCGCAATGCGAGTCTGGAATCCCCAGTTGCCGTCACGGTAGGCACCGTCACGCTTTGACCAACCAGAATGATTCTTGCTCTTGCGGAAGAAAACCAGGTCCCAACCCTCCCAGCGAACGTCATTGCCCTTTTCCTTCTGGGCGGTAACGAACTTCTCAACGGAGTTGTGGTCTAGAACAACAGACATAATCGCTTTCTCTTTTCTTGTTTTACTGATGACAGAACAGGGAGGCTATTAACCTCCCTGTTCAATTATTAAGTCTTCGCTTACTTAGTTGCCTTGCGAGCTACTGGCGTAGTGTCCTTTACTTCCTTCTGCTGCTCAGGCTGCTTTTCAGTTGCCTGGTCAGAGGTGACAACACCACCACCGGTTAGCTCATCGTCCTTTGCAGAACGACGGAATGCAGCGTCTTCGAACTTCCATCCACCCTCACGGGCACGACGGGCAGCTAGAGTCTCTACGTCTGGACGGCTCTGGTAATTCTCTAGAGCGGCCTCGTAGTCAACGAAAGCTGAGTCCTTTACGCCTGCATCCTCAGCACGCTTTGCATCCTCGTCCGCTAGTGGGTCAAGGTGTGGAGCAACAACGTCCTGAGAAGTCTTTGGCTCGTACTTGTATTCTGCCATTTTTGATTTCACCTCCTTCTCCTCAAGTCTGCGCATTCTTGAAGAATTCTCTAAAAGAGTAACACAGACTTGATTATGAAGCGGAGGTTACTGCTCAAGCTCGATGACCTTACCAGTCCTAGTCTGCACTGAATCGTTCTCAGTGTCAAGGACAACACAGTGGTAGAAGTCACCATTCATTTCAAGACCGTACACGCTGCTGTAGCCGCTCTGGTGCATGAAACTGTAGTTCTCCATCCATGTGTGATAGTGTCCGTGGAACCAAATCTTTGGCTTCACAACTCGGCCAATCCGATTCATCAACTCTCGATGCATCTGAGAGTCAGGGTCATTCTTGAGCCGGAACCTGAATGGTGCACACGTGGGAGCGTCATGAGTAAGAAGGTAGTCAGACTGACGACCAGCGTTCTCCAGACCCTTTACCACATTCTCAGGAACCTTCTCCTGAGACCACCATGACTTACCAGGTGTACGGTGAGCCTTGTCAATACTGACTGCACCACCAACAGCCTGGAACCACTTGCCATCCACGCTCCAGCGCTTCACACGGCCAGTGTAGCGAATGTGAGAACGGATTACCGTCAGACCTGCGTAGGTCTTTGGGTTATTCTTCTCCATCCAGTCAAGTCTGTCCCAGTTTTCATGGTTACCGGCCACAAAGTAGACCTTGACACCATGCTTGCGACACTCATCATTCAGAGCGTCAAGATAGTTGAAACCGTCAACCTCGTGCTCCCAATAGCCAAAGTCACCAACCTGCATGATGACCTTTACGCCATTCTCGGCAGCGAGACGGACAACCTTTCGAGCGTGATTCGTGTCACCATGCCAGTCTCCTGCAATGATAATCCTAGTCACGGTATGCCTCCAAATACTTTATTGCCGATAGAAGATTATCAACGTTGTCTTTGAACATACCCAGACCAGTATTGCAGTAGTTGCAAAGAAGCCCACGAACCTCATTGGTTGTGTGACAATGGTCTACGTATGGATTTTCCATCTCGTTGCCACAGATGGCGCAGAGACCTTGTTGGACTAGTAGCATAGCATCGAACTGCTCTGCTGTCACTCCGTATTTGTGTTTAATGCTAGCGTCTCTTCGTGCCTTCGCCCATTCTTCTGGCTTTTCACGAAGCCACTTTTCTTTCCGGGCCTTCTCCTTCTCAGAGCAGCAAGTCTTACACTCACCACGTCTTCGAGTCTTTTCTTTGTTGGCCCATCTAAACTCTGAAAGGGGCTTGTCTTTATGACAGCCAGTACATGTCTTCATGTGCCAATTATAGCATAGAAACTGGCACAATCTTCATGGCGTTCCTTTCGTTCGTCGTTGTACTAACTCTAACATCTTGTAGAGGACCATGTCAAGAGACGACGAAAGGCCCCCAGAATGGGGGCCCAACATCACTTGCTCTTCGGAATGAACCGACCGTACTGGTCACGCTTCTGACGAAGATGATTGGTACGAGTATCCACAGAACCAGCCATCGTCTGAACGATAGGGTCAGGGTTCACCTTGCGGAATCCCGCAATGGCCTCCTCGTAATCAGCCTCAATCTCATCGAAACCGTAGTCGTCCTCTTCGTCATCGACGTAATCGTAATCCAGAGGACCAGCGACAGGAGCGTCAATGACTTCAAGAACAGTGTATCGGCAGGTACGAAGCTTCTGGTGGTCGCAATCCGTAGGAACGGAAACAACATCACGAGGGTTGACTTCTACCTTAAGAACTGCACCCTGAGCGAACCCAGAAGCGTAGTTCCATGTACCGACATGCAGACCAGTGTGACAGCCTACAGAAGGGTCATGCTGAACCTGGTCACGAGGCATCTCGACCACAGCGCCAATCGGGTTAGGAATGGCACCAGTGTACTCAATACCATTGGAGATGGCATTTCCGTGGCTGATGCTCTCGTAAGAGTCACCATTCACACGGACTCCCTTGTAACCGATGAAGTTACCGTTGGGCAGAATCGTGAAGTCGTGAACCTTGAGCCAATCGAAAAGCTGCTCTCGACTGTGCTCGTTCTCGTTGGTCTGAACCTTCTCGAAGAACTCAACAAGAGGACCGAAGTCTTCCTGACCATTCTCGATGAAGCGAACAACCTGCTCGGTCAGAGCAGAGTGAACAGGGACATTGTCCCAATGCACCTTGCCATTGCGAACAGTGACACGCTCAGAAAGACGCTCGAAGCGAATCTGAGCAGTACGACCGATGTCAAAGAGGTCAATGACATTCGGGTCATCAGCCTCAGCACCAGCCTTAATACCGGCCCAGTTCGGGTGAGTGTCCAGTGCAGAGAACATCTCACCGTTTGCGAAAACGGTGATGACCTCTCCACCAGAGTTCCGAATCAGGCTGTACTGAATGTTGGTCATTTACTTCTCCTCGGAGTAAACAGTGTTTGCGTAGATGTAGAAGTGTTCGACCGCGAGACCGAACGCGCTGTCAACCGCAGCCAGCAGTGGATACTTTACCTTGGGACTCTCTACCTTGTCAACCGTAGGCCGGTCGATGAAGAGTCGAGAGCAGACGTTCGCAACCTCATTGTAGTGGTCGATAGCGTCACTCTTGCGGATGCTCTGTACCACCTTAGTGTACCGCGCCAACTCAGGGTCGTCAATACGCTTCGCATCGAGTCGCATCAGCGTACCACGGTCGTAGTAATCGATGCTCATGCTCAGCTTCTCGTCGTCAGAGAGCGCGTCGAAAGCCTTCTTAACCATAGCAGACAGAACGTCCTGAACCTTTACCGCATTTGCGTTCTCACGCAGGAACTTGTCCCAACGGTTCTTAGGAAGACGAACTGAATAGGCATTGCCATGAAGCCTGACAATCTGACCAATCAGGTCTTCGTACTTCTCATCACCAGTAGACCATACGATGAGAGTCTTGGTCTTGTCAAGGTCAGCGATGCGCTGCATCTGTGCATAGCGCTGGCCAGGAGACATGACAGAGAATGTCTCGACAGAATCGGTACGAGGAACACGAGGCTTCTTTGTAGCAAAGACCTCTTCCCACGTCACAGCCTTGTCAGCCGTGAACCACTTCTGCTCAATGACACCCTTGGTAACGATGAAGCTACGAGCAGGAACGCCATTCTGCTCTGCCCACAGACGCATCTTAGCACGGTGAGACGTAGAAATCTCACCATTCTCGTAGCCACTGATGAGCACAAAACGGTTAATCTCGTTGAATCGAATGCTGTGATGGAAATTCACAGAGTTTCGACCATAGTCCTGACGGTATCGCAGATGAGGTTGAGAAATCTCAGTCGGAATCTGCTCACCCTTGTAGGTGATTGCATTCGTACCAAGACCAGAAAGCTGACGCCACTTCTCCCACTCAGCACGAGCAGAAGGGTGGTCGGGCTTTGCATCAACAGCAGCCTGAATCGTGTTGACGAACGCATTCCTGATTTCCTCACGCAGCTTCTCAAGCGTACTCAGAGTGTGCTCAGTGTAATGCAGGTCTTCACGAGAAGGCGTGAAGTTGACAGAACCAATGGCAACCTTGGCAATGATACCGAAGTTGCGGCTGTGGTAGTAGCCATTCTGAGGACGGTACAGAGTATTCTCATTGCTGACACGGTAACCAACGTTACCCATGACAACATAGTCTGTGTTACTACCCTCGACAAGGGTGATGTCATCGCTCAGCTTGAGTCCATCAAATCGAGCAGGCTCCTGTCCGTCAATCAGAACAGTGCCAGGCTCCCAGAACTTGAAGAACTCACGAGCCTTCCACTCGAAATCATTCTGACGGTGGACAGGAACGGAAATTTCCACGCCATTCGGCTCATCGACTTCCTGAGTGTGAACAACCTGCATCACACCAGAGCCATCCTCGGTACGAGAGATAGCAACATGAGCCATCTGACCGTCCTTGACAGAGCGAACAGTGAACTGCTGAGTGTAAGTCAGTGCAGACTTACAACCAAGTCCAAGCATACCGACCTGCTCATTGGTAGAACGCTTGGTGGACGCACCGTACTTGGAATAGACATTGCGAATGTCTTCCACAGACAGGCCAACACCGTAGTCTCGAACCTTGAAGAAGGGAGACATGGCATTGGGAAGGGAGACCTCAACGGGCTTACTGACACCGGCCTCGATGTGAGAGTCAAAGGCATTGGTGCTGTATTCCCGAATGACAGCCAGAACGGGGTCTGAATAGAGGTCGGTCAGGATGGACATGACGTGCGCCATGCTTGCAGCATCCACGCTCATTGCAACAGTCTCACCGGCAAGGTTTCCCTTGCGCTCGGCATAAATAGCAGTAGGCTCCATGATTCTCTCCTTGGTAGTTGTGAGCCGGTTACGTAGTTGAGTCTATCAGAGGTCAGTCGTGTACACAACCCTTGCGATGCCAGCCGCATCGATAGCAGCATGACATGCGTCACAAGGCTTAGAGTGTCGTGCATTGCCTGACTTGTTTCGTGCAATATAAATTGTTGCACCTGTGGCCTTCTTGCACCGGGCGATTGCCATTGCCTCAGCATGCACAGAGCAAAAGCGCTCAATGTGCTCGTCACTTACGTTGTTGGGGTCATTCTTCAATAGGTTCCAGCCTCGTGAGAGAACTCTACCACCCTTGACAATGACTGCGCCATGCCTCTGCTTCATGTTACTCTTCAAACTGAGTTCCATTGCTAGAGACAGAAAAGACCGGTCTCGATTAGAAAGACCGGTTACCTTCTCCTTTGAACATTACTTCACCTCAGTGATAGTGTAGCAAGAGATTTCTGAAAACAGAACCCTCTTGACCTTTTCTGGTCCTGGTGGCTCACAGGTGACGTGATTTGCAGCTATCCATTCAGGAAGCGAATCAGGGTCATTTGAGCCGTAGGTGCCGATGTTAGTGGCCCAAGTCTTACGCTCATCACCATACTCGTTCTCCCAGGTGAATTGCACTTGGACCATTACATCGTACTGCTTCTGCTCAGCCATGTCAACTCACCTGTAGTTTGAGCGGCCACCCTTGGCAAGGTGAAGGCCCTCAGCCATTGCAGCACCGAATGAAGGGCCATCCCCACGACCATACTTATCACAAAGATACTTGGCACGAGAGGTTGCATTACCACCGCTTCGCTTTGCAGGCGGAGTAGAACCATCCAGATTCATTGCTGAATCGAAGACACTTCCACCGAACTGGAGGTCAGACGGCTTAACCTTGTTCTTACGAGCGTACTGTTCGAAGTAACGCTTCCACTCCTGAACAAGGTCCTCGAAACAGTCCCACTCCTGAACATTCACCAGGTAGCGAGCGGCATTGCTGTTCTTTTTGGCAGCCTCTTCAAGAGCAATGATTGTCTTGATATCCTTGACTGCTGACCAAAATCCCATTACTTAATCGGTTCCCATTCTCCGGCATCATGCCGGTCGAAATCTTCTACATGACCGTTCTCATCCATAATCCGAAACCGACCGTTCTCCTTAGTCGCAATAGTTGCTTTGAGACCAGTCTTCAAGTTCCGAATTCGCATGTCTACACGCATTTCGCTGTATGTCAATGCTGATTTCCTCTATCGCTCTATTGATTTCGCTTGCAGCGATGGTGAGGAACACTATGTTAAGTATCGTACCCGTCAGAATCAGTGCTGTCAAGACCTTCTGGCCGGACACGATTCCTAATCTCCTCAATCTGACGCTCAGCATTGCATGCTGGGCAAACTTTGGTGTCATCACCATTGTATTGACGAAGGTGGCCGGTCAAGATTGGCCGACCACACTTACATCTCTTGAAGTTCCGCTGCCTCGTCCTCATCAAGCTCCTCAAGATAGTCGGGGTCGTTCTTCAACTCACCATACCCATCAATGTCATACTTGACAAGTAGGTTGAAGTAAGCAGACTCATCGACTGTATCCCAGTCGCCATCCCGAATCTCTCTGTACAGAGCTTCGATGACTTCCTTGCGCTTGTCTTCTGGTACGTACTCTAGCATGAGGTCTAGAGGGAAGTCAAAGTACCTAGTACCTGAACCCCAGCCCATTACCACCACACCAAAATACGGTAATTGCCCTTTGGAATCAGGCCCTCGTATGCCAGCCAGTTAAGAAGCAATCCCTCACCAGGCTCAGCATACTCTTCACGAGGCATTCCCTCAGCCTTGAACTTCTCAATGGCAGCCTTGGCCTCTTCAAAGGTGTAGTCATCAATCCAAAGATTGAGTTCATCACCCTCTTCGACGCCATAGTTTACCTCAACATCATGGTAGGTGTCCTGAGCAGGAAAGCCCATTGCAGCTCCGCCTTCCCATTCGACTCCCCAATTGTTCTTCACGAACTCCTGGATGTCAAGATAATGCCACTCAAGCCTTGTTACCTCTTTGGGTCCTTCGCCTGTCGCCATTCTTCTTTTCCTTTGGTAGATTGCGGTCCTTCATAATCTTACCAACCTCAGTCATTTCTTCCTGACCTCGCTTGGTCTTACCCTTTGCATGCAATAGCAGAGCTAGCAGGAGGGCTTCTCCCGTATGTACATTACCACTACGGTCCCTCATGTACGCTCGGTCCATCACTCTCGTGCCGGGCGAAATCCACTTCTTCTTCATTTACACCTCCCATATTTGTATCGTAAAGTCCCAGTTCCTCAGTCAGGGCAACAAGAAGGCAGAGGCCGCATACACCATCTTCCATGTAGTCGTCCTCTGCCAATCGAAACCCACACTGAGAGCAATTAATTAGAGTCATTTCTTCTCCACCCTCTGGGATTCATTATATTATGCGGAAGGAGGAGGATTCGAACCCCGAGCCTTTTACAACCCAGCAGTTTAGCAAACTACCTGCGAGACCTCTCGCTCACCTTCCAAAAGCATCTTTCAGATGCTCATTCTAATGCTCTGTTCCATTGCTCTGATGAATGAAACTGTGTCAGCTTCGCGTACCTTTGGAACAAACACGCCTCTGGTATCCACAACCTTGCCATTCTTGAAAAGCTGTAGCTCGTACGTCGTTCCTTCTGTGCCCATGAAAGGACCGTCTACAGTCCCCAGCTCCCAGGCGTATCCTTCGGGAGCTTCGTTCAACTCATATGTCATTAATTCTCCTGTATACATCCCACATCACGTGTCCTGTAAGAAAGTACAGTTCGTCTTTGATGGGATACGAGACGATTCCAAAAACAGTCTCTCTGGAAACTTCTCTCCATCCTAGCAGACCCTTTTTCTTCAAGACAACTTGAGGCTTATTGGCATCCCTTTCCAGACGGAAGTTGTTGGGGAGCTTTGGAAATCCTGTATATGTCACGTACCCACGAAGGGACTCGAACCCTCAATTACCTGGTGTTTGAGACCAGAGCATATACCTAATTCTGCTACGCGGGCATGAGACTGACGAATCAGTCGTTATCAACATACCGAAGGTCGTTGATGTCATTCACACATGCACCCTCAGCCCAAATCCTGTCTGCTGAGATGCACTGTTTCACCTTCTGGTTCTCCAGATAGGTATTCATATTGACTCCACCTGCAACTGCAAGTAGGAGACTTATGAATCCCAGAAGAACCATGAAGCCAATCTTCACATCTGAACTGTCAAACATTCCACTGTCCCGTCCGACACATCGTGTCAATTCGAGCCTGATGAGCCTCCATCTGCTCAAGAGTAGGATTTTCAGTACGAGCACTCCAATGAAGAGTCTCGTTAGCAGCCCTCTCAAGCCACTCGTATGGAGCATCAGGATAGACAAGCTGGTAGCTTGCCATTACCAGATTTACTGCGCTTTCCATCGTGTTCCTTTGTTCGGGAGTACCCACTAAGAGAATTGAACTCATGTCTCCTGCGTGTCGAGCAGGCGCTCTACCATTGAGCTAAGCGGGTTGGGGCCTCAGCCTCGAAGCCTTTTAATCATTCCATCTCGGAGCACTCGCCACTCTGCCATGGTCTTTGGCGGAAGGTTTTGCTCAGTGTACAGCTTGAGATACTTGTCAGCCTTTTCACGATTCGCTGGCTTAGCCACCGCCCGAAGTGCATTGATTCGGTCGATGCCAGTCAGAACCTCATTCATGTCAGAGGCGAATTGTCGTCCAACTCGTTCCATGTAAGGCATGTCAGGCATTTATTCTCCTTCGTTCCAGGGAATTTCCTTTAGCTGCTTTTCTGGGATGATGAGATTGGGGCCTTCACGACCGTCAATTCTTACACCCCACTTACCACCGCGCTCTTTTGTAAGAGCTTGGCCTTTTTTACCAGAATAGTCAGTCATCGTCTTCGTGTCAACGAAATACTTGACCTCAACTCTGCTTCCCATTCTCATGTACACCCACCGGGAGTCGAACCCGGACGCTCATTCGAGCCTAGAGTCTCAGTCTAGTGTGTCTACCATTCCACCATAGGCGCTCGTGCACTTAGTGTATCACCAAGGCACTCTTTGTGTCAATCACTCATCCTCTTCGAAAAGAACGTTGCCGTCCTTCACGCAAAGGAAGTCATTGTCGTCGTGCTTCTTCGACTTGCGCTTCTTGCTCTTGGAGGTTCCGAAGGCCAGACCATTGCTGTTAGGCGTAGCCGTGACAGAAGGAGTCCGAGTCTTGTTTGACTTCGGAGCATCGTTCTTCGGAATCTTCGGCGTCTTGGGAATCTCCACCTTCGGAGCCGCAGGCTTAGGAGCCTTCGGAGCAGAAGGGGCCTTGGCCGCAGGGGCAGCAGGCTTAGGAGCAGGAGGCTTCGGAGCATTGAATGCCATGGGAGCCATTCCCAGAGACTCGAAGTCGTTCTCTCGCTCGATGTGACCACCAGCCGCCTTACAGTTCTTCTTGAACTCATCGCTGGGCTCAGAGCCACAGGCAGAGAGTCCGAAGACCATCCCAGCAGCAACGGCAGCGGATACGGCAGTGGTGGCAACTCGCTTGTTCATTTTCGACCCTTCGTCGTTGTTGTTGGTACTACTCTATCGCGCCTGTAATGGGGTGTCAACCCCTTCTACCCAAGAAAGCGGGCCCGGAGGCCCGCAATCTCAGAAATCTCCAGGCGCAACCTGGAAGCAGTCTACGCCCATGTCACGCCACATGTCAACCACCTGCTGCCGGTCGTCAAAGACGGCCACAACATCGTAGAAGTCACGGATGTGCTGGTCAAACAATTCCTGCTTAACGATGTTGTCCTTACGCATGTCGCCCTCTGCCCTCATGAAGAGGTCACAGAAAGGAACATCGTAGAACTCCAGCCAAGCAATTGTTTCTTCACGGCAGCTAGAGTCACGACCACTCATAACTACAATGTCGTAACCTGCCTCAGCAAGTGCCTGAGCAGTCAGTACGACCTGCCTACGAGGGTCATCCTCTCCCACGCGAGACCAGTCAAACGGAGACCTGTCAGACATGCTGGCAAGAGTGCCATCAATGTCAAAGAGGTAAATCTTCCGCTTACCCACTGGCCGAACGTAAGGCTTGCCAACAGGAGAGCTACAGTAGCTTTCCTCAATCAGCTTGCGCGTGAACTGTCCACTGGACTTGAGAGACTTGTGCATCTTCTCAATGACAGGAGTAGGAACGTCACGACCACCCTGTGCCGCCCGACCAGCATTGCGCCCAATGGCGACCTTGAGGTCTACATCAAACTGCTTTACTGCAACAGGCACACCGTGCTTACCAGCAATCTTGACGAAAGCCTTGATGTAAGCGTGACGGATGTTCGTGTCATCGACCACCACAGAGTATCCAGCCTTAAGCAGACTGTCAACCTGCATGTGCTCAATCTGTGTAACCATGTTCTCATCTACACCAGTCTCCTTACCGAAGAACTGCATGCGGATGTCATCACGGTTTACACGGGCACGTCGCTCGCCCTCCTTGAGCCACTGGTGAGCGAAGGTGCTCTTACCACATCCAGGGACACCCCGGAGAATGAGAAGCGTTGCCATGTTTTTCCCTTCGTTGTTGTTAGCTCTAGCCTAGTACATCACTGAGACAGTGTCAACCCCTACGCAAAAAGGGCCCCGAAGGGCCCTTCTGCTACTTCTGGTTGTTCATGTTATACGGACATTCGTCAGAATGGTATGGAAATTGATACTTGCAAATAGAGCATCGAAATGCCTCTTCGCCCATCCTGACCTCAGAGGTCTCCGTAAATCCTATCTTGACAGGACTGACAGAGACCTGAGATACGGGATTCTCGCAAAGACTCTTCGTCATTAAAATCCTCATCTCGAATAGGTTGTCCACAACCTATTACTGGGGTACATATACCTTCGCGTACAGCCTTTTGAGCTGCCGCCCTAAATACGTTCCTCATGCTTAGCCAATCATGAAGCCAAGTACGAAAAACAGAATGGCGAGAACCGCAGGATGGGAACTCAGCCATGACCAAACAGCCATGCCAATGAGCTTAGCGTTTGAAACAGCCTCATCGGCAGTGCGAGTGGCGTCAGACAATTTATTCTCCTTGTTATGGGAGGCTACCCGACAGGGTAGCCATCCTCCGTCTTTGCAGCGGGCTTGAGCTGCTTCCAGATTAGCTCATCGATGCTCTTGCCGTCAAGCAGGTTGAACATGTGGCTACGGTATAGGTCCACACCGTTGGCCTTCATTGCGAAGTCACGTCGTGTGAAGCCCTCGTCCATTGAAGAAAGAAGGTTGTGGAAGATTCCACGCACCTTAATCTCAATCTCCTCGTAGTCGTTGAGCAGCTTGCCACCGACATCCTTGACGAACTGGTGGAACTCGTCAGGCAGAGCCTCACAAATCTCCAGAATCGTCTTGCCCTCAGTGAGCTGACTCCATACAGAGCGCTCGGAAAGCATTGAAATCAGTCGGTGAAGCTCAACGTAATCAGCCTGCTTGAGCTTGACCATCTTAGAACCAGAGCGAATTACAAGACCCTCAGCGTTAGGACGGTAGTCTGCACCAACAGCCTCGTGAATGTTCTTGTAATCGAACACCTCGGTTACCGGCCCCTGCCAATCCAGCAAAGCCGCAGCCTCACGAGGACCATACACGTAGCCGTGCTCCTTGTTGACCGCACCCAGAAGGATAAGGTCATCCATGTCTCCGTAGTCCAGGACGATTCGGTTGTCAGGGTAGACAATCTCGAAAATGAACGTCCAGTCGTGAGGGACAGCGGTGTTCTTGTAGCGCTCCAGCCATAGCTTTGTAGCGTGAATTGCCTGGTCAGACTGGAAAGAGCCTCGCGTAGCAATTCCGTACTGGAATCCGTAAGGCGGAATCGCGTCGTTGTAAGGCATTACGGAGTAAAGGATGCCCATAGAGCCGTCCTTCTTGTCCGTTACCTCAACCGGAGCGTTCCAGTCGATGTCAGCAGCGTGAGAGTCCCCCATGTTGAAGAACTTCTCGAACGGACGAGCAATGACATTGTCAAACTCGTCAACGACAAGGCCACGACAAGCAAGCGTACATGCGTTCCACTTGCCAGCGAACTGCGCCTTCTCAGAGTAGTTCAGGATTCGCAGAGGGAGAACCGGATGAGTCTGCACCCGAACAAAGCCCTCGTTGACCATCTGGTCAAGCAAGTCCTGAGAGAAAATCTTGGTGAACTTCATCGGTCCTCCTTGTTAGTTGCCCTTGATTCGTGAGACCAGCCTAGCAGACTTGAACCCGTTGTTCAAGCGGTTGATGTAGGCGGACGTAAAATCGGCCGGAACAAGACGCCTGCCGATTCACTCCTCAACGTGCTCTACACAGAGCATACCTTCGTGTCCAAGTCCTGTCAAGGACCAGACGCTCATGTCGAGAAAGAAGTGTTCGCCAATCCTGCCAGTGTCAACACCACAGTCAAGACAGAGCCACTTCTTACGGCTGTTCTTGTTTCCGGCCAATTTATCCACTCACCTTAATCACAAAGATTTTTAGTGGAAGGCCAGGATTCTCTTCCTTGGCCTTTTCTAGATATGGTACCAGAGTCTTATGCTCTGGCCAGAATGGTTGATTTGTGTACTTGCCTGTGTAGCAGTTTTTGATAGCTTCTGCTTGGTCACAGGCAATAGCGTACATCTTGAGTTGCATCAGTGAAAGTCTTCCCAACGCATGGGAACGAAGTCAAACTCCTCACGATTCACAGGTCCCCAGATTTCCTTGCCACACTTGACACACTTGTGGCTGTGACTCCAGGAATACTTGTTGTAAAGCGCAAGGGTGTGCTTACGTCCCTCAACGCCCTTGCACCACTTGCGCGTGTTCTTCTTCTTGCGACCACGGCTAATGGTGTCGGACTCAGTGTAATTGCGAGCGCTGCGCTTGAAGTTCTTGGAAAGCTTCCAGTCCTTGTAGCCACGCTCTTTGCCAGTTGCCATAATAATTCACTCCTTCAAAGTTAGTGTAGTTACACTAACCAGGGTCGTAAATCATTACGCTCCTTCCACTCTTCGAATGAATAGTTTCCAACATAGTGGACCCCAGTAGGATTTGAACCTACCCCATTGTCTATGGGCTCAACCCGTCGGTTGCATAGACGTGGTACCTAGATAAGGTCCAATGGGCGGTATGCATCCCGGTGACCATCGGCTGCCTCTTGGGGCCAAGTCTTAAGTGCCAGAGGGAGGAATCGAACCTCCAACCTTTCTACTCTGTCATCCTAGCAGCGCTACTAGGAGGTGTCAAGAGACTGTGCACGGTCAAATGAACACTATAGAGAGACTGTTCTTACCAAAGAACTTCCCCGGCATGCGACAACCAGCCTAACATGAAGCTAAGCTGGTTGTCAATAGTCAAATATTAGCCTTCGACTGGTGGCTCTGTTGGCTCTGGAGTTGGCTCCTCGGCTGGCTTCGCAATAGAGTTTAGACGTGCAGTCTCATTGCTGATTTCATCTGCTGCGCTCTGAGCGTTTGCTAGAGCTGCGTCTGTAGCTGCCTTTGCTTCGTCTAGCTGACGGTTCTGCTCAACGTCCTCAGCATCTTCTGCTGCTGCTAGATTTGCTGCTGCTTCACGCTCTGCTGCAAGGGCATCCTGTGCCTCTCTAACGGCATCCGTAAGTGGTCCAACAAGTGCATCAACACGTGCGCTGACACCGCTTACTGCCTCACGGAGGTTTGCAACCTCAGTTGTTAGGTCTGCCATTTGTTCCTCCAATCCCTGCTGGCCTACGCGGATTTCCGTCAGAAGGTCAGTAAGGTATTGGTAGCCCAGATGTTCTACAAAATCCATTTAATCAATCCTCCTGCCTCTGATGGATTAGGCGCTATCAGTATAGCAGGAAGGAGATTATGAAGTCTAATTAACTTGCTGTCACGAGAGGATTTGAACCTCTAACCTACCCTGGCCAAGGGCATTGATTCTGCCTGATTGAATTACGTGACAATGACCCTTTCGGGCCGGGCCTCACTTGGTGAACTTGTCCTTGGCGAAGGTCTCGAAGTCCTTCTTAGTGCCAACAACGTCCTCCCAGTTACCACGACCACCGTGCAGGCGGAAGTTGGTCTTACGGTTCGCAGCCTTGCTGGTCTCGACCAGACCAACCCATCGACCCTGAACGAACAGGTTGAAGGTGTTGTCCTTGTCGGTCTTGCGAAGCTCGAACGCCTTGGTCTTAGCAGCCATGATTATCAACTTTCGTAGAGTGAGTAAACGTTTGTGATGGTCAGGTTTTCCTTGTGCTTGCCAAAGAAACGCTGACTCATGATGTCTTCGCCAGGAACCACGATGGGCTTTGGCGCAACTTTCTGTACTGACTTCATCAGTCTATCACCGAAGCCTTGCCGTCTGCAAGACCTTCGAGTGTAGTAATGAGCAATCATCTGCTCATCTTTGGGGAGAAGCAGTGACCATGCGATGAGTCTATCAGTTCCAGACTCTGTAATCAACACGGCCTTTGCATCACCTCTCTCACCACGCCGGGCGAACATCAGCTCCTCCTGCATGTAGCCTCCCCAGCGTAGGTTCAGGCTACGGCATTTGCGATATTCTTCCGGGGTGAGATTACGCACCAGCTTAATAGCTGTTTTGGTACGCATCCTACTCCTTGATTGGCATCAGACTCTTGAAGACGCCCGGATTGTTGTTGTCTACCGGCCATCCCTGTGTAAGGAACATGATAGCAACAACTTCACCGTAGGTCAAGCCATCGTTGTCCATGGCCCTGCCAAGCGCCATTTCAAGAGTCCACTCGTCGGGCTCATACGTTCTCATCATACCTCCGGATTGAGAGCGACTTCCTTGACAAACCAGTCAACGTTCAGTCCGTATCCTGGCTGCTTAGAAGCATACTCCTCAGCCTTCTTCTCGTCAAGGAACACAGCCTTGGGAAGCTGGTTGCTTGAGTTCCAGGAGTTGGCATCACGATAGTACACCATGTACGCAACTGCTTCATTCATCGGGACACTCCCTCTTAGCCACGTCGCTTTGCGTCATAAAGCAGTGTGGCTTATACTGTCAATATGACTAGAAAGAAGATTACTGTCTGGACTGATGAAGCCAGACTACGTGAAGCTGTACAGAACTGCAAGTCAGTTCGTGAGTGTGTTGCTTATCTCAAGCTAGCACACGGAGGAGCAACCTACAAGAGGTTCAGGGCTGCATGTGAATCGTTTGGAATTGAACTCAGCTTCGCCCCTCTCGTTCCACCTAACAAGATACCAGATGAGGAGGTCTTCGTCAAGGACTCCCCTTATGTCAACAACAGAGTGAATCTCAAGACTCGCATCCTTGCCAACGGGTGGCTTGAGTACGAATGCCAAAAATGTGGCCTAGGAGCAGAATGGAATGGCGAACCACTTGTTCTACAACTAGACCACATCAATGGAAAGAACAACGACCATAGAATTGAGAATCTAAGATTTCTTTGTCCTAATTGTCATACCCAAACAGATACCTATGCTGGTAAGCGTAGAGAAGCTATTCGTTGAGTGCATCGTGTGCATCTCTCAGATGCACCTTTGCACTACTCTTATCTTCATTTACCAAGCAATACAATGCTTGGTAAATGGCTCTAAGGGCCGCGTCCAGGCTCTCTACCCTTCTTGGGTCAACTCCTTCATCACCCAATCCAAAAATAGGCTGAATTCTAATCACCCCCTAACGTCTATATGTTCCTTCGGGGGCATATCGCTCCACCATACCAATCAACCACTCTCGGCCGATTGGGTTCATGCTATGAACGTAGACCTCTATAGGCCAGAACTCGTTCTCACACATCCACAGTACCACAGCACGAGCCGTGTCGTCACCACCCAAGTCATGGTCAAGAGAAATGGCCCGTGGTACAAGACCACGACGCTTGAGGGCTTTCAACAAAAGAATCGCAACTGTGCTGTTCTTCATTGGTGTCCAACTGTCGTCTGGCTTGGGTCGCTCATCGTCAACCCAAATCTTGTACTCACGAGCCATTTTCACTCCTACTTGACAGAGCCGTAGTAGACTCTATAGTTCTTACCCCAATATGGAGCAATCTTCTCCTCAATTACCTTTTTGCCATAGTATCCACCAGCATTTGCATGGACCATGTACCCCTTCTTGGACACGATGCCCATGTGAAAGACCTTACCACCAGACTTGTACTTGAAAAATACAAGGTCTCCTGGCTGTGCAGCGCTTGCACTGATGTGCTTAGAAGCGTTGTACTGGTCATTAGCTACGCGCTTGACTGTCTTGCCAGCCTTCTTGTATGAATACCAAGAGAGTCCGGAACAATCGAAAGCATTTGGTCCCTCAGCACCGTATTGATATCTATCTCCCTTCTGCGCCTTAGCAACAGCAAGGGCCTTTGACTTCAATGTTGCTGCCTCTGACTGACCGGGCGTTGCCACCACAATAGCAGAGGCGACCAGTATCGCAGCTATCGCTGACTTATACATATAACTCCAATGTTAGTGGAGCCTACGCAACTAGGTATTCATCGGGAATCCTAATTTTGTCCTATTGAGTTGTGCTTGAGCTTTCTTTCTGTTGGAGGAATAGATTCCTCCTAATAGGTCGGTAGGCTCACGTGCATTCAACTGTACTGTATCGAGTGTTCTGTGTCAAGATTCTGTAACAGAACCTTTCTTATCTCTGATTACTTTCATCCACTTGTTCATTAGTGTTTCGTAATCCACGTGGAGATGGCGGGAGTCGAACCCGCGTCCTGATGCTTCAAACAGTAGTCTATACACAGCCATGTGTCAAGGGGTGTTACAAGAAAGTTTGTGGTGGGCTATTCTGTTGCCAGGCCGCCCACTAGCCCCGCTCAGCTACCGTCAGGCAGCAAGAGCGAATGCGAACTTAGAGTTGGCATTTATAGTGTTGAGGCTTTTTAATGACATCTCCTCAATGTCAGGCTGCAAACTAAAGTCATCCACCCCAGTCGAAACCAAGGCATCCCCAGGTGATGAGTCACCGATTGGCGTACTCATCAAGGTACTCATATGCTACCTTATTCCACCGGGCGTCGTCAAGAGCGTTGTGCTCCGTGCCCTCTTGTGGAGGCAGACTAGGCTTACCTTCATTGTGCCAGCGCTGCTTGATGTCCATAGTATACATCGGCATGCCATCTGGCAAGAACCTCATGCAACCAAAGAGCTGGCTGGCCACGTAGTGGTCATAGGCTCCATAGTAGGCCCATAGCTCTGGCGTGTCAAACTCGTAGCGAGGCTCGTAGTCGAGAACAAAATCTCTCCATAGTCCAGCAATCGCTTCGTTGGGAAGTACCCTTGCGTAGTCAGGATGCTGAGTGTCCCAAGCAAGGCCACCAGAGGCCGCCTGCTTTACTGGCAACTGAGAGATGACGTTCTCCCTCATCCACTCATTCTCATTTGCTCTGTTGAGCACGTAGAGGTTGTTAGTGATGAGATACAGCTCCTCACCGTCCTCACGTACAGCCCCTAGACTGATGAACCTAGTAGGCTCATCTGGCCCAGTCTCCAAAAATTCTGTGTCATAGAATGTTTTCATGAATAAAAGACGTTGATATCGCTGAGGAATCCGTCTGGATGAAAGGAGAAATAGACTCTCTCATCGTTGTTCGGATAGACAGTTATATCTTGGTCTGTTCCTTCCTCTCCAAATGTATCTTCTTCGAAACGAATACCGGCCTCTTTGAGAATCTTCATCAATCTTTCTCTATGAGTTAGGTCGTAATGCAAGTGACCACCCTCTCCTTCCCACCGGTCAATTTCGTGCATGTTAAATCACCTTCAACATGAATTAAGGCCCAAGTCTTATTGACTTGGGCCAGTCTCTCCAGCGGGATTCGAACCCACAATTGAGCGTTCGTAGCACTCTGGTTTATCCAGTTAGCCTATGGAGAGATAGAAGTTTGGGCACCGAGGTGGACGGTCGTTTAAGATTTCGTCGCCTCCGTCGAAATCCCCTTACTTCTTGTTCTTGCGTGACTTCCACCAAGCAAGGGCTAGTGGAATGTATGGCTTAGCCTTAAGGAACAGGGCCTTGAGCCTTAGAGTTAGTGTATTCATAGCGAGCCTCGTGAGAGAATCGAACTCTCTTTATATCCGTACCAAGGATATGTGTTAACCATTAGCACTAACGAGGCATAAAGGCCGTTCCCCTGCAACTAGGTACTAGACCGTCCTGAGTTGATGGAGGCTGGTTCGGTTGCATTCTCCCCAGCACATCTTCCCATTGAGCCACCTGTCGGTTTCGAACCGACCGCCTACGCTTTACAAGAGCGTCGCTCTACACCAAATGAGCTAAGGTGGCAAGAACCGATATTGTCATTGGCCTCGGTAAAGGGCTCCTACCTTTCGGAGAGAGATAGAGGAGAGTTGAACTCCAAATACAAACAGTTTTGCAGACTGTCGGCAGCACCCGCTGCTTCTACCTCAAGTACATTATATCACAGATTGTCGTTCATCTGCCTGGCCAGATTGAATATCAGTTGGCCTGTCATTAGGTGGTCAAGCTTACCAAGAAATGGGCTGTAAGCGCAACCTGTACGCAGAACGAAGTCCTTTGTCAGAACTACGAGATACGCTTCTCCTTCGTAATACTTCAATTCGAAGGGGATTTCATCAATCTCTCCACCTACTACGTAGGGACCTTCTCCAAAGGAGTAATGTATCTCAATCTGCATCATTTCACTGGCCTATTTTCTGAACATTCTCTGGACAATATGCTGCGAACGCTGCTCCTGTCAGATAAGAAGCATCACTTTCGGTTAGATTGTAGTTGCTAATCTTCCTGACAGTCTCGAAGAAATTCTCTCCACTGCTGGAAACTTCGCAAGCAGTGATTGCCAAAGCTACTAGCTTCTCGTCACTCATGTCTTTGACGCCAGTAATCTCTTCTCTTACGACTTTCACATAAGCCTTATCCTTTGTTGTCAGCTTGTCTTCGTCTTGATTAGAACCACATCCAACAAGAATGAGAAGAGTAGCTAGACTGGCTGCTACCCTCATTCTTTTCATGTGGGCAAGTAGGGAATCGAACCCTCGCACTCGGTACTTCACACCGACGCTCTACCAACTGAGCTACATGCCCTTGCGCCAAACCTTATGGGAGTTTGGAGAGATAACACCGTACGGACCTTTTGCCGTACAGCCACCCAGTGTGACGTGGGGGAATCGAACCCGCCTCTGGAAGAGTCACAATCTTCTATGCCACCATTACAACAACGTCACCGTGCATGTAGACGGATTCGAACCATCGAGGTAGGGCTTTACAGGCCCGCCTAGCTTATCCCTGGCTTACATGCATAGGCAGCTTTTCCAGAGGAGCTGCTACAACCTCTTCTTTCTATTATACTGTACGTGCATGAGGTCAGATTCGAACTGACTCACCCGAAGGAATGGTTTTACAGACCACCGCGTCTCTCCAACTTCGCCGCTCATGCATTGCCCCGAAGGGCTTTCTCCTACTCTACCACAGTTCGATTGGGAGAAGCAACCGGACCCGTTGACCGTGGAGCATTGCCCACGATTCCGAAGTGAGTCTTGAGAACATGAATCGCATGAATCATGCTTCCAAGGTCGTCACCGTAGATTTTGTATGCCTCAGTCCCATCAGGACCAAGTTCCAGGATGTCTCGGTAGTAGCTTGGCTGAACGCCATCGAGAGTTTCAACAGCAGCCAGGACATCTTCCATTGTGTAATCCATTAATCCTCCACGTACCAGAATTCCCAGCGGTGCTGATTCTTTCCTTTGGTGAAGTGCTTTACTTCTAGCCTTCCCTTCGCCTTCCGGGCTTTTAGAAGGTCTTCTAGACTCTTCTTTACCCTGTCTTTCTCAGCCACAGAGAAGGCTGTTCCAACCTGCTCTCGCTTTGCCATTTAACCTCCGAGAGGTCAGCGACCGTGCTTCTTTGCGGTCTTGCCAGTACGAGGAGCCTTACCCTTCATCAGGTCCGCAACACGCTTCATCTGCTCAGCGACAGTCGGACGCTTGACGGCACCAGGGGTAGAAAGAGGACCAGGCATTTTATTCTCCTTGTTGTCTTGCATTGATTGTTTTGTTGTTACGTGGGGGCAGACCCTGATTCGAACAGGAATTCTGGATTATGAGCCCAGCGTGATACCGTTTCACTAATCTGCAAGTAGCAATGGAAGGAATCGAACCTTCGATTTTCCCTTATGAGGGGAACGTGATAGCCGTTTCACCACACTGCCATTATAGTGCTTTGGGGTAAGTCTTAAGCTTCTCTGGCTTTCGCCTCCACCTCTTTACCTTTAGCACTACTCCACATTATCAGCCTCAGACGGAGATTTTTGTCTTTGCTGTTGTGTGGGTACGTTCACTCTACCACACTACCCCTCTTCCCTGAACGCCGCCGCCGCTGTTACCTGGAAGCTTGAGAGGGTTTTTGCATCCCTGATAAGAACTACTCTACATCATCTGAGCTGGTGTGTCAACTCAGCGAACCAGACCGACTCCACGCATTGCCTGAATGGCGGAAGGAACTTCCTCAGTCATGGCCTTGTTGAAATCGTCGTCGCTTACACGAGAGACGTTCTGGATGTGCTGCGTGTCCACGTTGTCGAAGAGACGAGAGGCACCCTCGTGAGTCTCAAGGTCATCCAGATACTCAAGGAACTGCTTACCGCTGCGGTCATTGCCAACGAGCAGGAACTTGATGAAGATAGGATACTGAGACATCTCCTTGACCAGCTTTACTACCGCCTGTCGGTCGTTAGGAGCACCATCGGTAACAACGAAGAGATAGACAGGATTGTCAGCACCCTTCGCAACCTCAAATGCAGCCTTAAGACCAGCAGCCAGGTCAGTTCCACCCCAGGTTCCCCAACTTGACGCGCATCCCATGACGTTGGTGAGGTCAATCTCACCATGCCACTTGAATCCGTTCGCAAAGCCACCGACAGGGGCCATGCCATCCGCATCCACACCAGCAGTCCACGCAAGGGCTCGTTCAGCAATTGCCTGAACGGTGCCATCAGCGAAGAGGCCATCCATGGAGTAAGACTCGTCAATCAGAGCAATAACGTCGAATCGGTTATCGACACCCAGGTTCTTCTGGAGCTTAACAGCGCTCTGAACCTTCTTCTCGAAGGAAACGCCGTTCTGCTTGATGAGGCTCACGTTTGCAGCAGGCTGGCCAGAATTGATTCGGGTCAGCGTAACCGTCTTCTTCGCAGACAGGTTAGCAGCAGGCGTGAAGTTCTTCATCTTACGCAGAAAACCCATTGTGTAACTCCTAGTTACTATAGTTGTTTATTAGAAAGCGGGGAACTTGTTAGTCGTCGTTCCTCTATGAGGTTAGCATACTCAACGTTCCCCGCTTGTGTCAACAGGACTGGTCAGCCACTCGCATCCCACCGGCTTGTTTCATCCGCCTAAGCCTTGTCCGCTGTGTCCTGTTAACAGTGTGACATGCCATCTTGGCTATGTCAAGTGCCCCTTGAGAGAATCGAACTCCCTACGCTTGGCTTCGAAGACCAACGCTCTATCCAATGAGCTAAAAGGGCAAAGTGGTCCAGGTGGGATTCGAACCCACGTCCACAAAGATTAAAAGTCAATTGCACTACCAGACTGTGCGACTGGACCATAAGGGAGAAGTTAAACCGCATGGGAAACCCATCGTTGTACTTCTCGATTACACCACATTGTTTCACCAGAGGGAATCGAACCCCAATGTGATTGAGCACCCTTGCAATGATGCTTTGTACTCCGACACAGACTTGAACTGTGGACCTGATGATTAAGAGTCACCTGCTCTACCAACTGAGCTACCGGAGCAAACGCGGATTCCAGATGACTAGTCCTTCATCCGCTATAATAACCACCATGCTAGCACATGTAGTCTGTGGCTTGCAAGGGGTGCATACGGGCTATCACCTTGCTACCGTAATCAGCCTGCTAGGACTGACCCGCATGTTTACTTGCCCCTCTGGGCAGAAACATTAAAAGAGTGGAGTCGATGGGATTTGAACCCACAATCGCTTGCATGCCATGCAAGTGCATTACCGTTATGCTACAACCCCGAAGTAGGAACGGCTGGATTTGAACCAGCGACCGATGCATTATCAGTGCATTGCTCCGACCAGACTGAGCTACGCTCCCTTGCTTCTGTTGACTACTCTACACCCTTCGGTGCCGGGCGTCAACCGTATCCCCAGCAGGATTCGAACCTGCATCTAGACTTTAGGAGAGTCTTGTTCTTTCCCTTGAACTATAGGGACTTGGCCCGAAGGCCCTTGCTCAGCGTTCCTTGACGTCCCTACGAGATACTACCTTGTAGGAGGTGTTCTTGTCAACCGTCTCGTAGACGACCCCAGAGTCACCGATGAATGTCAGTTCCATCTTCTTCTTGTCGATGGGAGATACCTGACTGTTCCTCAGCTCACCCTTTGCAGTAAGGTCACCAACACGAAGGGCAGAAGCCTTCTTCGTAGGAACCTTGACAGACTTAGGGTCCTTCCCCTTATCCTTCGCCTGAGCCTTCATGTTCTTGACGGCCCAGAAGAAAGCCTGACGACCCTTGGTACGAGCGTAAGCCTTGGCAGAGTCCTTGATGATTTCCTTAATCGGACGGTCATCCTGAGTTACCTCAGTCTCAGCCGCAGTCTCTTCGCCATCGCCAATGTTTACAGACACTTATTTTCTCCGTGTTCGTAGAAGTGTGTACTTGCTTATGACTACATTATTTGACCTACCAGTCAGTGTCAACTGCACATGCTTACCATCAAAGGTCTTCTGTGCTGCGACTACTGTACCATGCTTGGTAACATGTCCTGGCCTAAGTCCAAAAGCGAACCTCACTGTTTGCCTCCTATTTGTTTCAATAGGATAGCATACTTTTGTGCTGTTCGCTTATTACTACTCTACTGGAAGCAAGGAGTAGTGTCAACCCCTCGCTACCGGGCCTTACAACGCCGAAAACCCCCGACCGAAGTCAGGGGCAGGCGAGAGCAGATTGAAGTCATCTCACTGCGATTGCGTTATTACTTGTTGGTGACCGTGAAGGGAACGTTAGACCCATTGCAGTTGAAGCCAGCAGGCAGGTTGCCGTTCTTCTTCACGTCCCAGTTGTTGACAACCTCAAGGCAGTAACGCTGTAGAGCCTCGGGCTTGAGAGCACCAGTCTTCTCACGAATCTTGGCAGTCTCAGCGTCAATCTTCGCTCGCTCCTGCTCAGACTTTGAACGCTCAATGTCGTTGTTGGCCTGAACAATCTTGTCAAGTGAAGACTGGGTACGGTCGTCCAGCTTAATGTCCTTGATGCTGATGGAATCAATGATGATTCCATCATCCTTGAGACTAGAAGCCAGGTCACTCTGAACCTTAGCAGCAACCTCACGAACCTTAGTACGAGCATCGTTAGGAGTGTACTCCGTCAGAACTGCACGGAATGAGTCCTTGGCAGAAGACTTAACGAGCTGGTCACGAACGTTGTCGAAGTTCTTGTACTTCTTCCACAGTTCACCAGCCATACCCTCATTGATGCGCCAGCGAGGAGTAGCGTAAACCACACCACGACCGCCACCATCAAAGGTAACCGTTGCACCTTCATCCCACTTCTCACCATCAAGGTCAAGATACTGAACCTGAGTAGAGAAGTCCTCATGCTCTGACCAAGGAGCAATGACCTGGAGGCCATTGTCAAGGTTTCCCTGGTATCGACCGAAGGCCGTCTGAATGCCGACGTTACGCGCTCCAACAGAGGTTACTGAGTTGAAGAGAGTAAACACAGCAAGCAGCAGACCGACACCAACAGCAACGAGGTATCCACCCTTCTGCTTAGTAACGGCGCTGAAAGCGACTGCGACGAGCAGAACGAGCAGGAGGAGACCTGCAATAACAAGATATGTCATTGTTTTCCTTTGTTGTTGGGTTGTGCTTTGGAGCTGACCTAGCTGGATTCGAACCAGCACCTAATTGATTAACAGTCAATCGCTCTGCCGTTAAGCTATAGGCCATAGGAAGGGATGCAGCACTCCACCTTTGAGCGGTGTCTCTTGCTTGAAGCGGTCCCAACATCCGCTTATTTACTCTAGCATGATTGTACTCAACGTCTTCCTCTTGTACAAGTAGGGCCGCTAAACCCTTCTTCATCACCGCCGCCGGGGCTGGGAAAGACGTAAAACCCCATCAAGCGAATGAATCTACATGCTGTGAGTAAAGCTTACTTCACTTGGTGCTTGTATGCAATATGGAAGCCAGGCCATCCAGGAAACTTGATGTAGTAAAACCAGTCTCCATCAATGAACCTCTGCTCGAAACATTCACCCTTAATACCGGGTTGAGGGCCAGTGTGTTCCTCATTGTCCCAAGCAGCTTCCTTGAGCGTCACCTGAAATTTCTTTGTCTCTCGGACGCATCCGAGGTCTTCATCGTAGGGCATTCACTGCTCCTCGTCAACTACAATCTCGCTGGGCTCTCGAAGAGTCCATTCAGATTCTGAATCACTTTTCCACCAGACCCACAGACGATTGTCGCTCATCACGACCTCAGTCTTGAACTTGCCGTGAATAAGCCTGAAATAAGGCTCGCTAGCTACCAGCCAGCCGCTCTCTTCGTTCATGTGTTCATCCTAGCAGATGTAGTCGGAGTGTCAAGTTGGTGGAACGTTGCCGGTTAATCCGGGATTAGTATCATACTCTCACGCACATAGTATCTAGAATACGTACGCTACCCTTTGACTTTATCCGTGCCCTGTATACGAGCTTTGGCGTTCCAGCTCCGGAGGCAGGAATCGAACCTACAGGGAAACGAGTTAACAGCTCGTCGCTACTGCCAATAGTAGCCCCACCGGAATAGCCCTTTCGGGCGTTGTACTTATTTTAGCATGTCTCCGATTGCATCAAAGATGCCTTCGAAGATGTCACCAATCCAGCTACCATCGCTGGACTTTCGACCACTGCCCTTGCTTGTGTGTACTACTCTACCAGACCTACAGCGTGAACACAAGGCCCTCGCATTACCGGTCGTTCCGAAATCACTCCTGGGCTTGTCTTTGTTACAGCCCAGACACTTCATCGTACCGCTGGTCGAACCCGACATAAGTCAAATCTCCTGGGGTTACCTTCTGGGACAGTCTACCATCTTCAAAGAGATGGACGCCAGCTCTCTTGTAGGCTTCATCAGCTAGCTGAGAGCATATCATGTGCTTGGAAGAGGTTACTCTATTCTCTACCCACTTCCAATGGATACCGAATCTTTCTATAGCCAGGGCCACGTAGTCAAGGAAGCTGTATGGCGTTCCCTCTAGCTGCCGGGCTACTTCTACGATAGCGTCTCGCTGCTCCTGCGTCAACTTGATGTCTAGGTAAGCTGCCAGTGGACTGCCGTACTTAGTAGTTCCAGCATACTTGTCCAGTGGACTGATGATTGCTCCACCTGGCATAGCCTCTATGACTTCCTGGTTGTCCAAAACAACAAAGACGTGAGTGTATCTACTCGCATCTCGCATGATGAATTGTCCCAGACCTACTAGAACGCCTGTCAGACCACCAATTCTGGTGAGTCCAATGTCGCCTGGCCTTGGTGTGTACTTCTTTGGTGTAGTCATACAAACTATTGTAGCATGAAAAAACCCTATCCACGAGGGATAGGGTGGGTTTTAAGTGGAGCTGGGCGGGCACCTCGCCAGGTGTGCGTCCCCTAACCCAACGTGATTCAGGTGGGACTCGAACCCACATCCTCAAAGATTAAGAGTCTTTTGCAGTACCAATTCTGCGACTGAATCTAGTGCTGGTCCCTAACCCTCGGGCGAGGATACGATGGGGTTCGTATCGGCCAGCCAGTTTGTTATCAAAGAATCCAAAGCACAAGCGCTACGATGAGCAGGATTCCTACGATAGTCCAAATTACACTATCGCCTCTCATATTTAACACCTCCCTGCGCAGGAGTTGTGGACAATGGGGGACTCGAACCCCCTCTATCTGCTTGCAAAACAGACGTGCTACCATTAACACTAATCGCCCACAGTCCTCATTGAGGACTGTCAATCATGTTGAAGTTCTTGGCTTGTTCTACCAGACAATCTTCACAGATTGGCATTGGTACAAACATACCAGGTTCAAGCTCTACTGTCAAGTCACCGTCAGCTTCTTCCGGGCAAAATGTGCACTTAAGGAAGAACTCGACATCAGGTATGTTAGACAGCATATCAAAGTTCGTCAATTACTTCAACCTCAACGTCTTTGATATCTATTCCGCAGATTTCACCTTCACCAAACGTATCCTTAACTGCTTCAAGGGCGTCTGATTGGTCGGGAGCTTCCACCGCCAACAGAAGGCTAACTGCAATGGTGTATGTCTTCATGAACTCATTGTATCATCTGACCGTTAAGTTCGGCAGTTCTCAGATACAGGTAGATATCTGGATTGTACTCGTACAGAGCATCCCAGTCTAGAGAGAGAAGAATGTCGCCATTCTCTTCGACTTCTTCAAGTTGAAGAATCCCTCGCAGAATCAGCTCTGTCATTATTCCATTCTCGGTGCCATTCTCTTCGTTCACGACGCCTCCAAATTTTATTTTTGACTGGAGAGTCTTCGAACGTCTGGCCTCTCCAGACTTTTCTACCGAGCATTTTCATTACGTACCCTGGACAGGAATCGAACCTGCCTATAAATGCTTAGAAGGCACCCGCGTCATCCACTACGCTACCAGGGCATTAGGGGGAACTGCCGGGATTCGAACCCAGAATTGACGGTTTATCGGCCGCTATCGCACCATTGCGTGCTGGTCATGACTCAGCCAGTTCCATGTCAGCTCCCAAGTCCCGTAGACGAGAATCGAACTCGCGCTTTAGCCTTGGCAAGGCCATGTGATACCATTTCACCACTACGGATTGTGGAGGTTCCAGTTATGAGTCGGAACAACCAAGACACTCTCACCCTGTTGCTTTGACGCCCCTTGCAAGGCCGTTGAGAAATGCGGTTTGGGATTGTACACTCCCTTGCCGACTTACATTCCTGCATCTAGCGCAGGCTAGCGGAACGGTCGGAATCGAACCGACAACTGCTACTCTGATATCTACTCACGGACGAGCCTCCAATGAGGCACCACCGCATATTTCGACAGCGCATTTCACGGTTTTACCATTAAACTACGTTCCTCACACTGGGAGCGACCCTGTGTGCATTCGATGGCATCGCGTTTACCATCAAAGTACGCCGGGTGAGACTCGAACTCACACTGTCCAGTTCCTAAGACTGGTGCCTCCTGCCATTGGGCTACCGACGCATAAACAACCTATGTAGGCTGTATCTTACTTGTTTCACCACACTTGCGACAACGATACTTTCCAGACCACATTTTCCATTCATGCTTACCACCCTTTGGGCAGGCTGCCATGTGCATCCTTGTCTTTGTAGTTATGGAGTACGCCGTGGGAGAGTCGAACTCCCAAGCAGTTGATTCTAAGTCAACTAGGTATGCCAGTTCCCGTCAACGGCGCATAAGGTGAAGGGCGTCACCGCCAAGTGTCCGGCTGATATGGACTATCAGCTTGGGGAGCTTTATCACCAAGTGGATTTGGAGGGATTCGAACCCTCTACAGTTACCGGTCCATTGTCGGCTTTCAGTAACCTTATACCAATCAAACCCATAAGTCAACGGAGAGTCCGGATTCGAACCCGGCATGGAGGTTGGTTAAACCTGCATGTAAAACAATCTCTACTGAGTGACCAACTTTTCAAGACTTTCAACTCTCCAGCGTACCCAGTGAGGGAATCGAACCCCCGTATACGCGGTGTAAACGCGCCGCTCTCCCATTGAGCTAACCGGGCTTGGGCCTTTCCGGCCTGCTTGCTTAGATAGATTCTACAGCAAACGCTTGAATCTGGTCAACCACCAGAATGTAGTAGTCACCATCCTGGTCAGTCACAGTGATGGTTGATGCCTTCTCCTGAATTGCCTTGGTGAAAGCCTCACGATACTCGTCTCGCGTCTTGAGGCCGGTAATCGGAGTACCAGGCTCTTGACCCTTGAGAACCACTGCAATGCGACAAGCCATTTTCTTGTACCTTTCGGTTTGTTTTTTTTGGAGTACCCCGTGTCGGATTCGAACCGACGTTCACACGGATTGAAAGTCCGGTATCCTAACCGCTAGACCAACGGGGCATGTTCACTGCTTGTCTTCGTTACTACTACTGTAGCTTGGCTGTGGGAGTCTGTCAAGCGGCTTCCTGCACTCAGGACCACCGGGCGCGTTTACCCATTCCATACTTTTAGCTACACAAGCCTTCATCTTGCTTGTTTCATTGCTTTCAGTTATACATCCAACCATCAAGAAGCTGGCAAATATGCAGCCAATGATTCCGGTTAGGATGGCTACTACTATTCTTGCTTCTATTTGAGTTGGTATCTTAGCTGGCACGTACCCCTACGGAGAATTGAACTCCGACCACAAGATTGAGAATCTTGCATCCTACCCTTAGACTATAGGGGCGTGAACGGATTTGTGAGCGCCCCGTCCTGCGCTGTATAAGTTAGTCTAGCGTGACTAGACTAGTCTGTCAAGCTGGTTCTTCTGGAACTGGATTGGGTGGAGTTATGTTAGGTGCCTGACCTAGGTCACGACCGATGAACTCCTGAGTTACACTACCATCAAGTGCTGCTGGACGGTACTCACCAATCTTGAACTTACCTGCATCCAGGAAGAGTTCTGCCTCAACTACATCATATGGGTCGTCCATCTCTGCTGTTTCATAAGTCTTTTCGGTATATACAGCGAACTGAACGATGATGTTGTTAGTCTCTGAGTCGTAGAAGAACTGGTTAATTGGGTAATAAGCCATCTTTACCCTCCTCTCACAATCATTATATCTGACGAATGATTATGAGAAGCTTTGGCTATAGTTCTTCTATAGTCAGGGTGAAGCGCTTCTTCGTGCCGTCGTCATCTTCAACTTCGACATTCAGAAACTCTCCATCATTGGACGCACCTACGAATGCCTCGATACCATCATTCCATCCACCATCAATGGTTCCGGAGATGAGGTCAAGGATACGTTCGGCGTCAATGTGTTCCAAAGACATATAGCTCCTTACTCGTGCTCACAACGTTCTACAGCAAAGGTATCAGATGTTGCCGTCACCTCTGCCGGGTCTCCAAATGATGTCATGAGCCATGCATAGTGAGCACCATTGTCAAGAAGCTTCTCGAACTCGCTCAGAGCAGCCTTGATTTCCTTGGTAGGAATACCTTGAATCTCATATACGTGCTCGTCCCAGTTCTTACTACCATCTTCGTTGACAGCATACTCGTAAAGCTCATACTCATCGAAGAAGACCTCTTCGTCTTCATCGTACCACCGGTCTTCGGCTGATTCAAATCCATCCGCTGGAACAGCAAATCCCTTGAGACTTACCGCAACACGATGGATGCTGAATCGACAAGGCTCACCGTCATTAAAGCTCGGTGTGTACTGCTCCCAGCGTACAGAAGCAACGTGCTCCATGTCAAGCAGCTTGTCAATACCAGCAATCAGGATAGACGTATCGTCCTGCTCAGGCCAACTGTCGTCATCCTGCGGCTCGCCTTGCAGAGTACGACCATATAGATTTGTCACTTGCTTCCCTTCAATGTATCGGCACGAGAGACTGTGGTCTTTATCTTACCACCCATCCATGCCTTGAGTTCCATGTTACCAAGCCAGTCTGACAGACTTGGAAGCCATCCCAAGTCTTCAAAGACATGCTGCTCAGCAATTTCACGAACAGGCACTCGTACTTCTACGCCTGTCCTTTTCTTCTTTACTGTGATGGTGAGGCCAAAGACTCGTTCGGCCTCCCAGCATCCTTCTGTGTGATGACGCAACGCTCTGTGCCGGGCGTCTCCGAAGTGAGCCTTGGATGCATCAAGCCACTCGTGAATGGCAATGTAGTCCTCTGGCTCACCTCCCCATTTCCGTGCAGAGCTACGAGCATGATAAAAGCTATTGCTCAAGACTGAACACCTTCCGGGAGCTGACTCTCGAAACGAGCGATGTCATCAACGTGACCATAAACGGTAATGGTGATGGTCTTGAGAACCCAACCAACCGCACTGAAACTGTTTACCTTCAAGTGGTTACTGGCGGCCAGAGCCTTAATGCTGTTGCCCATCTTGCCATTGCCAGTACGAGTGAAGGTCTCTGCCTTGTAACTCATGGTTTCTCCATCTTTGCATAGAGGTCTCTGATATAGGGACACATATGGCCCTTATGGATATCGTACTTAGTCTTACAATGGCCACAGGTGGACTCTACCACTACCGGCCGAACTTTCTTTGCACGCCTGAACATCCTCAATAGACTGAGGATTGAAACGCCAGGCTCGTCTTCCTTCATGTATCGAGAGTACACCTTCGTAGGAGCTGTGTCAACGCATGAAGTTCACATAGACTAGGATGATGAGTGTAGCAGATGCAATAATCATCTGAAAAACACTTGTCACAGTTCTTACTAGTTCTGCCTTAGACCTTGCGAGTTTGAGTTGTTTACGTTCTTCTTTACTAATCATCTATTCAGTATAGCAAAAATCCCCTCCGAAGAGGGGATTTGCTCAGATGCGACCTGCGGAGAAGTCAGCGAGCACACGAGGTGCATTGCTGTCAAACCCTACGAAGTCCATCATTCCTGCGTCGCTTGGGTCAGCGATGGTGAATTCAGTTGCCTGAACTCCCAGAACTGCCAGACGAGCTGGAATGCCAGTCTTCTTACGGTACTCCTTGAGCGCCTGGAATGGGTGGATTTCACCAGCCCACGTGTCATTATCGGTGATAATGACGAACGTGTCTACTTCAATTCCACGGTCCAGAGCCCAACGCATTGGAAGGCTACAGTCCGTACCACCCCAGTTGTGACGCTGGACATTACGCATTGCCGTAGCAAGGTCTGTCTTAGCGCTGATACCAAGGTCGGTAAGGTCACTGTTGCGACCAGACCAGCCATATCCATTGGACGTGAATCCACGGATGATGTGAGCAGGCTCGGTACGAGCGATGGCCATAGACATTGCAGCAGAAACCTGAGCACAGCTAAGGTCGAGACCGTTAGCCTTTGCACTCATGGAGCCTGATACGTCCAGAGCCAGCATCGTTCGCTTACCGGCAGGCTCGACAGCCTTGAATGCCTTGTGGAATCCCTCATTGAGGGCATCCGCAATAACACTCTCAGTTGTCCAGTCCTTTACACGCTCCTCGCGCTCGAAGCCCCAGCGGTCCCTTACGGTCTTCATCTGGCCTTCGTTGTACACGACAGACGCATTCAGGAAGTTGATTGGATGCAGACGAGTCTGTACAATCATCTCCTGATTTGTGAGCTGTCCCGCATACGCAGCAGCAAAGCGCATGTCCTGGAAAGCACCAATTCGCGCGAGGCGAGTGATGTTTCGAACAAGAGCCTGGCCACGGAGCTGTCCGTTAGCGAAGATTCGCTTCCACACACTCACGTCCTTGAGGAACTGAGTTGGGATTGTCTCCCATGAAAGCATCTCGTACTCACGGAGAACGCTGTGAACGTCCTCGACAGACTGAGCCCTCTGCATCTTCTTGAAGCCCTCGATAACCCGAAGGTCATCGGTAGCATCGTGAGGCTTGCCGAGAACAAAATCTGCAACAGACGTGTTCACATCTCGTGGGTGGGAAAGACGCATTACGTCTCGGAGTGTCCAAGTCTGCTCACCGAACTTACGAGAACGGTACTTGACCGCCTGATAAGCCAGCTTGTCAGCATCTCGGTCGAACCAAGAAGCAACAATCTCTCGCTTTGAACGACCCCACCCAACGTTCATTGAAGTAAGGTAGTTCAGAAGCTCATACAGGTGAGTGCCTGTACGAACGACACGATTGAATACCGCCTTGACCGCCTGCTTGTTCTTACCATTGGCAATGACAGAGGCTAGAGCGAACAGGGCAGGAGACTGCTTGTATGCACGACCATTGACAGACACGTCCACAATGGTGTTCAGTACAGAGGCTTCGTCTCGCTCAATCATCTCGTTGAGGAACTGTACGTTGGAACGAGCGTGTGCACTCTCCTTGACGTAATAAGTGCCACCGTCTACACCCAGAATCAGGAATCGCTCTAGGCGAGCCTGGTCAGAAACCTGGAAGACGAATCCACCAGCGTTGTTCTTTACCTGACCTGCCTTAGCCTTCTGAGACTGAGGAGTCTTGTTCAGACCCTTGGCAGCAGTGTTAAGTGCGTTTGACATTTCTTTCGACCCTTTCTAAGGATAATTAGTTGTATTCAGGAACAAGACCCATCTCGAAGTCATGCTCAAACTGAGCAAAGTCGTCTTCACGAATCTTGTAATGGATTGCGGCTTCAATGAGCCTGTATCGTCGTTCTAGGTACTCTAGCATACCGTCATCAAGTCGCGCAAGGTCGTTGATGTGATAGCGAGTTCTCTGAGTGCTGGCTTTTGCAGGACCAGAAACGTAGTAGCGATTGTCATCCATGTGAGAATACTGATAGGTATCCTTGTCCCAGATAGTTCTGTTACTAGGAACCCAATGCCATTCTACACGTGCCGTTCGCTTTTCTTCGTTAATGTCGTCTACAACGCCGACGCGGAAAGAGGACGATGTGCCCTGCTTTCCGCCGCGAAAGACTACTGCGCCAACCTCGATTTCATGACCGAGCCAATTCTTCATAGCTTCTTCTTGTCATTCCAATCGACTGTAGTGACAACCTTCTCGACTCTTTCAAGAAGGTAGACGTTCTTGTCATCGAAGATATTCTCTTGCATCTCCGTCTTGCCTCGCTCCCAACGTACACCTACGTATACGCCCTTGTCAAGCTCAGCAATGTCAAGAGTATGAATCATCCAACGAGACTCATGCTCCTCAATGGTATCCACTAGTACCGGCTTGAATTCACCGTCTTCTACTAGGTCACCAATTTCATCGATGGCATCCTCAAGGTACCAGCCATCATTCCAGAGTTCTTTCAGCTTTTCAATTCTTTGCTCAGTGTTCATACTAGTGCGGATATATAGGTGAGAGTCGGAGTCGCCCGTGCCTTGGGCTACGTAGGATTCGAACCTACCTGTTTCTTATTCAAAGGAAGATAACCGACTTACTCTTTCGACCCGCAATTCTTTTCATGTCTGGTCCACGTTCTCAATGCGTGACAGTTGGCACAAACAAGTTCACACTTGGCAATCTCAGTTTCAATCTTCTTGATTGTTCCATTGCGAACTAGCCAACTCACAGTAGCTTCTTTGTCATCAGCTATGTGGTCATACTGCATCTGACATGGATGATAGAACTCTCCACAATCAGCACACGGATTGTTTTTCTTAAGGTCGAAGACGAAGTCTTCTCTCTTTTGCCGTGAACGATTATTACGTTCTTTGTAGACATGTTTGTTCTTTTCGTAGTGAGCCTTAGCGTACGCCTTTCGCTCCTCTTCATTGGAAAATGGCATACTACTACACTACATGGGTTCAAATGTTTTGTCAAATTTGAACCCTATTGTCCCGACGAAAGGAATCGAACCCTCGACATTTCGCTGACAACGAAGTGTGTTTCCATTACACCACGCCGGGATAACACCCTACCGCTTGAGGGTGATTGTTACATTTGGCTTACCTGTCGTCTTACGACCAGTCTGCCTGGAAATCTCCTGCACTCGTGCATTGAACTTCCGATTTGCTTCCAGTTCGTTCTTTGCTTCGTACACATCATCGACAATTTCAGTATCATTGCCGAAGGGAATTGTCCCCTTGATTTCGTACTTAGGCATATTACTCCTTACGATGCTTACCTGTCAAGTCGTTGACTTCGCCTTCGTCTGGTAGAGGAAGCTTCTCATCTACCGACTTAGTAACTGTACCACAGTGCTTGCAGTTCGACTTTTGCACGATGGTTACGACATTTTGCATACATGATGGACAGAATCTGATAGCCATGCGCGCCTGACGGGATTTGAACCCGCGATTTCCTGATTGACAATCAGGTGCATTAGACCAGACTATACTACAGACGCAAGGTGATGGCGGAGGGGTTGTGGCTCAAGCTCCTGTGTTCCTCTCTTACCTGCTTGCCGACCATCTACGTTCTACTCTACCGGTTCTCGGAGAACCTGTCAACTGACTGGACTGGAACATCCTTGCCAGCAACTCTGACAGTCTTCTCTACCGGACCTTCAACAAAGACTACACGAGTGTTACCGTTGTGTCCATGGATGTTCTCAAGAGTCTCAATGTTTGGATACACAGCAACTGAGTTCCAGGAGGTCAACCATGTCATACAACACTGACCATTGTCAAACTGGACTCCCTGTGCAACCACTCCTGTTCCAGAGACGCCAGATGAATCTACGTCTCTATGAAGTTCAAACAGTCTCATTTTCCCTATATTCTATCTAGATTCTAGAGAATATCTAAACATCTTTTTCTTTATTTTCTCTAGTGTAATACTACCCTAGCATGGGCTCAAGGTGGTGTCAACTCAGAGAGGATATCCCCATCCAATGGCTACATCAGGACTGACTGTAACTGTCATTGTTACTCTCTGTGTTCCTCCTGAGTCGTACCCCTTGAATATCAAGGAGAGTTCATAGCCATCGTCATCAACATCAAACCATCCATAGTGATTCCCTTGTTGTGTAACTCCATAAGCAGGATAGACTCCTGCTGAATTTGCTTCTCCTGATGAATCCCCTCCTTGAGCTGATTGGTCCATAGGAGCACAGGAGATTGTTGGGAATCCTCCCCTTGTGTTAAGAATTCCATCATCAGCAGAAAGGCGATGGCTATCGCCATGTACATAGACTACCTTGACTTGATTGGAAGAGATGAAGTTTCCTATCTCTACTCTCTCAGTATTGAAGGCTTGCCAAGTATCATTTGTACCGGGGTTTGTTGCTATTCCTCCCCATGCTTGGTCATGTAGCCAGACTTTCAGAAGCTCTGGCTGTAGAAGTTGACTCTTAAGCCAAGCTTTCTGTTCTGCTCCCAGCATAGTCTTTGATGAATTATCTGTAGACCCTCTTGCACTCATATAAGTACGGCTGTCAGTCTGAATGAATCTTACTCTTCCGATTACCCAGGTTCTCCAGAGTCCGTTTCCCTGACTATCAGAAAGAGGCGGGTCAATCATAATCTGATGACGAACGCTGATGATTGCTGGCCGACCGGCATACGTGCTATCAGAGTTACTTCCGCAGAAGTCGTTGTCTGAGTACGTATGGCTCACTGGAATATTGCGCCAAAGAGCAGACTGTCTGGCGGTCATCAGAGAATTCTCATAATTCGTACGGTGCTCCACAGGGTCATTCGGAGCTATCGGATTAGACGTGTAACTGGCATGCTCATAGTGCACGTCTCCCAGATGAGCAAAGAATCTTGCAGGCAGTCCGTCTGGCCCTACTCGTGTGCGCATGGCATCGAAGACTGCATGGTTTGACGCAGTGAAAGAGCATGACGCAGCAAGAAAGCTAAAAGAGCCAGTGACAGGGAATGTCCTCGTCTGTCCCACGATTGTGACATCCAGGACACCGTTCATTTCCAGGGCGAAGTAATACTGTGTGTCCTGGGACAAACCAGTGACAGTCAGTTTAGAGTAGCCATCGCTGTCCGGTGTCACTGCTGATGAATATACAGGTGAGGACATGTCACTTGACAGTGACACTGCTAGGCGGACAGATGTCGCACTGCTTGTCCTGCTGAGGACACGGATTTTGTCCTTGTCCGCAAGTCCCTGTCTCAATGCGATGACAGTTGGTGGTGCTGCTCCAAGAGGCTTTACTGTGAATGTGAATCCACCAGAACCAGATGCGGCCGGTGAATAGGTAGTCGTCCTTGTTCCTGTAGCTCCAGTGACAGATAGAACTTGGTATGACACCTTGAGGTCAAGAGCATTAGGTACGCTGTTAGCGATGTTGACGTTGGCAATCTCAGTCATACCGCTTGGAGTGCTTCCAACTGGTGCTGAGCTTCCTCCTGCAATTGTGGAATAGCCAATGGTGAACAGAGTCGCGTGGTCACTTACTGCATTGACAGACGCGAAATTCATGCTTGTTCTGTTGGGTGCTGTAGCCGTACCAGAGCCTAGTGCATCAATTGCAGTTGTGGTGTCGGTATTGGTTTGAAGCCAAAGAATAGCTACAATTCGCTCGGCAGTCTTGTTGGTCGTCCATGTATAGTTAGACGCACTCTCTGCTGAGGCTGTAGCCACGTATTTGTAATACACCTTGCAGTCAACGTAATCCTGCTGAGTTACACCAACTTCGGTCCAGCCGGAAGGAACAGTCCACGTACCGGCCGCATTCCTTTGTAGGATAGCTGCGAACATGTAATGCCCGTTTGCCAGATTAGCTGGCTTGGCAACGGTTACTGATGTCGCATTTGCGTTGCTTGCTGTGGTGACGTTTCCTGCTCCAAGCAAGGGTGTTGAATTAGCCATGCATTCATTTTATCACCAAAAACACTAAAAGCCATCCTCATAGATAGAGGATGGCTAGAGTGTTGATGATTACGTGAATAGTGTTATCCGCGATAATCATCAGCCAGGTATTGAGCCAAGGAGGCCCGTCATTTCGGTAACCAGTTAGGTTACCTTCGCTCCAGGAATATCGCCATTCCTTCGGAGCAAGTTGATTCTTTGCCCAAACCACATGTCTTGCCAGGCGATAATGGTCGATGACAATGTGAGTGACAATGATGACAGCCAAGGCTATTGGTGACATCGTGACAAACAGGAATGGGACACCGTATGTGACACCATGGACAATTGCTGGTGCCCACCGCTTTGTCTTGAGCTGTGCCATCCAGTCTGTCTGAATGATGTAATCACCTACAAAGTGGAGCAAAACTCCGATAAGAGCTGCCGTCATTTAAGACCACGCTTATGCTTAATGGCCTTGATGGTGTTCTTCATTCCACCAATTTCCATTGCCAGGGTAGCAGCCTTGCGCTTAATTGCATCAAGCTCGGCACCCTTCTTGCCACGCATAGTTTGCTCCATTGACTTAAGCTCCCTCTCCTTGCCAGGAAGGTCACGCTTAAGATTCTCATAGAAGCGAAGTTCTTCTTCGGGCTTCATGATTCCTCCTATAGAAAATGCCCGGCACAATTAGTACCGGGCGGGAGCGGAGACAGAGGGAGTCGAACCCCCACGGCATATCACTACACCTTCAAGGTTTTCAAGACCTATAAGCACTCCAATGCGTGCCTCCATAGGGAAGTCAGCGAATGACTTCCAGGTCATCTTCGTTAAAGCCACCCATCACACCCATGATAGGGTGATTGAGTCCTCTTTCGAAGAACATGATTTCGTATTGCCCAGCACCAAGAGCACCGAGAATGCGAGTCCTTTTGTGAATCCTGCCACGCTTACCGTAGTAATCAGGGTCAACATTAGGACGGTCGTGCTTTACTTCAACTGTGTCACCACAGATTATCATATTGCACCTCCTGCGGAAGGCCAGGGAATTGAACCCTGCCGGGCTGTAACACCCTTAGAGCCTTTCCAAGACTCCTGCTAGCCAATCGCTTACCTTCCAAAACGTTCAGTCATTCCGAACGTTGATTTGCTTCTTTACACAGAGCACGACGTTCCCAGAACCCTCGGGAACCTCTACCTTTGCCAAGGTTGGGTTCTCAGAATCTCCCCAGTAAATACCAGGTTCGTTTCCAACCCAAATCTTCTGGCCCTCGAAATAAGCCATTGTGCCTCCTTAGAGAACTTCGACCATACGGTCATGGGCACCAAACAGAACCGCGTTGTCCTTGTCAGAAACGATGACCTTGTGGCCATCCCTTACCTGAACAGTTCCAGTCGTGTTCTTGTAAGACCCATTTGTAACTTTAACTCTGGTACCCACTGCATGTGAAAGAGCAGCCACGGTTATTCCTTAGTTAGTAGTTGTTTGTAATGTGGATAAGGTGTGACAATCGTCTAGCCCATTCGGGCAATGTCAGCTACTCTGCCATTGAGTTACCGAGGACAATGAAGTCCCCAGGAAGGATTCGAACCTCCAACACGCTGATTTGAAGATAAACAATCATCTTCGACCCACAAGTACGCCAGGAAGGAATTGAACCTTCTCTCGGTAGGATATAAGCCTACTGCATTGAACCGTTATGCTACTGGCGCTCCGCTAGCCCGGAAGGACTAGGTTTAGTTATATCTTACAGCGAGCACGAGCACCTGTCAACCCTGAGAGTTGGTGATGCTCTGTGCCACGCTGACGATACCGTTCCATCCAGTGTCAGCCATGTTATACACGGTCTTAGGAAGACCGGTAAAGATGGTGGCAAGGATGAGACCTCCTACGATGCCCCACATGAGTTCCGGCCACTGCTTACCCTTCTTCTTGACAAGGTAGAGTGAGATTAGAACCCAGAGGATGACAGGGCCGACGAGTACGGCTTCCATCACTTCTCCAATTGCTTCTCGATGTTCTTCCTGAAATAACCAGCCACCTTGTACTTGGACCCTTCCCAAATACGGCTCTCTCGGCCGGTATCCCCTAGAATCTCATGCAACTGACGAGCTGTCAAGGTGTGGCCGTAGCCCTTGAGTTCCTTGACCAAGATGCTGGCTGGTAGCCAATCATTCTCGTCGAAGTTCTCAAAGATGTCAAGCACGTCCTCAAGCATGCGCTTGTCGGTTGTGTCTGTAACTGTAACATCTAGGTAGGTGTCCTTGTCAAGCTCGGGCATGCCCTCTGCTTCACGCTCGTCACCCATTTCAATTGCCTCATCTGGTTCGATTGGGAAGACCTTGTACAGGTATGGTTCTCTTGAGCCACCGCCCAAGATGTAGCACTTACCAGCGTCTTCGACGTCCTCACCTGATGCTGGATGTAGCTTATCAGGTCTCCAGCCCTGTGACAACATGCCCTCTCCGAACACGAGAGGTACGTCAGCGTGACGAGAAGCAAACATTACCTTGATGCTTACTGCATCTGCAATGGCGGCACCAAGAGTGTCCTTTGTAGCCTGCTGTGCTGCCATAACGACAGTAATAGCTGACTTACGTCCATTGCGGATAATCTGCACAGCCAAATCCTTGCACTTCTTATTGAGCTGAATAAACTCGTCAATGAAGATGATGAGAGCAGGGTGTTCCTTGGTTGGCTGCCAGTTGTCACCCATTCCTAGCTTCGTCAGCTTCTTTGCACGAATCTTGGTGTACTCCAGAGCCTCGGTTAGCATTTCTTCAATTTCCTCTTCCGTCCTACCGCGCCTTGCGATAGCCCTTCCGAAGACTTCGAGTCCATTGCCACCAGGGTCAATGTCCCAAGTTACACAGTCTCTACAGCTAGTGGTGATGTCTGCCAGCTTACGCATGAACATTGACTTACCACCACCAGGCGCAGCAATGATTACTGCGTGATTTCGAAGCAAGCTGAGTTCGAGAAACTGACCATCCATTCGCTGAGCAATCTTGTACTTCTTCTTGATTGAGCGAGAAAGGGGTTCTGCTCTGTGCTCTGGGGTCATATCTGCAAACGGGTCAGTCTGCATAAGTCTGATGACAACTTCGGCCCGGAATCGAGTAGCAGCTACTAGCATTCCATCAGTAGGAAGTCTTAGTAGCGTTTCCATCTTCTTAGCCTTAGACATTACATCATCAGGAGTTCCCTTTCTCAGAACTACCGGGATTTCCCAGCCCCAATTGTAACGAGTTGGTTCCAAGATAACCCTGGGAGTGATTCCCTCAGCAAGTAGCGCACGCCTCAAGCATTCCTGCGCCTCATCTCTCGTGCGAGCGTCTGCAATTGGGAAAGGCTCCATAGGGTCAAGCTCCTCTTCCTTTCCTGTTATTGCTGACACAAGCTGCTTAGGCTTGACGCCACTACCTACGAACCACATGGCAAGAAGGCTCACAGCAAGCACCACAACAATTGGAACAATCGCCCATGTGACGTAGGCCCAACCAAGAAGCGCAATCAGTACAGCAAGGACAGAGTAGAATCTCTTGCGCCTTGGCTCACTACGCTTCTCTTGCTCTATCTTCAACTTCCGGGCCTTTTCCAGATTGCCATCCATCTTAGCCTTGGCAATCTCTTCCTTATAGTCGTTCAGGTAGACCCAATCCAGAACGGCCTTCGTAGTTACTTTCATTCCCTTTCGGACATGCGAAAATGCACCCTGACCGGAAGACCGAAAAGACCTGGTATCAACCAGGTCTGTGTCAGGGCGTTTCACAAGCTCTTTGGAATGTCTCTTGTCGAAATCTACCATTGTTTTAAAGGGTTTCTATTAGGGTCCTCCAATGAAGACCAGTTGGGACGGTGGGAATTGAACCCACATGTAACCGATTAACCTTTCTACACTTTATCAGAGTGAGGGTATACGCCCCATTGGCGTGAGCCGTTAGACCCACTTTTGCACTTCATCGAGAACGCCCAGAAAGACATCCTCATATGCTCCAGACTCTCCGAGTGATGAGCGGAGAATGAACTTGTCCATAGTGGACAGCCGTGGATTGAACTTACCGTATTCCAGGGCCTCACCAAGGTTTAGAAGGAGACGAATAGCATGTCGCTTTCGTTTTACGTCTTCATGCTTGGCGAAGTTCAGAGCGGTACGAATGTATACTTCCTTCATCTTGGCGCGATTCACTCGATATTGTGTCCGGAACTGGTGGATTTCATCCACATCTGGTACCGGCGTCCATAGCGCTTCAAGTGCTTGAGGTACGCATTCGTCAACCATGTGCATGAATGTCGAGAGGTCAACGACCGTCTTGTCAATTCCATTCACGATGGTTTGCTTAATATTGCGCTTCCGCTTGGTTCGCTTTGTAGCAACCACTTCGTAGATGTCTTTATCCGAACCTGCGTGAGCGAGACCGTACAGATGCGAACCATGAATTGTTCTTAGGAGTACCGTCATAATGTAAATCCTTTAGGTAAGTGGCGAGAACGGAGAGAGTGTAGTACCTAATGTCATCCTACCACACACATCTGAGATGACTTTACAGAGCACCTTTTACAGCACCCCTAGGAATCGAACCTAGTATCCATTGTGTAAGATAACCGTGTCTCAATCGACCCAAAAGTTGGTGGTTCCTAGTCCGGAATTTAACCGGTATTACCCTTCCCCTGGAAGGGCGGATTAGTCATTATCCTATGGAACCAGTCGGGATAACTGGATTCGAACCAGCGACTTCTGCATCCCAAATGCAGCGCTCTGACCAAGCTGAGCTATATCCCGGAAGTCAGGCACCTCGGAATCGAACCGAGTTTCTTAGGCTTCCAAAGCCAACGGATTACCATCTTCCCCGTGCCTGATAGCAGGTTTCCCTGCCGTTGTACTTAATCTTAGCAGACGCTCTAGCGAGTGTCAACTCTTCGGCTTTCGCCTACTCGGTGGACAGCCTTTGCCGTCCAGGTTCTTGTGTCCTTCACAGACTACCACAGATTTGTTGTGGTACCTAATCGTGACAGTAGCCTTTCTTGAACAGCGCTGGAACCAACACTGTCCATTGCTGCCTGTAAGAGCCACTTTACTCCTTCTGGTTCAGTTCGTCAAGCTGACCCTGTAGCTTGGCAATCTCTGCCTCAAGCTCCTTCTTGTACTGCTCACCAAGACGCTTGTCAAGGCTGTGGTCGTATGGAAGATGTTTGTCCAGGTCTGGCTTGATTGTCTCAAAGATAATCTTAGCCTCTAGCTTGTGCATTTCTCCATTTCGGAACCATGCCTTCCAGAGGTCACCAGCCTCTTCACCATCACCCTCAAGGATGAACAGGACGTTTGGCCACTCACGTGAGAGCTGTTTCATGTCCTTCTCCCAGTCATACCACTTTAGGTTCTGTGAGTAGTTTCTGTCAAGCCACTCTCCGAGGACGAAATCGTAGTCTCCACTGGAGAAGATAATCTTGTCCTTTTGGTTCATCATCTTATCATAGACTGGGCCACGACCCTCAGCGCTTAGTGTGAAGTCGGTGTAATATCCCATGTTTCCTCCGGATATGATTGTGCCCGGTACCTTTCGATACCGGGCGTTTGTTAAATGGTTTTGACGCCATTCGGGACCTTATCCCCTACTTCTCTACTCAGACGACCTCAGCATGGCCGATGTCCTTTTGATACTACTCTCGGGCTTACTAAATGGTTTATGCTGACCACCATCGTTCATGCCTTCTAAGGCGAGTTTCGTCAAAGCACGCCCTGTAGGAGTCGAACCTACGCTTTTGGTTTTGGAGACCAACGTGCTACCGTAACACTTAGGGCATATGTTGTCGGTCCGAGGAGGTTTTACCCATCGCTTCCGATTATCGTTACATCCTCTTTCCGCACTTTTACCATGGTTATTATGCGTTCCGAATCAGTTATTGTCACCGATATCACGAAGTCGGACCAGCTCCCCCGGCAGGAGTCGAACCTACGTACCTGAGATTCAGAGTCTCAGTGGCCAGCCACACGGACCACGGGGGAAGGTGCCCTGCGCAAGCGCTGTTTATGGGCTAAGAGCACCGAGCGGGAATCGAACCCGCGCTGTCTGATTGGAAGTCAGACGTTCTACCATTAAACTACCGATGCATTGTGTGGATAAGTGTTTGAAAGTCGGAGAGCCCCTATCGGAGCGTATTCACCATTATTGAAAGATAACCAACTTTCGTTCGACCCACATTTACTACTTTAACAGCTCACTCGCTGTCTGTCAAGCCTGTAGCGTTCTTACGGTCCTCATCAGTGAACTCGTAGGCGAGTCCAGAGCGAGTCGCTGTTACATAGCTTGTCATACTCCTTGATACCGCGTCAAGTCCTGCCTTGTCCGCAGCGAACGTTAGGCTGGAAGCCACAGGGATTCCCAGCTTTGAGCCTACTGCGATGGCGTCCTGATTGGCACCGAGGTATACGAATTCATCACCGTGCTGCTTTGATTCCGTAACGAGCTGGTTGACCGTTTCTACTGTCCACTCCTGAGAAGCGTTCTCCAGGCCATCAGTCATGATGACATAGATTGTCTTCTTGGTCTGTGGTACATAGTTTACTACGGTCTTACCGATTGCGTCAAGAAGGGCGGTCATACCACGAGGCTGAATACTTACTGTACCAACCGCATTGGCAAGACCAACCTTCTCAAACTTGGTCTCGTATACATCATCAAACTGCACGTAGGTGACAAAAACATCACCCTCAACATTCTGCTGCTCATCAAGGAACCTGTTGAGGGCACCTTCTGCCTCGTCCTTAATCCTAGACATGCTACCAGAGCGGTCTACGATAAGAACAATATCTACGTCAGTCATTACTCTCCTTTTTAGAGGTACCGGGGACTAGTCTATCCCCGGTTCTCCTCCATCAAACACTATCTTAGAAGCAGGCACCCTGTCAACTACGCCAGAGATGCAGGCCCAACACCACCAGATACCCTCATGGGTACACTCGTTTGCACGCATCTTACTCCATTGAGGGTAAGAAGGTGGCATAGGACCACTACCACACTGGTCACACTCTTCGTCTGGACCAAGCAGTCTACCAGACTGACACTGCTCACAAACTACTGGGCGTTCGCTTCGCTTCACAGCTCGGCTGACCCGCTGCTTCTTTTCTACCACAGGCAAGGTACCGTCGTCAAGAGGTATCTTGTCGCCCTTGGCAGAGTTGCACTTCTTGTGCATCAACTTGAGGTTGTCAAGGTCCCACGTGCCACCAGCACTCAATGGAAACCAGTGGTCAATAGTAGGGCCATTGTCCTTTGTGAATGGAGTCTCACAGCCAGGGTATCGACATATGAGTCCATCACGAAGAGTCAATGCCTTGACAATCTCCTTACGATTGAACTTTAAGCTCGGCATGGCATACCTTTCGGTCAGATAATTTCTAGCTTCGTGAGATAATCAGCCAATTCATCTGGCATCTTTCTTTGCTCACGAGGCACTTCAATTACATTATCACGTTCACGAGCCATGTCAAGCTCCTCACGCTTGGCCTCAACTTCTGCCCGCCTGATTGACTCGTACGTTTGTACCTCAATGGTAGCAAACTCGTCTCGTGGCGTGTATGTAATTGCATTGTGAACTGCTCCACACGTTGCATCAGCCAAGTCCTTTGACCCCGTTCTAGGGTGGTCAATCTTGTCATTTGGCATGATACGCAGTGCTAGCAATTCCCTCTTGAGCAATGATACATCTGGACCCATAAGTCTCTGGTCATAGATGACCCAGCTCAAGTCTTCGTAGTGCTTCTTTGCCACTGAAAGAACCTCGGAATTAATACCGACTCCTCGCAGATACTTCATCTGGTCATTAGAGTTCCAGCGGTCAAAGGTCACTAGGCGGAGGTCGAAACCTCTGCGCTTCAATCCTGTAATGTAGTCTCTTACATCAGCGAAGTCAACATCCTTACCGGGCTTTGGTGTCCACCATCGGACAGCATCAACCACAACATAAGGAAGCACTTCGTTAAGCTGACCACCAATCTTCTTCTGTACGAACTTCTCAACGTGAGCAAGAGCTACAGCACAGTGGTCATGCTTCTGCGCAAGGTCTACGTGTACATAGTAGCGCACACCCTCCTTCGGTGTAAAGTCTGCCCTGTATGAGCCGTCTTCGTCAACTCCATTAGGACGAACGAAAGAGGCTTCCACCTTCTCCTTGTCCTTGAAGAATGCATCAATGGCGTCAGGTGGCATACACGCAAATCGAGAAAGGGCATCAATTGGGTCAGTGAAGAATGCGGTCGTAAAGTCTTCAATCTGACGAGTTGGATTGACTTCCCAGGTAGGACGCTTCAGGGCATAGACGCGAGGAACGTGGTAGGAAATGATATGGTCTTCCTCCCACTTAATGCTGAACTTGTTTTCCTCAATCTCGTCTGGTAGTTCAGGGTCAAGCTTGAATACATGGCTACGCTCGACTACTTCCTTTTCTGCAACTACCGCCTCATATCTCTGAGAGATAAAGTCGTTCTTGAAGCGAGGGAATGATAGAAGAACTACCTTTCCTTCTGCCGGGAATCGAGAGTCAACAGATGCTCGATACATCTTATAGACAGCGTCAGCCGTCTTTGCCTGCTCATTACCAGAGGTAGAGTCGAGTGCAAAACCGGAAATCTCGTCAAGAACGCAATAGATGAGGTTATAGCCCTCCCAGGCTTCACGCTCAGAGTGCCCTGAGTAGACGTTGATGTTTTTCTCGAAAGCGATGTGCCCAGCCTTGGTCGTATACTTTCCTTCAAACCAGGGAGAGCCCTCAATGCGGCTCTTGAATCCCTTAAAGAATACGTTGTTGGCCTGCGCTGCGTTGATAGCAATGTTCAGAATGTCAATGGAGTCGCCAGCAGGCTTTCCAAAATACTTTGCTGGATTACGTAGACACAGCAGCAAATAAACAATGTAGGCACAGGCAATAGTTGACGTGAAGTCCTTACCACTACCCTTACCCAAACAGGCAATTACCTCGTTGCACGTTTCTTTCCAGCGTCGTTCTGCCTTTTCTGCCTCATAGAGGTTGTACAGTGTGCTTTGCTTGTAAATCTGACTGCTAGCACGAATGAGCTGGTACTGATATTCGGACAAATGAGGCATGCCTAGATAGTCTTCGCTCTGCACGAAGACCTCGATATCGACTGGAATTTCTTCAAAGTCGTCGTCTGACAACGCATTGAAGAACTCAGCAAAATCAGTAGACAAAACTAAATCCCTTCATTGATATAAAGTATATCATGAAGGGATTTAATCAATTCGGAACGACAATGGTCTCTGTCTTGTCAGTGACCCTGCTCAGCCTTCGAGCAACTTCGACCTTGCAATGTGGACAATCAGATGTCACTTCTCGGAGAATGCTAATGAGAATTTCGTGCTTTCGCTCCATCTCGATTACTTCATCTCCTGCATGCTGACTGTCAATGAGACCAGCCTTCTGCAAAAGGTCTACTCGCTTGCCCTCAACATCTGCCAGGTTTTTCAGGACAGTAGTCTTTGTCTTGAGGTCATTGTTCATATCAGCTTCCTCTAGGACTTCCCAGAGTTCTCTGATAATCATGTTGTAATGCTCATCCATGCCAGTCAAGGCTTCCGTGGCTCGCGCCTGGATTGCCTTATTATTCTGAGCGATGAGCTTCCACTCGTCAATATACTCAATGACTTGAGCACGCTTCATGCCCGTACTACGAGCAATTGCAGTGGCATTGTCGCCCTTAAGATGAGCCGCTACGACCGTGTTCATCTGCTCAATTCGGTCAAGCGTGTCTAGTTCTTTAGGCAACCTTTCTCCTTCTACGTGGACGCCTTGGCTTTACGAGTCCCTTGAGCTTTTCCACATAGAAAGACTTCCATTCACCTGTATCTGCATTGATGCAGTCAATCCAGGTTTTGCCAGTCTGAGTATTGGTTGCCACACATCGGAACTTGAATGAGCCTCGCGTATTTTTGAACTTGATGAGAGCCTTTGGCAGAACCGTGTCTCCATCAATTTCGAATTCATATGAAGCGATGATGTGTGGGATTCCGCTGTACGCTCCCTGCCACCAGGCATCAGGATTCTTTTCCCTTGAGCGCCTTCTAGTCGGTGTTCCCATAGTATCTCCTCACTTTCAAGATAATTATATCATGCCCTGAAAGATTTCCATCCACTTCCGGGCATCTTCCTCACGCTGAACGTCCAGCTTGTCAACAAGCCAGCTCACACGCATTTGAGGAGATACATCAGGAACCGTGAAATAGGGAACATCCAACATATCCAGGACTGTCTTTACGTTATTGTCGATTTCTCTGCGGTACTTCTCATCAGGGTCTCGGACTCCATCGTCCACATTTCCCCAGTAAATTGGGAAGTAGAGGAGAAGTGAGTATGTCTTCATATACATCTGAGTCAGACGATATGTGACGTGCTCAATGAATTCTCCACTCTCCCATACGTTAGCACACTGATACATCGTGTAGGCAAGAGAGTCAACCAGCGTTCTGTCTGAGATGAGTCCTTGCTTATACATTCTGTTGTGTGGATTGACTGTAGCCTCTGCTTCATCAATCATTCGTAGAAGGGGAACGAGAATCTGACTTAGCTCTGTGGCTTCTCTGTTAATAGGATAGCCATATGCTTTTATCTGCCGGGCCGTTGATGGGACCAGGGAAAACAATTTGAATGGTCCTTCAACCATGGCTTCTGCCATGGAAGTCTTCCCTGTCCCGTGTGCGCCCATCATGCCAATCTTCATCATAGAGGTCAGCATAGCACAGGTCAACGGCTACGTCTACGTGTGATGTTGAACGTCTCAAGATAGCGAGTGATTGTCATCTCTGAGACACCACACTCTTCGGCAATCTGGCGAGCGTTCTTTTGTCGATAACGTGCCCTCAGCCATTTCTCACTCTTGTAATACTCTTTCTTTTTCTTCTTAGACATCCCACACCTCCTTCATCAGAGGGTCAATAATCTTGATTGGCATCTTGCCAGAGGCGTACTTAATGCAATTGTACGTGCCCCCAGTCTTACCAGCCTCAAGCATTCCAAGGACGCCTTCTGCGTGGTCCACCATGTATTCATTGCGCTTTTGGTAAGCCCATGCTCCAGGGTAGTCGTCATTTGGCAATACGTTGATGACCTCATCAGCCAGTTGTAGAGCCCTGTGATAGTCGTACTCGTCTGCTCTACGTGGCTTGTGGCCTCTCCATGGCTTTGCAGCAATGAAGGGAATCTTGAGTCCCCATGCCGTTTTCGCCAATAGGAGGTCGAAACCAGATGCCATGCCTACATAAACCAAAGAGGCCCCCATATCAATGAGGGCCTTCTCAGTTTGGGCAGCAATCCAGTCACGGTCCCTCAAATCTCTATGACCTGTTCCCGCAACAATCATGCTAACTCCTTCGTGTCTTATTCTTCACTGCCCACCAGGCAATGCCTAGTGAATCAGCTACGTTATCGCTTTCTAGCTCGACGCCAAACTCTCGTTTAGCAAAGTCAATGGTGCGCTGCTTCCTCATCAGTCTGCCCTTATTCTGATACCAACTTGCAGACTTACCAGGAAATTCTGCCTTTATAGCATCCTTCTCTGCCTTCGTCAGATTCTTATTGCCAATGAATGATTGCCATGAAATCGGTGGGACTTCAATTACAGTTGCTCCCTTTTTCAAGAGAGCAGCAATCACGGCACCAAACACATAAGCCATCTTAATAGCGACTGATGTACTTCGAACCATAATGGCTGCTTCAATTGCAACAAAATCAGGAGAGAAGTGTTCGAAGAGTGCGAGGGTCTTTACGTTCGCATCATGCACTCTTTCGAATACTGTCGCTCCATTGAAGAAGACCTCTCCACACTTCAAGAAGTCTTCCCCGTCAAAGATAGTGAATGCTATGGATTTGGTAGAGCAGTCAATTCCCATGACCCTTCGAGCCTTTGTCTTGTGTATATCAGACAGAGGCACTACCAATCAACTCCAATAGTTCCACTCGTTCCTTCCGGCGCTGCTCCGCTTTACAGCCCTCGCATTTGTCTGAGCTGTTATATCTGGAGAGCACAGTGGGGCACTCAGAGCACGTTCTTAGGATTCCCTTTTGACGTGCACGCCGAGCGTAATACTTCTCCATGATTCTTGCGTTGGTCGCCTTACGGCAACATGCTGAGCTGCAAAACTTCTGATTATGAGTCTTGGGCTCAAACATGTTACCGCATTCTCCGTAGGCGCAAATCAATTACTTCTTCACCTCCAGTGGTGCCTTAGTAATGTCGCCTTCTGGAGATTCGTTCCAACACACATTGAATAGCGCGCAGGACTTGCACGCTTTACTCTTTTGGGTAAATGGTCGGGTAGGCAGAGTCTTGTCTTCCCATGTCTTTCGTGTGTCACGCATCCAATCGAACAGATAGTCGGTATATTCACTGTTCGCCTCATCCATTGTAATGGGGACGAGGAATAGTTCCTGCGTGTTCTTGTTTTCGTAGAGAACGAAGCCATCGTCTAGGCCAAGCACTCGCATGTACACGAGAACCTGAACCTTATGATAGTCAATTGCTGTTCCATTTGTTTCACGATGGATATATGATTCCTGACGAGTCGTCTTAAACTCACCAACAATCTTTCGTCCTTCGAAATCTACGATTACGTCCACGAACCCTCGAATTGGAGGGTCTGCATAGGTAATCTCTCGCTCTGCTTCATCAAGCACACCAGCATCACCGAATAGTTTTTCGATGCGAGTATGTGCGGCTGTTCCGTTTGCCATGTTGGCGACACTCAGTCCATCAAAGGTATCGACAAAAGTTCCGCCCTCAAAAGCCAGATACCAGTACCTAGGACAGGTACCGGCACCATAGCCAAGAGAGGACGGACTAAATGAGACCTTCTTGGAATATCTTTCCTTCGGCCGGGAATTTACATAGGCGTCTTCGAGAACTGATACCAGCTTCTTGATATCGAAGTCCGCCTTCTTTCCCAGACGAGCAATCTTAAGTAGTCCGTTAGACATTGTTGTTAGTTTCCGTTTCTCTTAGTGATTACTATTGTAACACATCAGTAGGGCAACTTGAAAGTGTACTTCAATGCCTGGACTAGCTTGTCGATTGACTCAGCCGTCGTGTAGTAGATATTCTTTTTGAAGTTGTTTGGACTACCAGCAGGTGCCTTTTTGATTGTGCTATAGATAGAGGCAAGCATGCTGAACTTTGCAGCATACGCCTGTAGCTGGACGATGAGTCGCTGATTGGTTTCTGGCTTGAGGTTTGGATTCATCATGAGCTGTACCATGACAGCCATTGCCTCATCTAGTTCCGGGTCCTCCATGAAGTCATGAAGCTCCTGAAACTCACCAATCTTTGAAATGTGCTCAAGAGGCGTCAGGTCGCTCATCATCATCCTTCACAAGGTCGGTTGGCATCATTACGCCACCTAGGTCATCAAACATTTCAAGAATCATGTTCTCGACCTCCTGCTTACTTACCGGGCCTCCATATTCGCTGCCGTCGTCATACTTCTTGTACGCCAGCCATCCGCCATTGTCACGACGAATATACTCAACCCTCATTAGCTTCGCCATACTTCTCCTCCCATGCTTCTAGCATCTCCTTGAACATATCGTCCCCAATTACCCAGACACGAGTCTTCTTGTCTGCTGCGCCTAGGACGAGCTTGAGCGCAGGAATCATGTTACCAGACCGGAAGGCGTCTGTGCAAATCTTGCCCCACACAGCCTGGGAAACACTGAAAGACTTGGCATACTCTTTGATGTCGTAGCAGAAGGGTCCTAGCGTGGCGTCACCCTTTTGGAATTGACCACGCCCAGAATTCTTCTGTGCTTTGGCACCATCTCTCTTGATTTCGTTTAGCTCAGTCATTACACTCCTAGATTGAAATTCTCAATAGCAGACTTGTGCTCCTCGACACAAATCCATACAAGAATCTTGTCCACTGGAAAATACTCTGCTTCGTCACAAACGTGGCCACAAGTCATACAGACGAAAGAGCCGTCGATGACGATTCCCATAGGAAGTTCATCGACAGGCTTCTTCGGCTGCTCAGCGAATGGATTAATCACGCGCCCTCTACCTCCTTCACCAGCTTTTCAGCCAATTCAGGATTAGCTCGTAGCTCAATGGCGAAATTGTCTCCACCCTGAACCTTGAGGTCTCCGTAGTAATGCCAAGCGCCCTTCTTCTCGACAATGCCAAGCGCAACACCCAAAACGGCTGCTTCACCAATATTGTCGATTCCTACGAAGTCGCCATCGTAGAAGAGATTGTACTTGCCAGTCTTGTTTGGAGGACCAAGCTTGTTCTTGTCAATGGTCCAGTTTACTTCACGACCAATTGGCTCCTTTAGCAGAAGGTCACCATTGTGGACCTCACCCATAATCTGGTCTGCCTCACGAGCAGAACTCCATAGCTTTACGACTGTAGAACTAAAGAAGTCCACTGCGTGACCACCGGTCGCCTGATGCATAGCTCCATAGGTAGTAATCTTGTTACGTACCTGGGAAATGAGAACCAGAGCAGTCTTCTTGTTGGCGTAGTTAAGCATCTTTACGCCATTAGCCAACTCTCTTGCCTCTGAACCAATCTGCTTTGTGCCAGATAGTTCCTTTAGTTCATCACCCTTCTTATCTTTCTCAAAGTAGGCTGATGAAAGAAGTGCTGAGATGGAGTCCACAGTGACAATATCAATGCCAGCCTTCATGAACTCGACTCCTGCGCTTACCATATCTTCGATTGTCTTTACGTCAGTGTAGATGAGCTTTCTTGTATCTACTCCTAGACGCTCTGCCCAAGAGGGGTCAAAGGACTGCTCAGAGTCAATAAAGGCCGTCTTCTTACCGGCCGCCTGTGCAATTCCCAGCATCCCTAGACAGAATGTTGATTTTCCTGCTGACTTGCTACCCCAGATTAGGGTCTGGCGTCCATAGCCGATGCCTCCACGCAATGCAGAATTCAGCCCTGTGCTTGGAGTGGGCTGCCTCATCAATTGCACCTCTGAGGCCATCTTAGCTCTTGCCAATACCTTTGGGCTTAGCTTAGCTAGAATCTCCTCTTCTATTTCCATATTCTCTCTGGTTCCATTCCTCTTCAAGTTTTCTTGCCATTGCCTTTATTTCTTTGTCGCGGCAGGCGGCCAACCGCTTAATGATAAACAAAATTTCCTCCGAAGAGTTTCCACGAAACACCAATAGATGTTCGTCTTCGACTCCCCGGAGGAAATATGCTTCTGTTGCCATAGGCTCAGTATATCAGGCGTCAGCGGTTGTCGCCACTGCCCTGAATCACTCCTCGTGCCTGACGTGACTTGAGCTTCTGTAGATTCTGCTTCGCAATTAGCTCAAGCGGATAGCCAAGCTCACTCGCCAGATTAGCGGCATACCAGAGAACGTCACCAAGCTCTGCTGCGAGGGCCTTCGCCTTTTCTCCTGTGACAATGCCATTGTCGTCTCGAATGGTCTTCTTGAAGCTGTTTGCGATTTCGCCAGCCTCACCAACCAGGCCAAGAATGCAGTAATTGATAGCTGCTGTACTGGCCTCACCATTCTCAGGGTAAATCGCAGTCTCGTTGGCAGTTAGCTGATAGTCGTTAATGCTCAGGTCGTTGCCCAGGTTTTCAAATCCGCTAATCATCGTTCTCCAGGTGTATTGTGAATTCTTCTTTGAATGGTTCGTAGCTTACCGCTACTTGATAGTGTGTTGCATCGCCAAGAGCCCTGTCCATCTCCTCAGCAGAGATAGTGACAGGGCCGTTAGCGATAAGCAACAGGCGCAGAATGTCTTCTGGCCTGATTGCCTCGTCCATTATCCTCCTCACAGGATATTGTCGTAGAACCAGCTACCTTCCTGAGTCTGCTTGAGAATAGCGTCGATTACCGCACCATCCTTGCACTTACCATATGCCTTGTGGAACATGGTAGGGAAGGCCATCACAGGATACAGATTCTTGTCAGAATCGCATACTGTCGTATACGCCATTGTCTTCTTCGCCTTCGTAACGTACCGCTGGAAAGCAAGCACCTTGTACATGCCTTCCGGAATGTCACCGTATTCACTCGCATACAGATAGTCCACGAAGCCGTTAGGAATCCTGTGAATCAGCTCGTCCATGGTCGCAAACCTCGCAACCCTGTTGTCAGATACCAGGATAGCATACATCTGGCCAGACTCAATAGGCGTCTCTGGATTCGTGAAGACACCAGCAGTGCCAGTCTCATCAATCAAGTCCAGACGTGCCCAGCCTTCTCCTCGCTTGATTCCTCGAACCATTGCAAGGACGCAGAACGCTCCCTTGTCCTTGTAGTCTTCCAGGTCAGTCATTTGTGCCCTGACCTTTGGAGGAATGAACTTCAATTCGAAGGCAGGAATGCGAAGGTACTCGTAGTAGTTCTCTCGCTCCTCTCCTGTGCGAGGATGGTCCTCAAAGGCAGACGCACCGATTGCATTAAGACCTGTGAGGGTCCTAGCGCTCAGTCCATTGCCCTTTTCGTTGACCTTGGCATACAGGTCAGAGTAAGAGGTGAAGGGGCGATACTCAATGAGCTGCAAAGCACCAGGCTCACGAATGAACTTGATGTTCGTCAGACCGAACCGAATGGCGTCACCCTCAATTTCGAAGTTGACCCCTGACACATTGACGTGAGGCAGAAGCATCTTGATGCCCATGCGCTTCGTCTCAATCAGGTACTCGGTCAGAGCATCCTTGTCCCCCTCATTGCGAAGGGTAGCACACATGAACTCAAGTGGGTAATGCTTCTTGAGCCACGCAGTCCAATAGCTGAGGCGAGAATACGCTACAGCGTGAGACTTGTTGAATGAGTATCCAGCGTGAGCCTCGAAGTCATGCCAGAGCTTTTCAGCAACAGCAGGGTGGACCTTCTTGGATGCTCCCTCAAGGAATTCCTCTCGGTACTGGTCGAACTCACGTGCGTCCTTCTTCTTACCAATAATCTTACGAACCTTGTCAGCAGTGGCCATCTTCATTCCGGCCAATTCTGTCATGGTCTGCATGACCTGCTCCTGGTACAGAATCTCACCATAGGTCTCAGAGGTGAATGGCTTCATCTCAAAGTGGTGATACTTTACAGGAGACTTTCCGTTCTTACGAGCGATGTACTCGGCACCAATGGTGTTCATTGCACCAGGACGAACAAGAGCGTTAGACGCAGCAAGCTCATCGAAGTTCTGAACGCCACCCATCTTGATAATCAACTTGGTGTATGCGGTCGCCTCACACTGGAACACACCCTTGGTGTATCCCTCAGAGAGCATTCCATATACACGGCTGTCGGTCAGAGGAATGTCATTCAACACAATCTTCTTGTTGTGACGGTCCTCAATCATCTTGATGGTGTCCTTGATGATACTGAGAGCCTTAAGCCCAAGGGCGTCAAGCTTTACCAATCCAAGGTCTGCTGCCTGGTCCATGTCCATAGCCACAAGAGGGATACGAGGACCGTTAGGGTCGTTCGGGTCCTTTGCGGTTTCGATGGGCGCGAAGTTGGCCAGAGGCTGATTTGCAATTACTACACCAGCCGCGTGCATACCAGTCTGACGGATACGACCACGAAGGCGTTCTGCCAGGGTGATGACTTCTGGATACTTCTTGCGGAACTCCTCAGTCGTTGGAGAGTTAAGGAACTGCTCCCACTTATCAACGAACTTGAGTGCTCGGTTTACCTCACCAACAGGAACACAGAATACACGAGCAGCATCCTTTACTACCGCCTTATCACCAAAGAAGGTGAAGGTGGCAATGGACGCTACGTTCTTGTACTTCTTGCGAAGGTATTCCTTGACCTCACCACGACGAGCATCCTCGAAGTCGGTGTCAATGTCAGGGAAGTCATTTCGCTCAGGGTTAATGAATCGGAAGAACAGCAGGTTCTCAGCGATTGGGTCAATGTCAGTGATGCCAAGTACGTAGTTCACGAGTGAACCAGCACCAGAACCACGACCAGGACCAACCATAATTCCCTGAGACTTAGCCCATGAAATCATGTCCTCAACAATGAGGAAGTAGGTAGAGAAGTCCTTTGACTTGATGATTTCAAGTTCTTCCTCAAGTCGCTCTACATACTTCTTATCGCCAGAGAGACCCTTGTCTTCCAGGCCCTTTCGAGACATTTCCTCAAGCAGGTCGTCAGGATTTCCATCCTTTGGACGAGGCAGAAGGTCAAGACCCTGATGGAACGGATAGTCACCAATCATGTCAGCAACGACATGGGTATTGGTGATGATGTCCTCACGGTCAAATCCCTGCGCCTTAAATGCCTGACGGTGCTCCTCAGCGTCGTGAAGGTAAATCTCAATCTTCTCGAACGTCATCTTGCGGTCAGGGTACAGGTAATTGAACCGCTCCAGCATCTCCATCTTCTGAGACTTGGAGAACTCAGCGTCCTTGTTCTTCTTGGGGTTTGTGGACAGGATGAGCATAGCTTCCTGAATCCACAGGTCTTCCTTACGAGCGTAGTGGCAGTCACTTGTGACGACAGGCTTAATGCCCTTAGCGTCAGCAATGTGAAATAGTGCCGCATTCATATCGACAGGGTTGTGACCCTGAACCTCAATGAAGAATCGGTCGCCAAGAATGTTCTTGAATCGGTCGGCAATAGCCATAGCCTCATCAAGCTCACCTCGCTCGATTGCCTTACAGATGAGTCCGTTAAGACACCCAGAAAGAACAATCAGACCCTCGTTGTCGTTTTCCAGAACTTCCATGTCGATACGAGGCTTTGAGTAAAAGCCCTCAGTCCATCCGACACGGTTGATTCGGTTGAGAGTCTGTAGACCAGTCTCATTCTGAGCCAGAATGATAAGGTGGTTGTATGCGTTTGTGCCGTCTGAACGAGACGCCTTTGAGCGCTTGTCGAAACGGTCAGTCGGTGAGATGTAAGCCTCTACACCGAGAATTGGAACAATACCTGCATCCTTCGCAGCTTGCTGAAACTCGCGGTGGCCACCAAGGGTACCGTGATTCGTCTGGGCAAGGTGCGTCATTCCCAATTCCTTGGCGCGAACCATATACTCAGCAGCAGTATTGGTTCCGTCCATGGAGGAGTAATGGTCATGAAGGTGTAGTTCGACAGTCTGAGTCATTGCTACCTTCCTTGTTGTTGTAGGTCCACTCTATCAGACCGGCCTCAGATACGCAAGAAGCCCCTCCGAAGAGGGGCAATCTTGTTTACCAGGACTCGTCCATGTTGTAGCCGGAAGTAGCCTTGGAGGCACCACCAGATGCATTGCCAGAATCGGCAGCGTCATCCTTCTGCTTGTAAGTTTCACCAGCGAAATACTGCTCCTGGGAAGCCTTCTCAGAGGTTGCCTCGTAAGGGTATCGACGGATGATGCCATTGGCCTCATTGTCGATGTCGTGAACTACGGCCTCGCTGTCGTCCAGTGGTGCATCTCCCTTAAGAAGCTGGAGGTCCCACTTGGTGTCCTTTGAGGTACCGGTTCGAGTTACCTTGAAGTTGTGCTCAGTGATGCTGTCGAGAAGGTCATGCATCGTAATAAGCTTCTCGAAGAAAGATGAGCCAAGGCTACGGGAAAGAACCATAGTCTTTGGAGCCTCACCGTCCATTGCATCTACAAGAACGTTGATGTAGTAGTTACGCTTTGTTGAATAGTCTTTGTCGCCTGCACGGTAACGCTCACAACCGTAGCAGCGACCTTCGTCGTCCATCAGACAGGCGGTGCGGTACATACGACGGTTTGCCTTGTCGTAAACGCTGTGCTCAACGACACCAACACCTACGCCACGAGCCTTGTCGTAGTTCTTCGCTTCTGCGTCCATTTCCTGGAGGAAACGAACCTTTACACTCTGTCCATCATTCAGGCTAAGGTATTCCACCTTTGCGGAGTTGAGACGCGCTTCTCGCTCCTTGGCTGCCTGTGCCTGCTTCTCGTTATGTGCGCGAATTGCTGCGAGACCCTTAAGAGTACCCATATTAGTTTATATTCTCCTAGTGTTATTCGAGGTCGCTATGCGCCTACTAAGTTCTATTGTAGCAGAGAAGGGCTTGTCAGTACAAGCCCCACCTCTTGTACTCGAAGTTGGAGACAGCGTTCTGAATGCAATTCTTGATTTCCTTGTCATGCATTCCGCCAGCATCCTTGGCTTCGTTAGGATAGACCTCTTTGTATCCGTTGGATGCCCAAAGCACTCGCTTCCTAGGGAAGGATTCTACAATGAGCTTTCCGAGGTCTCGTCCTGGATTGTGCCCAACACATTGCCCAGAGCACTTACGGCACACTGGAGAAATGTGCTTTGTCTTGTCATCAAAGTCGGTCATGATGATAAGCGTATTGAAATAACGCTCAAGCAAGTCGATGTGGATGAGACTTAGATGTCCTCCCAGCAAGGCTACTGTACAAGGATAACCAGACTGATGGACTCTCATACTATCGAATGATGCTTCTGTGATAACCACTGTATCACCGGCCGCCTTTGCCCTGTTAAGGTTCCAAAGAGTACGACTCACTGGAAGACCAGGTGAATTCTTGAATCTCTTGCCTTCGATTGAACGACCGATGAGGCCCACATGCTTTCCATCTGGGGAATGCATAGGGACAATCACCATATCGTTCTTGACTGAATAACCAATCTCGAAGTGATGAAGAGTCTCCTCTTCGAAGCCTCTCTCTTCTACCATGTATCGAACGGCTTCTGGATACTGCCAGAAGTCATCATACATGCGCTTAAAAGGCTCTGCTGGGAAGATGTTGAAGTCCCCAGCCCTCGCCGCTCGCTTCTCCTTCTTTTCAGCAAGAGATACACGACGAGTATCCTTGTGCTTCATAATGAATCGAAGTGCTTCCATCATATTGCACTTACGAAGTCGCTGAACCAGACCCATCAGGTTTCCCTGTTCGGCGCAGGCAGCATTGAAACAAATATACGTACCATTGCGCTTGGAAACAGAGAAACTTGGGGTGTCCGTGTTGCCGTGGAATGGACAATAGCACAGGAAGTCATTGCCTGTTTCGCCCTCTACATCGACCCCGATTCCCTGAATCACGATTGCGATTTGTTCTTCGGAGTAGTCATAGACACTAGTTGACCATTCGTTATTCCTTGGATTTCCCAAGCCTTTCTCCTCCCAACGTAAATTCCGTATGCCGTCACGACAAAGTTGTATCGTTTATTCTGATATTCGGTTGAGAAATATGGACCAAGGTCAAGGACTGGAATGTAACCGCCATTGCGCATTTCTTTAACCAGCAAATGTTCGTAGTGTGCTCTCAGCCGTGGAAAATCAGCATCATCTCCGATAATGCCGTCCACCTGAAACCGTTTAACATTGCTGTGCATCAGAAGCCGCCGTAAGATTCCTTCCAGACACCCTTATCGAGGTCTGCGTCAATCTCAAACTCGAAGTCTGAACCATGACGATTCTTCCTGCAAATAACCTGCATGAGGCCACTGTCAGGGTCACGGTGAACCGCGAAGGCCATGTCAGCATCATACTCGATAGCCTTGGACCAGGCAACCTGGTTCAGCATAGGAGCCGTCTTCGTGCTGTTCGTGTCGTCAGCCGTTGCAGCAGTGATGTCAATCAGAGGAATGTTATTCGTGATTGCAAGCTGCTTGAATTCACGAGACACACCCATGGCTCGCTCTACAGGAGAGTTGCTTCGGTTGTTGTTCGTAAATAGCTGGTGATAGTCACAGATTACGATGTCTGGACGATGCTGCTCAATCTTAGCCTGAACAGTGTTGGGAGTTACGTCACCTACACCCTCATTGGAGACAATGACAAAGTCGGGCTTGTCAACCAATTTCTTCTGGCCCCAGGCACGGAAGTTGTCAATGTCAATCTGTCCACGAGCAAAGTCAGTGGCAGAGAATAGGCCAGAACCCATGAGAGTATAGATTCGGTCTCGCATGTTCTCAGGAGACATCTCAAGAGAAACAATCATTGGCTTGAATCCACGTTCCCAAGCCTTGCATGCAAGATAGGAGGTGAACCACGTCTTACCCTTACCAGGCCAGCCGATAGCCACGATGAGGTGACCAGGAGCCATACCAGTAGGATACGCAGCATCGATTGCCTTAATTCCAGTAGGAATGCCAGGAGAACCGTTAGCCGCTGACCTCTCACGTACCGCTTGGAAGTGCAATTCAGCAGCTTCGTAGTCAGTAAGGTTGAGGTCACGTACGTTGTTGGTGAACTTATTGAGCTTACCAAGCTCTGCGGTAAGCTTTGCGAGAACTCGCGCTGGAGCCTCCCTGGATAGAGCCTCATCGGCCTTACCCATGATGGAGTCAATACGACTCCTTAGATACTCGCCCTTTAGCTCGTCCAGGTAGAATTCTGGTTCGCCCTTGGCTTCGATGTCCTCAAGCAGTGCGTAACGCTCCTGCAACACAGAGACATCTGGAATTGCCTTGAACTGCATGTAATACTTGCGCAGTCCAATCCAGATGTCCTTGTGTGAGATAAAGAGGTCATCGACATTATCAGCGAGTAGCGGTCCCACTTGCTTTGAACGGCAAACGGAATTGATGAGCTTTGCCTCAGTGCTCGCCATCTATTGCCTCCTCATTCTTCTTGTCTAGTGCAGCTACTAGAGCTGCCGTCTTACGTAGGCGTACTACTCGCTTCCGGGCGTCTTCTTCTACCCTCAGCCTGTTCTCGTGAAGCTTATCATACTTGTTCAGGAACACCTGAACGTCATGACCAGGAGACTCACAAGTGAAGAAGTATTCGAGCGCTTTCCTTGCGTTACCATACTCCAGGTCATCAATAGCAGCCATGAAACCCCACTGTAGAGCATTGCTGTTCATTAGGGGTAGCTTGCCGTACTTCTCACGATAGAGCTTTTTGTAGACGCCAATCAGCTCGAATGCCTTAGCCCTTGGACTCTTCTGCTTCCTGGTCATCCTAGTTCTTCTACCGCCTTCGCAACACGGGTTCCAAGCTGGTCTTCCAGCTTTGCAAACACTCGGTCAAAAGCCTGGTCAACGGTCTCGCCATCACGAACCGTATCCTCAATACCTACATCAACCTTGATGTTCTGAAAGTTTCCAAGGTTATGCGTGTAAGTAAGGCTACCCTTAATCGTTGTCACTCTCAGCTTCCTCCTCTCCAATATCGCTCGTCACTGAGAAACCAAACGGACGACCTTCTTCCCTTACCTCGGGAGCGTCGTCCTCTTCTTCGTCATCGTACACGAGACGGCCACTGATTTCAACCCACTCCCTAGCTACTCTAACTAGGGTGTCAGTATCCTTAGATTCAACCGCAAACTTAGCTGCGACATCCAAAGCATTAGCCGCCTGTAGAATTGCAACAGATGGGTTAAGCCTGTCTCCGAAGGGAGTGTACTTGGCCTGCGCCATGTCTCACCAATCTTTCTCTTGCCACACTGGTGTGAATTCACCATCACGGGTCTTCGTGTATAGAACCACATCGTTCCGCATCATGGCAAGTAGCTCTGCTCTAGAAGGAAGTCGTGACGCAGTGGGTAGTCCATCTTTGCGCTTACGTCCATATCCTCTATTGACAAGCAGTTCATGAAGGTCAAGAATATCCTTCTCTGACCACAGAAACATACCGGGCCTATATTCTCCATCGAGAGAATATGTTTTGAAAGGAGTTCTGATTTGCTGTTCATGAATGTAGAGATGAATACTGTTCCTGTGACGATTGAGCATTCTCATAACGTCTCTGCTCAGGAATGCAGGCTTCATGTTTCTCTTTGCTACAGACCATACGTACGCAACGCGCTTGCGTTCAATATAATTCCATGCGAGCAAAGTGTCTGCCCCACGATTGATTTGTAGTTTCTTGTGAGGAACGCCATCGAGAAAGAAGTAACGAGCGGCATTTCTCTTACCGGTTCTTTTCTCTTTTCCCACATGGTCTCCAAACAATAATGTCCCCTGCGCACTTGCGTACGCAGGGGAGCGCTATGTCGAGTATAGCATCCTGTCCTTCACCGAGCAAACTGTGCTGAATGAGTCTTCTCTCTCGCAGACAGCCACGCGGCAAGCTTATTCTTGGTTTTATCGAGCATCCACCTGGCACCACATTCAATGCATGCCAGTTCCAGATGAGTCCTATCTGAAAAGACTCTATCGATGAATACTCGTCCACCACATTTATTATGGTTCAAGTCGTACTCCCTGTACTGAATCGCCAACCTTGTTAGGGACAGCGTAAATACCAAGAGCACCAAGTGCTAGGATTCCAATCTGGCCCCATTCAACAGGGGAGATTCCACCAATGATGGCGGAAGTAAGGAATGCTAGAACTGCTGCAAGAACCGCAAGAATGGACTTCGTGTAACGAGAGCCTGGAACGTTAGGTGCAGCAAATACAGAAGCAGCACCAACACCAGCAATAGCTACGTTAACCCATTCGACATCGGTAATGCCGCCGCCAGCGAATCCTACCACAGCAGTTAGAACTGTGGCAACGACTGCCATAGCGAACTTAGCGTACTTACCCAAAAGACTTAACCTCCCTTGCTTTTTCTTTCATTATAGCATGGGAGGCTTTATCTTTATCCTGTGAATACCTTTGTGCCGATGTTGCATCGGTAATTGATGACTGGAACAAGGTCAATGAAGACCTCATCACCTGAAACTACGCCATAGGCGAAGCCAGCCTGCCAGTCAGGAGACAGGTCGTAATCCTGTCCTGTGGGAACGCACATGTGGCCAATTTCCCAGCCACGAACTGTACGGTCCTCAAGAGGGGCCGTGTGGGCGTAATACCCCTGTCGATGTGAATGGCCACGAATCAGAGAGACTTCGAACTTCTTGACATCGTTGCGAACAGACTCAGCAGAATACTGAGAAATACTCACGCCATGATGTGCATAGATTTTTCCGTAGCGCTCTGTAGGTCGTTCCAGGTAGTTGTGCCATACAAAGCCATTGGCAGCCACACCGTAGATACTCTCTGGAGTATACACCCCATCCTCAAGGGACTGTGGGTTGTTCTTGTCCAACCACTTCACGTGTCGATGCCAACCATGATTACCATCGAAGAAGTGCTTGTCAGCCTTCGGTGCCTTGCCATGAATCTCTGCAAGGAAGTCTCGTGTACCTGTAACGCCAGGGTCATTCTGGGAGAAGCCTTCTCGTGAAGTTCCCTCTGCCCACCGGCCCGTTCCATCTGCATCGTCAATGTCTCCAAGCAGGTCGATAGCACCTGGCTTGAGATACTTCATCACTTCGAACCACAGGTCAAGCATGCGCCTGTCGTGATTCGGAAAGTGGACATCAGATACAAACAGCCATGTCATGTCGGACATGCTTGTTCCTTTCGTTGTTGTACGGACAAGCCTAACATGCCGTCATCTTCGTGTCAAGGCTTCTTGTCGGTTGAGTCTGTCATGCTCCTCCCAGGAGCAGAGGAACAGATTCTTCCTCGTATTATCAGTCTTGCATCCGATGTGATGAACGGTCTCCGTTGAGTCAAGCAGTCTTCCTAGTCGGGCCTCAAAGACCATCCGATGCTCATAGTACCATCCTCCATTGAATGATTTTGGATGTTCAGGAGCAAAGACCAGCACATAGCCATCGTCTGAGACAATTCTCTTTCGATTGTGCCAATTGCGGATTGGTCTGTACATCAGTATCCGACAGCGATGAACTGAACATTCACGCCGTAGTGGAAATAGTTTGACTTGGAGCTTAGCTCGTCTGAGTCAACAACGGCTGTAAAGCCTCTGTGGTCAGGCCAGTATTCTCCGGTTAGTCCTCGAATGATGCAGTGAATTCGTGACTGCTTCTGAATGACTTGACCAGTTACGATTACTGGCTTACATCCTACTGAGAAGAAGTTACCAAAGTACACAGCCTTCTCGTAGTGCCGGGCCTTTCCGCCCTGGATGTAAACGTAACCAGCCATAATCTTAAGACCAGAAGTCTTTTTGATTCCGTGAGCATTGTAAAATGCATTTGGCTGATTCTCAAAAATGTACTGGTCGTTAGAAGTCATCTGGTTTAGCTTCTCACGAGTAATCTGCTCGCCTACTGACCAGCTTGTAGGCTTGTAGGGGGTAGTTGCCAAGTTATGTTCTCTCCTTCCTTGTGTAGGGCAATCTCCTCCGGAGACACCTCAATTACTTTGTCTCGGGGAAATAGCATGACACCAAAGAAGTCTGGCGAAACAATCTGTCGTCTAAGGTTCTCTGATATCAGATATATTTTACCATTGGACATATCCTCAACCAAAGTTCCTTGACGGAAACCGAGCTTACCACCTATCCTGTACTTTGCACAAGCCGCCTCAGTTGAGGGGATGACAAAGGGGTACTGCCAGCTAGACAAGATTCGGTCTGATGTGATTCTAAACCTGAACTTGCCCTTGATGAAAAATACACCGTTCTCCGTCTGCACGCAAGTCCCAGTGGGATAATCCACTGGGACTGTTGGCGCAACGAGCTTCTTAGTCCTTCTTCTCAGCCACCGCACTCTTGTCCGCCTTGAGTTCGTTAATCTCGTTGGTGAGCGTTGAGATTTGACCCTGGAGTTCTTCGACAGTCAAGGTGTAGTCCGCACGAAGGTCTGCGATTCTCTCTTCATAGTCCGCAGTAATCTGTGCAATTCTTTCCTTAATTGCTAGGAACTTAAGACCATCTTTACTCATCATTTATTCTATTTCTCTCTTTCTTTTCTAGTGTAACTACACCTTAGCTCATGCCAGGTCGGTCTGTCAAGTTGGGACTCATCCCTTGTGGTAGACCGTAATCTTTCCATGGGATGAGCCAGAACTCTTTCCGTACAAGACAAGGTACTCGCTTGTCGTGCTACCATAACAACCTACACCTCTTAGTCGGTTTGCAGATGTTGAATCTACAAAGTTGTTATACCAGCTTGATGGAATTGTAACTGTTGCAGCCTCTCCTCTTGAAAGGGCTACAATGCTATCTCCATCAGAACCTTCATTGGTCATCTTACCTACCGGGTCTCCAGAAGGCTTTGAACCATATGTGTGCCCACGTAGATTCAATCCAACTCCAGCGTTATTACCATGAGACGTACTCTGTCTCTGGACATAAACTGTCATCTTGGTAGGAGTTCTCACAACACCACCAGTTGCCAGCTTGTTGTAAATTCCATCTCCATAGAAGAATAGTCCTCTGTGGTTGTCATTCTCTGTCCAGTCACCCTGATAAGGAGCGTCACCGTCGTTACGCCACATTCCTCCATATCCAAGACGGTATGCGTCAGAATCTGTAGCATAAATCGTAAATGGACTTGCAAGAAGATACCTTGAAGCTGATAGATATCCAGAGTGATTTCCAGACTTATCATAAGCAACAATTCTGTAGTAAATGGTCTTGTTGACCGGAAGTCCAGAATGGTTGTAAGATTTAGCCTGAGAAGGAGTTCCTGTAACTGTGATAATGCTTCCATCAGTTGTAAGCGTCCTTGTACCAGATGCAGGAATCGTGACTGTTGGATAACGGTCAGTTCTCCAGATAACCTTGACACCAGCCGTGTCAGAGGTGCTTGGATTGGTCCACTTCAATTGATAAACGCCAGTTGAGGAACCTGAGCTGTACGCATTAATGCTAAAGCCGGAAGGCGCAGCAGGGGGCGTAGTGTCACCAGTAACAGGAGGTGCTACCGCTTCTGGAGCAACGCTAAACCATAGGCCATCAAGGGATAGCTGGGCCAGTGTGCTTGCAGAAGATGTTACTTGCACGGTTCCAGTAGTATTTACCTGGAGCAATACAGCACCAATTGATGTCGTGCTGCTCCACTGAATAGCATTGAGATAAACCGTCTGTGCTGGGCGATATCCAGAAGGCAGGGTGAACAAGGTCGTCGCCTTGGAATAAGTCTGAATTACACCACGAAGGTAAACATTTCCATTGCTCTTAAAGTAAGCCACATTGTATGCAGATGAATAGTTGACACCATTAGACAATGTAGGAGCGACCCAAGGTGGGTTACCCTGTACATCTAGGTGGCCACCAACACGAACATTTGTGCTTGTAGTCATGTCGGCACCATCATCAGCATATGTTGACAATGCAAAGCTTCCAGAAAGGTTTGTCAATGCAATTCGTCCAGGATATCTATCATCCTGGCCAGCATAGATTCTTACTGCCGCCTCTTCAATTCCATCCGCAGAGTAGTTTGACATCTGAGTAGATGCACGGTTTCCGTAGGTATCAGTGTAGTTAATTGCACGAAATACACCACTACCACCATCAGTCTGTGAAATGAATGATGGGTAAGTGGAAACATCTCTACGCCTACTTCCTCCACCCCAGATATTCAATGGAAGGTCTAGGTCAGAGCTTGAAACGATGATTGAACCTGTTGAGCGAACCGTATCAGAGGTAAGGCTGATAAGTGACGCCTGTGCATCTCTATAGTTAGAAACTCCACCAGTCTCAAGCTGACATTCGTCAACCCAAATTGTCTCACCGGCCGCAGCATTGTTCCACCACCAGAAGTAACGAAGGTAGTACGTATTGTCAGGAACAACTACTGGCATGGTCCATGCTTGCTTAATCCAATCAGTTGTATTAACTGGAGTCTTCTGGAAGTAGTAACTGATAATGATTGCGCCAGTTTCGTCGTGACAATTGAGATATAGACGAACAGGCTTAATCATTCCAGGCTTGAACCAACCTGATACGGAAATCTTCCTTCCAATGAGGTCTGGATGCTGCTCGGTGTAGATGTCATACTTTCCATAGATTTCTGTTGCTGCAACTGGAGTACCAGTTGTAGTAATCTTCAAGGAACCAAGCTCAATACGGCCTACGGTTTCATCCCAAGAAACTGCTGAACCAGGAGTTGCAGTGTTTGCAGTCCAGTTGACAATTCCCTTCTGGAATGATGAGTCGTAAATGTAGTTAGGGTTTCTGTCGTAGATTCCCATGTAAACTCGACCATAAGTGCTCTCGTTGTTGAGCATTGGTGGAGCCATACGAATATGAGCAGCACTGTTAAGGTCACCGTCAAGAATGTGACCAATCATACCGGGCTTCATTTCATCTGATGCACCAGTGTAGAATCTGATAGCGTGGTCGAACTCAGAGTCATCTTCAATGTTCTCAATTGAAATACCCTTTGTTCCGTTGATATCAGTTGTATCAATCTTTCCTGGAGCACCATTCTCATATGCTTCGATGGAGAACTGGTCGAGCTGCGCCTTTGAGCCTGTTGCAATATCGAATTCTACATAAGGTACAAGGTAACGAACAGACTGGTTCAATGCTGCTGGAGCATAAGGGTCATTTGCCTGTCCCTGAGAACCGAATAGACCATCTGTTCCAGTACCACCACGACCACGAACATAACCAGTTACAGTAACCCAGTCAGCAGTAGTGCTACCAGTACCAGAAGCAATTGCTACTTCCTGGTCATTAGAAACCATCATGTACTGAGCACCAGCCAAAGTGGAAAGCTGACTGTAGTCCGTAGGCATTGCATGCATCTTGGTAGGAGTTGTTGCAGCATCAACAAAATCCCAGTCGATTACATTGTTGCTATTGTCGAAGCCAAATAGACCCACCTTGACTCGTGGAGGAGTCGTAATGAAGATATCGTCAAACCATCCCTGAATACCAGCTACAGGGCTACCAGAAATACCGGCCTGAATCTCAAAACTTGCGGTGACAGCGCCAACTGGAGCCACACCCTGAGAAGCAAACTGAACCCATGTCGTTCCATCAATAGGAATTGCTACACCATTCTCATCAACAGGTGGGGCCATGTCATTGAAGGTGGTAGAAATTGTCGCATTGGCCGCATCCTTCCAAACAATGTTCATCTTGAGATTGTCTCGAATGACAGTGCTATTTGGAAGTACACGAGCTGCGAAATTGTAGGTTCTACCAGCCTTGACGTTGACAACCGTTCCCATTCCATAGACTCCGTTGGATGTACCAACCTGGTCCCAACGAACTGATGCTGTGCCTGTAAAGAACTTGGTGGTGTCTCTGGTAATGCTGTTTGAGCCATAGGCAAACCACCCTGACGTGTTTGTTTCAAAGCTTGGGTTTGCGTTCAGCGTCGCTACTTCATACGCACGGATACGAGCTGAGATACGGTATAGAATTGTTGGGTCATAAGCAACCTTGGTAACACCGACAGCATTTCTGAGTACCAGGCCGGGTCCAGTGAATTCAAATAGAGATTCAGCGGAGTATGCACCGGGGTCAGTCTTCTGAGCTACAGCACCAGATGTCAGCCATAGCGTTCCGTCCTGCATGTAGTCAAATAGCTTTGCGTAGGTATTGTTCTGCATTGGAGAGTCCAGTGCAGTTACCTTGATGGAGTTAACGGCTAGCTGACGGAATTCTGCATATCCGTCATTACGGATAATCCATCCGCTAACACCGGCTGAATAGTTTGAAGAGTGAATACGTGAGTTCGTACCATCAGCAGTTGGGTTTGCAGGGTCACCAACTACAATTCGTCCTCGAACTGTGGCATCGCCAAACTGAGCCCCACCAGTCAAGTTGATTGACCAGGCTGGCTGTCCTGAAAGACCATTTGCCAAGGCCGTTGAACGGATTTCACCAGTACGAATAATTCCACCATCAATTGAAGTCGTGCTTGGAGCACGCCATGGTGAAGCCGTTGTTGCGCTGGTAAGCTTTCGCTCAATCTGAATTCCATCGAAGTAGACAGAGCCAGCATTGTATAGACTCATGTAGGTCATAAGCGTGCTGCTTGTACCAGTGTTGAACGTACCCTGAATTCTGGTCCATGTTCCATTGGCGACGACAGTTGGAGTTCCGCCAGGCTGTGGATAAGTTGCAAGGTCTGTCTTTACACCAAAGCCGACTACCTTATCACCGGAGCCTGATGGATTGTAAACCCATACAGAGGCAATGTAGTCAGTGTTTGGCTCTACAATGACATTGTAGTCTGTGTAGCTTAGACCCTGGTAAACTCGTGAGAATGTTCCTCCACCAGTCCAGGTGTGCTTGAGACACTGAGTTCCATACTTTGGCGTAACTTCTGGAGCGGTTGCAATTGCCCAAGTCGTCGTTCCACCGTCGTTGAAGGTAACCTGCTTTCCGGTGTACCAGCTTGACTGGAATTCAAAGTCAGCGTACTGAGGCAGAACGATGTTTGGAGCATCCTGTAGAAGCAATGCGGCAGCTCGAATAGTACCCTGGTTGATTTCCAGAGTATTGTTGGATAGCTGATATCCGGTTGAGCCTGCTGCATAGTTGGTGCTCTTTACAGTACCGCCTGTATCTACAGTCAAAGAAGACTTGATGAGAAGGGCATTGATAATACCCGTACCGGCCGTAATCTTGTTGGCGTCCAGGTTGTTAATCTTGGCAGACGTAATGGTCGCATTGGCAATGTAGGCGTTGCTGATTAGACCGACAGTGACGGAAGCAACTGCGGAAGCAGCAGACTTCAATCCACCTCGGTCAACAGCAATGACTCGTACCCAACGTGCCAGAGAAGAGTCCTGGGCGGGCGTGTTGAAAACTTCGGAAACGAAGGTGCTGCCAGGCTCTACCTGCAATTGTCCAATCATCGTAGAGTCGCTTGCGGTGAATGTAGACGTGGTTCCTAGGTGAACCTCAAGGTAACTAACGTCAGACTCAAGGCGGCCAGAGGTTGCCTTCTGCAATGCGTGACTTACCTGAATGCTCATTACGTCAGCCACAGCAGTTGGAGCCGCTGGAGTTGACGGAGCAGTGTTAACAGCAGTTCCGTTTACCGCAGCAGAGAATGCACTTCTGTTGGTGCTTCGGTCGAATGACTGTACAGAGAAATTGTACTGGACACCAACAACTAGACCTCCAATAGTAATTGAGGTCGTGCCTACAGGGACATTTACGTAGTCGTAGGTGCTACTTGCATTCTGCTTGTATCGAACAACATATCCAGCAAGGTCGGTATCAGATGGGGCAGTCCATGATAGAGCTGCTGTCGCAAAGGCTGAATCATTAGTGTCTACAGCCATGGTTACAGCTAGACCTGTTGGAACACCGGGCGCTGTCGTGTCTACATCAGTTGGGGAAATAGGAGTCGCAGAAACAGTGACGTAGTTTGAAATGCTATCGAATACGTCACGAGAGCGAATCTTGAAGTAGTGAACGATGCCCAGAGAGCTTGAGTCGAATACAACAGCATTTCCTGTACCACTGTAAATACGGTTAGAGTTGCTTGGAGTGAATCCAGAGCCGGTGGTGCTCATGTATACGTCGTAAGCTGCGAGGTCATCAATTACCTGAACGTCCCACTTCATGCTGACGCCACCCACAATACCGGCCGCCGCTACTCCAGTTGGGTCAGGTGGTGGCGGGTTGGTTGCTGATAGAGTCGTAGAGGCCACAGAGCGATTGCCTGTAAGGTCAACGGCAAATACGGTAATGCTGACTGTAGGCTTTGGCGTGCCAAAGAAAGCCTTATTGGTTTCGAAGGCTAGGTCATAGAACGTATTTGCAGTCTTTACTTCGACAACGGTCGTACCATCAGTCAGACTGACTACATAATGAGAGAAGTCCTCAAGAGGGCTTGCGTCCTCATTCTGAGTAACCGCATCCCATTTAGCGGAAAATGCGGTTCGATTGACTACCCATGACAGATTGACGGGATGAGCTGGGGCCAGCGTATCCTGAATTGTCGTAAGAGGAAAGATTCGGCTCCAGTCTGAAACGTTTGTTCCATCGTTTGACCGAAGCTGAATGTTGTAGTCTGTTCCTGGTGTAAGGTCTCTTAGTAGAATTCTCATATAGTGATTTCCAATGCGTACTCAATGTCCATTTCGGTATCTGAGGTCTTTACCTTTGGAGTACCGAGAACTGACCTGGCAACAAGTGCATAATCTGTGCTGAGGGTATCTGCGTCTTCTGCTCTAATACCATCAAAGACTACGTTTCCTGTACCAGTCGCTGAAACTGTAATTGAAGTGATGTTGCCCCAATCAGGCGTTCCAGTTGCCGTGAATGCTGTCTTGCCCATTGTCTTGATTTCATATCCAGTGGCAGCAGCAAAGGTGTATTCGTAGTAATTTGTATCGTCTGTGCTGAATCGAAGTGAGACGTTTCCAATTGCTGCATCTGCATTGTAAGCCAATGACATGAAGTCAGCGTCTGAATATACAGACATATCCAATGCAATGTCTGACAGAACTGAATTAGCTCCACCAGCAACCTGCAAACCGTCCACTCCAATTCGAGCTACGGAAGTATTCCATGTAGCAGGGAGCCATCCTTCTGTGTCAGAGTCAAAGCTCACAATAATTGTGCTGCCTCCTGACGTTTGTGGAGGGGTTCCATACCATAGTGCCACCTCGTAGATGGTTCCTACATATTCCTGTGGAATGGTTCCCTTAAAGATAATCCTATCGTTCAGGATATCTGCGGACACCAAAGTAACAGGAATCCTTTCCGTCTCGAAATCAAGGCCAGTATCATTGACATTCTCTGCTGAGTTGCCAATTCCCACCGCGATTGATTCTGCGATACGAGGAAGGTTTCCTGCTAGGTATCTAAAGATTACTGACTTTCCTTGGGTAGTTATCATGCCTTTGTCATCCTTACGTCAACCTGAATGGAATCCTGTACATCTGGAATTTCCAGAATTACGTCTACGACCTGCTTTCCAGAGCCATCAAATCGGATGGTCTGGCTAACCACGATAGCCGTGTCAGGTGGGTAGAGGATTACGGTGTCGTTGTCTTCGCCCGTCTCCTCTGGCTCGTCCAGATTCGTGTCACTGTCAGCATCAAGAATGTCATCTGTGTCGATGACATCGGTGATTTCGTCGGTAGTGACTTCAATCTCGTTTGGGTAACGAGCATCAACGACCCCAGGTGGTAGAAAGAAATTGGGGTCGATGACGACATCAGGCTTCTTGATGATTTGATTGCTGTTAATGCTCATGGATTGATTATATCCCAGAGTTGCGCAAAGGCAAAATTAAGCTTTGACTCTGCGCAACGTGAGCTTCGTATTGTCGTATCCGGTATCGTAGCCCCTACCGATTTCAACTACGAAGTACCTATGATGTACCGGGTCGAAATCCTTCTGTGGGTAGTTGACTGAAACGATGTCTCCAAGCTGAATCAATGGATTACCAAAGATTTCAGCCTCCACCTCATCGCAACCATCTGCCCAGTGATGAGTGACCCAATCTGCGAGTGCCTGGGCACCGCTTTCCGTCTGAATCCACTCTGGCTGGATTTCTGTATCGACCTGACCACGACGCAGAACTGCATCATCGTTGGTGGAGACGATTGTCTTTTCGTCTTCCTTGGTGATGGTTCGTCCATAAATCATGAGCTTCTGTTCAATTGAATTATCTGGACCATAGGTTAGAGTATCCTCACCGTTCACAATGGCATTGCTTCGATAAGCATTTGCCAGAATGAATTTAGCTCCGAATGGGTCAGACTGATATTCGGGACAGACAATTTGCGTGTCATTGGAGAAATAGATGTTTGAGTGAACGGCAGGTGCCTTATCAAACTTCACATCGAATTCCCTGACTTCGTGACAGATGGCTCCGAAATCATCGAAGAATCTGTTTGCATATCTAGCCCATAGGTACTTCTTCTTTTTCTTGACAATGTGGCTGGTGTAATGCCACTTGTATAGCCATTCAGTATATGCCTGGCTACTTACAATACCGCCTCGAATTCGGTCAAAGAATCCTGTGGTGTCAATGTGCAAATCCTCTGTCGTTCCATTTCCGTAAAGGTACTCAAAGTCAGCATGAGTGCTTCCACGAGTGAAGCAACCAAAGCGTCCCGTCAGAGGCTCCTTCTTTGAAACAGGAATGGTAAAGGTCATCTTGTTCTGCCCGTTGATGCTTACCTGAATAACGTGACCCACAAAGGCACCGGGGTCTCCATAGACACCGTTCTCCATTCGGATTGCAATGTCAATGTCGTACCAGACATTCTTGGAAATAGCCATTGCAACTCCCTTGCCCTTGTCAGGACCGAATCGCTCTAGCTTTCCATTGCTTCTACGAATGTAGAAGTTTACTTCGTTCTGGTACTTTCGACCACCAGGAAGCCTGTCTGTTCGACAAAGCTCAAGGAAATAACCCTTGTCCTTGGTGCCGAGATTGAACGCAATGCCTGCCATGCCATGGTTGTATCCAGAGTCCCTGAAACGAACGCGAGTGCCTACGTACCAAATGCTCTTATCAGTCTCGCTACCTCGTGAGGCTACGTAACAGGTATTTACATTGGTCGTCGTGGTGGCCTTCAAGCTGATGGTTGACTGGTCCTTGTTGTGGACAAATCCACCACGCCAGGTCTTGTAGTCACCCTTGTAGTTTGCTACCCTTACGCCATATCCATTTGCGTCATCAGTGTGAGCCGCTGGATATGTGTTCCAAAGTCCTCTTTCAGATATCCCGAACCAACCAGAGAATGCATTCTTGAACTTCAAATCTGGATGGCTTAGTTCCTCGTCTACCTGCTTCTTTTCATCAGCAGACTTCAAGGCTCGGAACGTACTGACTCCAGACTTGTTGTAGTACCAATAGCCCTTTGAGTTATAGCGCATTAGCTCACCCTCACACTCAATGATTCCAGAATAAGGCCAGGTAGCTGCTTCGCTACCGGTCATTCTGATGAATGTCTGAGAGGAATTCATAGCTTCTCTGAGCTGGCTGCTTCTAAGAACGACATCTCCTTCTGGCTGCCAGACAATATCCATTACTGGAGTTCGACCCTGCTGAGTTTCTGACATCGTGGCCTTTGAATAACGAACCGTTACGTTGTTTGCCTCGTAGTCATACTTCTGAGAAAGGTCAACAATGTCAGGCTGCTTTGTACCATTCTTCAAGCCATCTAGTTGCCAGGCGATTGGATTACCAAGGTTGTACGCCTTGTCCCTTGTGAGGATTTGCAGAATGCCAAACTCATCAAAGTAGATAGCGCTCTGCGTAGTGATTGCCAGGCTGGAGAAGATTTCCCAAATGGTTTTCTCTCCATCGGTCCAGAAGTAAGGAACGATTGTTGCCTTATCATCGTCAATCTTTTCGTACGCATAGTCACTGAATCCCATGATGTCACATAGTTGCCAGACAATTCGAGCAAGCGTCATGTTCTCAAAGAACATCTTTGGGGGCTTCATTTCCTGCAAGAACTTGGAAGCATCCTTCATTGAAACAGTCGCAATCTCTTCACCCTGTCCAGACCATGAGTCAGCAAACATGGTGTATTCTCTGATATAGACCATGCCACTTCCACCTACCGGCGTTGTGTCATATCCGATGTTGTAGGTGAACTTGACATTTTTGTCGATGAGTCCATAGAACAGAGACTCGTCATTTGTATTGTTGTAGCGTCCATCAATGTTTGATAGCTGAATGCTAGCAGTATTGGAAGACGCCCCTCCGAGAGGAGTTACAAATGACGTTGTTCCCATGCTGAATGAAGAATCGCTGGAAATGAGAGTAGCTGTCAAGTCCTGCTCTAGGCGAAGGGACATTTCAATCAGTTCAAGATACTTACCGAGAGCACTGATTGTATTGACCTTGATTCGAATTCCCTTGAGCTTCACTGGATTGTCTCGGTAAACAGTTGTTCCCCAAGTTCCATTGGCCTGTCGATATAGAGTAACCTTTCCATCTGCTGGTGGCTGAATGTCTCCACCAACTGTGGTCCAGGTTGTTCCATCAGTCGTTACGTCAATGTCGTAATCAACAGGGAACGCTGCTGTGTTTTCGAATAGCAGGTAAATCTTGTTGACCCATGAAGCGGTCTTGTAGACAATGTATGGGCGTACTGTTGTGGTAAATCCATTCTGTCCACTGACAAGGGAGCTAGCCTTTGGGCTGCTCCAATACTTATATGGGTCATCTAGTCCTGCAAGATAGTATCTCTTATTGCCGGGCCTGTCTGTGTACTCAGAGACAATTCCCTCCACGCTCGCGCGTGCCTTGACAACACCACTCTTGGATGGTCGCAGGGGAAATGCGATTGACTCAATTGGGTAATATTCTGGGTCACCCTCATCATATTCTGCTGGGGTGTTGTCTACGGTCTGAATGCCAGCATAGCGATTCATATTCCACTCAGCAATAAGCTGGGGCACTGCCTTTACGGCAAGCCCCTCCTTCAATAGCTTATTTACCTCAAATGTAGTCGTCTGCATTATACCTGTTCCATTGACACTGTGACTTCGTAGAAATCGTAAGACCCACGCTTACTCAGGCTCATGTTGAAGTCAGAAAACATGACCTGATATGTTTCCACTGTTCCATCTCCATACGTCACTTCCAAAGTGAAGGCTCCTGGGGTGGCGTCATAGAAAGACTTCAATTGACGCGCACCCCAGAAACCGTCTACCGTATAGGAGGAGGAATGCGGTAGATTCTGCCACTGGACGCTGAAAGTGCGCTTGTCTGCGACAATGTACTTTCTCATTGTTCCATCGGCCATGCGCTGCTTCTTCTCAATTCGCTCAACGTCGATTGAGAGTTCACCACGATTATGGTCAGTAATCGCATTGTTATTCCAGCGCATAAGTCTTGGCTTTGCAAAAGTTATAGCCATTACTTAACCACCCTGCTCCTTCCCTTCTTGCTCTCAATCTTATCGAGAGCACGAGTAACAACCTTTTCAAAATCAATTTCGGTGTTAATTCCACCGTCTGCGTTGATAGTGAAATTGTACGTGTTACCGCCTCCTGAGTCAATCTTGTCAATTCCACTCTCAAGCTTTGCCGTGAGTGGAGCTGTAAGAACTGCCTCATTCTTGTGAAGGTTTGCAATGGTGTTGTCGTACTTAATCTTTCCACCTACTGCAAGACCAGGAATTCCAAAAGTACCCGGAGGAACTGTCTGGCCACCACGCCAGGTTTCAAAGTGGAGGTGAGGACCGGTGGAGTTACCTGTATTACCGGAGTAACCAAGTAGCTGTCCTGCGCGAACACTGGAGCCAGCGCCTACACTTCTTCTGCTGAGGTGAGCATACAGAGTCTTCTCAGAGCCATTCTGAACTACGACGTAGCGACCGTATGAGCGGTATCCGCCATTGCCGTTTCCACGGAGGTCCGTAGAGGTGGTGACATTACCGTTCATTGCTGCGTAGACTGGTGTGCCTACTCCTACACCAAAGTCAGTAGCTCGTGGTAGGTTTGAGTGGTGAGCATAGTCTCTGGACACCGGGCCATTTACTGGACGACGCTTTGCGCCACTTCCGAATGCCTTGAATCCAGTTCCAGCCACAACTGCTCGTGCCATTGCTTCCCACTTTGCGTAAGCCATTGGGAATCCAGAACGCTGAACCCTCTGAGCCTGCTCCCATAGAGGTAGCTTTCCGCGACCCTTCATTGCAAGCAAGTGCTCGAAGAACTTACGTGCCGCATAAGAAGGAGTACGAATCTGCTCAGGAGTTCCCCAACCCTGTGAAGGACGCTGCTGGAATAGACCAAGAGAGTCACGGTCACCGTAATTGAGATTCCTTAGAGTGGACTCCTGCATAGCAGTCATGATGGAAACGATAAGGTCTGTAGGATTGGCTCCCATTCCCTTACCGGTCGCAATAATGGTTGCTGCATTCTGTAGCTGCTCAGCATTAAGCATGACGTTTCCGTACATACCGGCTGCACCTGGAATACCCATTCCGTCAATACCCATCATCAGAGCGGAGTCAGCACCCTGCTGAATACCCTTCTGAATCATGGCCTGCATCATACCGGCCATTCCAGCACCAAGGAGACCTGGTAGACCCATTCCTTCGGCTCCACCAATACCACCAGTTCCTAGCTTTCCGGCATTGATGTTCTCCATGAAGTCAACACCGTACTTCTTTACGGCCTTATCCTTCATCATGTATTCGCCACGCTTTGCACGAATGTCTAGCTCGGAATGAGCACGACCACCAGCATATCCAGTTCTACCTGAACCACCGGACTTTCCACCAATAAGACCACCCTCGTGGTGAGCGTCTAGAGACTTGTTCTTTCCAGACTTCTCATTTAGACCAGACTTAGGAAGCTTACCGGTTGAAACCCAATCAGAGAACTGACCAATTGTAAGACCGAATGCACCTTCGGAAATTTCACTGGCTACGCTCTTTGCAATCTTATCCCAAGCAATCTTGTTCTTGAGGTCGGATGCAGCAGCGCTGACGTTCTTGTTAAGACTGTCCTTGATGTACTTGGACCAGTCATTACCCTTGCCCTTTAGATTTACACCGTACTTCTGGTAAGCCGCCTCAATCTTCTTGATTTGCTCATCGAGTTCCTTCTTGTTTCGTGGAACGAATGCCTTTAGAGTGGCAAGTTCAAGCTCAATGGCACGCTTTGCAGCCTCATACTTTCTCTGAGTTGCCTTAATCTTGTCATTGGTCTCCTTCTGCAATGCCTCACGCTGAGCCTGAATTCCCTTGTTGTAGGCTTCACGCTCAATCTGAATCTTCTTGAGTGCTGTCTCACGAGCAATCTGCAAAGCCTTGTTGGCAGCATCGCGCTGAGCGTTTAGAGCTTCCTGCTCACGCTCCTTACGCGCCTGTAGCTGCTTCTTCTCAGCCTCTTCCATCTGCTGAATGACCTTGAGACGGCGGTCTCTTTCGGCTTCAACAGTTGTCTTCTGATTGTTGAGAGATTCAATCTTCTTGTCAGATGCAGACTGGCTAGCTGCGGAAGCATCCTCGGTAGCCCAAGAATCCATATCCGCCTGGATGTTGTTACCAATCTTTGCAGCCTCATCAAGGTTACCTGAATTGATAGCCATGTTGAAGTCAATGTTCTGATTGGCAAGAGACGCCATGCGCTGGATACGAGTCTTTTCCTTTTCGAAGATTTCCTGACGCTTCTGCTCGGCCTGTTCCTCAGCCTTGATAGCATCTTCAATCTTCTTTACCTTGGCATCGTACGCCTTGTTGATAGAATCAGTTCGACCTTCCCACTTCTTATCATGGTTCTCCATGATATTGTCCCACTTCTTGTCGAACGCCTTCTGCTTCTTCTCGTACTTGTTGTCAAGGGCTTCCTGCTTCGCCTCGAAACGCTTTTCTGTACGGTCCTGTCGCTCATCAAATCTCTTATCTGCTCTTTCCTGAGCAGCATCCAGAGCCTTTGAGCGTGCCTCGGAACGTGCATTGATGCCGTCGATTTCTCCCTGCATCTGGTCGTTAAGAAGATTTTCTGCCTGTCCAAGTGCCTCATCACGAGTATTGGACATAACTCCCTTATAGGCGTCAGTGAAGTCTCCGATGTTATCGGAGTTTGCTTCCCATGCATTCATGTTCTCAGTTAGAGAGTCTGTGCTCTTATCAATTTCCTTCTGGAACATCTGCTCAAGAGAGGTAGCGTCTTCCAGACCGGCCATTCTTCTGTAGATGTTCAGAGTGGCAAGTCTGTCGGCATCAGAGGTCTCTACCCCTGCGCGACTTCTTTCACGAAGTGAGGAGTAGTATCCGTCTTCGGCCTGCTTTACAGACCATAGCTCCTGCTTGGTCTTCTGTAGCTCAGGAAGTTCCTTTGTGAGGTCATTGAAGTTAACCCCAGCCTTACCCTTCGGAATACCCTGCATGTCAGCAAATTCCTTGGAGAATCCCTTTACGGCGTCTCCTGCACGCTGCACCTTGTGGATTTCTCCATCAGAAAGCCCAAGCTTCTGTCCAAGAGAAATGTCGGCTACACCAGATTCGATGTTGCTGTCCTTGTTTAGATAGTCAGTCCAGTCCTTAAAGGTCTCGATTCCCATTTCCTTGAATTCCTTGGAATACTTCTTCTTGTAGGTCTCAAATAGCTTGACAGACTCAGAGTTTACAGACTCGGCAATCTTATCAAATACCTTCTTCTTCTCTGCTTCCTGAGTGTTGTCATAGATGTCCCAAAGGTCCTTAGCATTGGCCTTCATTGCCTCACCGGCCTTCTGCTGAATGGTTCCTGGGTTGGCGAAGAATCGTCCAAAGCTTTCAGACTTAGACTGGTCAAACTTCAAATTGGTAGCGTCACGCATATCCGTGGCAGCATCCTTTAGACGCTTCTCGATAACCTGAGAAACGTCGTCAAAGTCAATCTGTGCCTTTAGCTTATACTGGAACTCGGCATTGCTGTAACGCTGACCCATAATTGCAAGAGATGTCTTTACGGCTTCCTGAGCGGCACTTACGGTACCACCATGAAGACGAACCTTTACACCCTCTTCAATTGCACGGCCCCACTTCTCTGCCTCATCTGCATCATAGAACTTCTGAATGTCCTGGTAGGCGTCCTTGTTGTTCTTCTTGAATTCATTCATCTTGTCATTCAGAGAAGAAACGTTGTGAGTTCCCTGCGCAACAATCTTCTGCTGCTCAGTGTAGGTGAATCCAAGAGTCTTTGCCCATGCCTCAGAAGACTTTTCAATGTTCTCCTGCTCCTTACGAGAGGCAGCTACATTCTTATTAATGATGTACCAGGCTGCACCAATTGCAAGAGCTACAGCAAGGACAGTTCCCATGACTGCGCTCAGTCCACCCATTGCTGCAACTGCTCCGCCAATAGAGCTACGAACGGCACCCATTGCTGCCCGGCCTCTTGTAGCGACAGTTCCGAATGCAGAAGTAGCAGCGCTACCAACCGCACTGATGGCAGGCATGACAAGGGTCTTGATGGCTCCAGCGAACTTGACAATTGGACCGATAAGCATTGGGCCGAATAGGGCTAGAGGGATAAGCATCTGAGAGATGTTGTTAGCCATCGTTCCAGAATCGGTAACCATTGCTCCCATGAATCCTGCACCGAGTGCTAGGTTCTGGAAACTGCTACCCATCTGAGTCCAGTTACGACGAGTTGCTGCTGCGTTCTGATTAATGCTTGCAGATGCCGCCTGTGCTGCCTGCCAGTTTCTTACCTCTGCTGTGGTAAGTGCACGACCGGTTGAGTCACGGTATCCTGCTGCGGTAGGCGTAATTGGACCAACGACTGGAGTAGTTGGCGTAGGAGTATTGACAGGAATAGGAGCGCCAGATACTACACCTGGCCTTACACCCATTGCTGCCTGGCCCGTTCGGGAAGCCTGAGTAAGCCCCTGCTGAGCTGCTGTAGCTCGTCCAAGGGCTGCGGTAAGTTCATTTACCGTTGCGATAAGGGCCTGAGTCTGACCCTGCTGAGTCTGCATTGCTGCCGTCTGCTGCATTGAGGCAAGACGTGATGCTACCTGCTCTGGTAGAAGTGCACGGAATCGGAATACGAGTCCAAGAAGACCTGCACCCATCTTGACTGCCTGTCCTGCCAAGTTGGCGAACAGACCTACGAGCATGATGACAGGACCGGCAATAGCACCGGCAATAATTGCAATACTAGCGAATGACTTGATTGGTCCTGGAAGGTCGTTGAATGCCTTGACGATAGCAGTTACACCTCGTACGATGTATCCTGCAATCTCAAGGAATGGCTTACCTGCTTCTGCGAGCTGCACCTTTAGAGACTCAATGGCAATCTTTAGACGACCAGAAGCACTGTTCTGCAATGCCTCCATCTCTCGACTAGCGGACTCGGCCCAAACGCTTGAATCCTGCTTGGCAATCTGATATGCCTTACCAACCTGAGTTGTTTCGTCTTCTAGATTACCCATCTCTTCAACGATTGCCTGTAGACGAGTGGTCTGCTGCGTACCGAATAGAGATGCAAATAGAGCCTGACGACGCTTTCCTGTAAGACCGGCCGTCGCCTTCTGCAATGCCTGGAACGTAGGAATGACTTCACCATTAGTCTTGTCAGTAAGCTCTGTCAATGACTGTCGGGTGAAAATCTGGAACATGTCCTTGGCCTGCTTAGTAGGCTTCAATACTCTGGTGAAGGACGCCTTGATTGCGTTTGCACCTTCAACTGCATTGATACCACGAGCACGCATTGCAACCAATAGAGTACCAGCATCTTGCAAAGTACCATTAAGAGTCTTCATTGGGGCAGCTACCTTTGGCAGAGCCTTTGAGAAGTCTTCGATGGATAGAGAAGTTGCATTCTCTACTGCGTTCATGTAGTTGAAGTCTTCGGCCAACTTAGAAGTGTTGTCTCCATAAACTGACTGCAAGGTGATGGTGGTTTCTAGGGCTCTCTGGTAATCCATTTCACCAAGAGTCGCAAGACGCATAACCTCGGTGGTCTTACCAATAAGCTCATTACCCTTTTCACCAGTTGCTGCCAGGTTTGCTTCAACTGAAAGGGTGTCCTTCATTGATGCACCAAACTGTTCTGCGGCAGTCTTAGCAGCCCTCATAGAGTTAGCTCTGAGGGTTGCAGTTTCCTGTGCATTCTTTGCTGCGTTCTGGTCCTTGGTGGCTGAGAAGTCGTATACCTTATTGATACGAGTCATCTGAGCTTCTACGTCATAGGCAAGCTTACCCATTGCAGCACCGGCCGCAACTACTGGAAGGGTCAAACCAACCATTAGCTGACGACCAGCCCACTGAGTGTTCTTACCCCACTTAATCATGTTGGCACCAGCAGAGGCAGCAACCTGACTGACGAGACCCATCTTGATGGCCATCTCGCCTAGCGCTACGTTTGTGGAAATAGTTCCAGCACGCACAGCGCTAAGTGTTTGACGGAATTTACCTAGACGCTCTGGAGCGTCACGAGGAACGATGAGGTCCATGGTAGAGCCGCCACGAGTGTTTGTGCTCCACTGCATTGAAGCGGCTCTACTCAACTGGTACTGCTCACGAAGAACCTGGTTGAATGTGGTTCGGTTCTTTAGAGCCTGACGAAGAGTAACATCCTCCTTTAGAAGCGCCTTGGTGTACATTTCAGACGCGGAGGCAACACGCATTGTCTCGGTAGTCATACTACCAAGACTGCGAACCTGATTCCTGAATGCCGCCTGATTCGTTGCAAGGGCTGCTGGCGTCATTCCGCGCGCCAAATTAGCCTGCATTGCTGCAAGCTGAGCGTTAATGGCTTCGATTTCAGTTCGAGCCGCACGGAAATCCGCAGTAGCACTAAAGCGGATATTAATGTTCTCTATTGTCAGTCATCTCCTTCTATTCCAATGCCAATCTCAGCAAACTCCAGCTCCTCGGCTGATACGCCCCTGTTCTTGGCTTCTGCTCTGCGCTTGATGTCATCGAAGGTTGCAGCTTCCTTGTCTTGTGGTTCATCTAGGTCGATACCCTTCAACGCTGCCGCGAATTTCTTATTCTGCCAGTCCTGGTCTCGCTTTACTTCTAGTAGCTTCTCCAGTTCTGCCAATGTCAGATTTTCTTCAATCTCTTCGAAGTTTTTCCAAATGCCTAGCAGGAAAAGTTCTGCTTCAAGCTGGGTTAGATTCAGCTCGTCCCAGCTTGCTGCTCCATCACTGCCGCCGCTGCGGCCATCAGTTCCGGGTCATTCAACTTAACCCCTCCACAGATTTCGATAATCTTGTGAACCGTTGGCATGTCAACTGCGTCTTCGAACTTTTCTGTGTCCTCGTACTCCTTGTACAGAGATGAGAGACATAGCTGTCCAACTTCAATCAGGAAGTCAACTACCTCGTCGTCTTCCTTTAGCTTCTCAATTTCCTTGAACTTCTTCATGAATCGTCGGAGATTCTTAATGTTCAGTGGCTTGAGAGTTACCTCAGTGCCATCCTGTAGAACAATCTCTTCGACTGTGTAAACCTGTGTTGCCACATTTCCTCCTATGTGTTTAACTTGATTATATCAATGGGTTCTCATAATCCAAAATGCGAAAGCCCCCTTTCGGGGGCTAACGCTGAAAGTCATCGGATTAGGCGATGTTCCTGTCCTTAATCACACCGTACTCCTGACCTGAGAAGCTTGGGTCTGGAAGAAGTCGGAATGAGACTGGGAATACCGTTGCCTCATTTCTCCTCAGTGAATGAGAAGAAGACTCAATTGATAGAGCACGTCGTACGTGGTATACACGCTCTCTCTTTGTACCGGCATCTGCACGTGGTGCAGGGCCTACAAAGGCTACGGAACGCTCGGTTGGCTCGTCACCAAGAGCACCTGCTGAAATTCCGAGAGTGGTATCACTTGCACCGGAAGTCAGGGTGGTGTTCTGCTGTCCCCAAACGATGAGAAGGTTCTCAAGAGTAGCCTCTGAGAAGGTGGTGTTAACCATTACTCGCATAGACTGCTTGAATAGCTTAGCGGAGTCGAGAAGCTGGTCAACTTCTACCTCACCGTAGTCTGGCTCGTAAGAAACCTCGACACCTTCGGAAGTAAATCCGGAGTGCTTCCAGGATGCGTCTGCGTCTAGGGCAGGCGTCATGCTAGCTGTACCGGATGGACTTGGAAGGGTTGGCGCTGCTGTCCACTCAGTGGAGTCTTCCGCTGATAGGTAAACCGCTGCTGCACCAATGATAATGTTCTTAACCTGATATGCCATGTTTTTCTTTCACCTCTTTTCTTGAAAAAGTGTTGCTTGGCTAGAGCACTTCCTCAAGATTATGTTAAGGGCAGCGGGGTTATGAAGCAAACTAGGCTCTCATTCCCAGCTTGTTGTGTCTCGTTCCTAGCTCAGGTTCTCCATCAAGGTCACTGGTGAAACACACATGCAATACAATCATTGCTGAATGTCTTCCACCTTCTTCGGTAGCTGGCTCAATGCTAGTTGAATTCACTACTCTGATGTACTTAAACTCAAAGGCCCTTTGGTTTGGAGTACCAGCGCCACCATCTTTCCAATCACTTCCAAGAAGCCAGTCATTCAACTCATCAGCAGACCAATCGAATCTACGATATAGCTGAGTCAGATAGTGAATGATGTCTCTGATTTTATTTGCATCATCTGTATAGACCACATATGCAAGCTGCTCGTGCTCAAGCCACCAGTCTTGATAGGTGCCTTCCTGTGCATAGTTGTAAACAATGAACGGAATGCCCTTGGGGAGATTGGTGAATTCTGGCTGCTGCTGCGCTGGAATGATTGGTGTCAGCACTTTGTAATCAGCCATGTTGAGAAAGCCAGCCTCTACTAGCTTAGCCTGAGTAAAGGCATTGACTGCATGTGAGCCTGTTAGCTTATAGCTCGTCATTTACTCTCCTTCGTGCCGCGTTCTTTCTATTTCTTTCTGCAAGGAACTCCTCTGCGAGCCTGGCTCCATTTGCGAATGCGGCATTGTTGTCTGCAATGGAGAGCTTCACAGCCTTCTTGCGTGCTGGCTTGAACCTTCTGATGAATCTAGCCATTGCTTTTTCTGACAGGTCTCCTTCCAGGGTCTTCCTAATTTCTGAATTGAAGACCTGCTCTGCACCGGCTCCTGTCCACCAACTTGTCCATGCTGCTGTGAATGCTCCAGTGGTTGCAGCACCACCAGGATTCTGTACGACCACAGGCCCCTTTGTGAAAATGATTCGGTCTTCCACAGGGAATGCCAGAATCTTTGCTCGCTTAGGACGAATGGTCACAGCCATGTTGTATTCCATAATCATGGCCTTATAGATAAATCTGTGCTTTCGTCTGAATGGCTTCTTGTCCCCTTCTGGAAAAGGGACTGGCAATACAGACGCTCTGAATTCAAAGGATGCGTACCGGTCGTTTCCCCGACCTCTCAGTACATTCTTCCAAAGCTGAGCTTGCGGAACACCAATTCTTCCCCAGTCATAGACGTGGTGGAATTGGCCTGGTGCGGCTGGGGCTATTACAGACATATATGCGTCAAAGCGCTCAGACAGTTTGTCGTGAGCGTAATTCAATACCGGGCCTGTATTCACATCGTTGCCAACCTTAGCTGACAAGCCAGTGATGAATCCCGTGAGAGCAGACACTTCAATTGTGTCCGCATTGACAGCAAGAAATGCCTTGCCCTTTGCCACTGCCATTACTGTACCTGAGCCCTCTGAATCAGAGCTGTATTTTCAATGTGATTTCCGAATGGGTCAACGACTGGAGTTACACCCATAACCATGAATACGGTCGCTGGTGCTCCTTGAATTTCTTCTTCTCTCCAGATGATGTCTCCCTTTGCATTGGAGACATTGGTGATTCGGTCACGCTTTGACAGGATGACTCCCTTTGGGAAAACCAAAGTAGCCCAGTCGATATTCTCATAAACTTCTGAGTATCGCTGGGTTGTTCCTGCTACACGAATACCACCATTTGTGACCCCTCGAACCATGCACTTGATTACTAGTGTCTGGTCTCCTGGAGTATCACTGTCTTCGTCTGGTACCCATACTCGGATGATATCTCCTGTTTCTGGGTCTTGCTGAGTTTCCCAATGACCACCGGGATTTTCCTGTGGATTGGTTCCAGACTGACGAAGCACAGTGGCTCGCATATTGAATCGAGAAGAAAGAAGGCACGTCATATTACCACCATATTGGTTAGCCTATATGGGTCAAGGAGCTGGTCTGCCTTTAGATTTCCGGTGCCGTCGTAAGCTGCCTGAGTGAACTGGATTCTCCAGTCTGCTGCCTTCATTGATTCGAGATACTTGTCTCGGTAGGAAGAGTCCTGACATGCATAGTCAGAAATCAGCATCTTGGCTGCCTGAACGACAGGGAAAGGAACCGTCTCATATCCCCAGTCGCCTGTAATGGTATAGACAGAGGTATAGGTGAAATCTCGCTTCTTGATAGTGCCAGGCGCGTAAATTACTCCATCACTGAATTGGTCAAGGACTTCCTCTGGAGGTGCATCCTTAATGGTCCAATATGCTCCTGGAGCCTGGCCAAGGAACCATCCTTCGCCCGTGATACGGAATGAAGAAGGGTTGTAGCTCAGTACACTGTCGGTCATATCTGTAAATGAGATGAGGGGTGATGGAAGGGCTAGACGGCTACTGTCGTTACCGGCCACATCCTTCGCTCCCCTGAACTTACCAAAACTCTGTCCAGTATATACCTCGATGATTCGTCTGACAACAGCTTCGGCATCATATCGGTCTTGCTCCGCAACGTCCTCAAGAAGAACTGCTAGCTGAGAAAGAGGAACAATAGGAGTCACTACATCAACATATGTTGAGCGTTCGAATCCCGTCTTCTTCCAGACGACCTTCAATGTGCCATCGTATTCAGTCAGACTCCAGTCAAGAGTAGTCGTGTGGACATTACCATTTGAGGTAACAGGCTGGTTAGCGGAAATCACTGTATCACCGCGCAATACATCAGCGGTTAGGGTTCCTGTTACTGGATGTTCCAGAGTAACAGTGCTTGTAGTGTCTCGGTAGATTTCCATGTCTGCATTATAGATTGTTTCAGCTTAAATAGCAAAGAGACCCCGAAGGGTCTCTTTTAGCCGTAGAACTCTCGAACTTCCTTTGGAGAGGCAATTCTGAATCCTTCGTACTTCTCAAGGATGTAATCAGCATCTCGCTCTCGCACAATTGCGTAAGGGTTGGCCTTAGTGAATCGTACACCTCTTACTTCAAAGGTTCCGTTGTCACGAGTCATGCGAAGAAGAACCTTCTCGTCTTCGTCAGGCTCCGCAGGCTTATCGAAAGTTGGGGTTGGAGCAACAATTGGTGCCGGGTTCTCTTCTTCCGCACCAATCTGCTTTCGGTAGTAATCGTAGGTCACGCCATTCTCAACCAGCTTGCTGAGAATAACTGCCTTGTTGTCCTTTGGGTCGATGTCCACTGCAAAATCGTCAGCAATCTGACGCAGCTCATCAACCTTCATCTTTTCAAAACTCATTGATGTCCTCCATATGACGATTGTAGCATAGAAAAGCAGAAAGAGGGCCGAAGCCCTCTTTCGCTATTAAATTGTACCTGGTAAGGATTAGGCAGAAATCTTGACGTTCTTGACGACAACGAATGCGTCTGCATTCTCAATCTGAGTACCTACACGACAGTACATGGTGTACTCCGTGGTGTCCTTCTTAGGCTTGAACTCACGGAAGACCTGGATTTCTCGCTTTACACCCCATAGCATGTTGTTAGGGAATGTTAGCCATACATCCGCGTGGTCTCCAGCAGCTCCGGAGTAGTCTCCATCAAGAGTCTCCTCGAATAGAGGAACCTCCTGTACAGGTACACCGAATGCATTACCAGTTGTGAAACCGGCTGGACCCTCAGTACGAACTCCACTGTTGATACCGGCAGCGGCCATAGCCTCTGGGGTAACATAGTCAGCAGATGTGTTCTGTAGGCTGAATAGGTAGTCCTGAATTACATTGGAACCTGTGAAGAACTTAAGGCCGTTACGACGCTGCATGTACTTACGTGGCATTGCCTTAAGAGCCTTGTTAAAGACGCTACGGTCTACACCGTTACCGCCGTGGTCAATTACGTGACCTCCAGCGAGTGCACGCTTACGCCATCCATCGAATGCCTTTAGTAGAGGGTCGGTGGTAAGGGCCGTGTTACCGTTAATGGCTACGTCCTCAAGGTCGTTACCGGCCTGAGTTGCCATTAGACGTGCAATGTGGTCCTCAAGGGCCTCACCCTCGATGTTGTCTTCAAGGGACTCTGTTGAGATTTCCCAGTCTAGACGAAGCTTCTTGGTGGTAAGAGAAATCTTAGAGAAGGTTGCTCCGGCGTTTACACCGTCGTCAACTGCCTCAGTGGCAACTCTCATTAGACGCTCACCAATTCCGAGCTTGTCAATATCAACTGTATCGGCTCTCATACGAATGGTACGAACCTGGGTACCGAGAACTGTGGATTCCCACATGTAATCGATAAAACGGTTTGACTGTTCTGCGTTTAGCAGACCACCGCCACCAGATGCTACCTCAGTGGTACGAATGACCTTTTCAATTAGCTCATCGCTCATGTTGTTTGTTCACCTCTTTCCTTTTCTTGGATTACTTGATGTCGGATACACTGAGGAAGTGTCCGCCCCACTTTGAGCCCTTAGCCTTGCTAATGGTCTCTTCCTTTGACGTGCCAACGTCGCCGGACTTCTTAATAGCCGTTTCCTTTTCCACGCTGTCTAGACGCTTTGTAACGTCATCAGCCTGCTTGGAAAGGCTCTCAAACTTTTCGCTAAGCTCGCCGTGCTTTTCGACTAGCTCAGAAAACTTGGAATCGAATGCCTTGTTGATTTCATCAACCTTGGTTTCGATAGTCTTGATTTCCTCAGCAGTAGCTTCACGAGTCTGCTCTAGGCCCTTCTTAATTGTTTCCTGGACCTGCTCAAGCATCTTCTCGAAGTTTGGCTCCTCTGCGCCGCCCTCATCTACTTCTGCTGCGGTCTCCTTGTCATCAGACTCAACAGTTCCATCAGCCTCAACCTCTGGAGCATTCTCAGTTGTTGATTCTTCTACTGGAGTCTCGGATTCTGCACGACCCTGCTCTGCAACGTCGTCCTTACGCTCATCTGCCATTTGTTCTGCACCTCCCTTGTCAGTGTCCTTGTCAGAAGACTTTGTAAATTCTTGTACGAGATTCTTGACGGCTTCCTGTCGGTTGCTGTCAGTCTCGAACCAACCAATATTCTGCATTGACTTTCCGCAAGCGGAGCAGCCTGCACTTTCTTCGGTTGTAGTCTTTGCGATTTCATCTGCTGGACACCAGAAGACATTCTCTACGGAGGTTTCTACGACCATACCCTTCATTACCTTGTCGCCATCTGCCATCTTCTCAATACTGAAAATGTTGGCTAGCTGATTAGCTGGATTATCGACAAGGGAGAGTTCGATAAGCTCATAGTCCTTGATGAATCGTACGTTTGTCTGGGCATCCTTATTCCACTCAGTTTCAGAGTCTACGATGCTACCGCCGATACTAAAACCACTTAGAGTACCGTCAAGTACCTTTTCCCATGTGTCCTGAGCACCCTTTGACACATACGCTGTCGCATAGATGCCCCGGAAAAACTTCTGAGTCGTAGAGTCGTAGAACTCTTCCTCTCGGAAATCGACCAGCTTTCCTACTGCAATAGGCTGATGCATCTCACGGATGTTTCCACGGAAACGAGCAAAAGCCTTCTGTGAAGCCTCTGCTAGAACAATGTCACCATGAGAGTCGAAGTTGTCAAGAGTGGCAAATCCACTTACCTGACGCTTCTCCACATCATACTTTGCAATTGGCATTGTCAGACGAACGTTGTGTTCATCGGCATGCCAGGATGCCTTCTCAATCTTCATGGTCTTATCTTATTCACTTCTTTATTATCATGCAAACTAGAGTCAACAAGCTTCCTATTGACTCGTAGGTTGATGGCTACAAAGGCGCAATAGATGGCAACCATGAAGGCATTTATCCATCCTACTGACTGCCAGCTTCCCATGAGGTAGAAGCCACTGATGACAAACCAGTAGTAGAAGCCTGCAAGGGCTCCTCTGTGCAATGCTCTATACACCTGGGACCACACGCCATAGAGCATGATTGCTCCAATGGCCATGGCTGCTAGACCCCACACCAGTTCCGGCGCGAGATTGGACATCATTCCGTAGATTGGACTACGAGCAAATGTCGCCCAGGGCAGAGCCAGCCACAACCCCCATATGAATGTATAAACACCCATGATGGAGATTGCAGCCGTATTGATTGGCTTTCTCAAGCCTCTCGCCATTTCGTCAGTCTTATGCCAAATCTTGTGCGTCACTGAACTGCTCTACCTTCACCCTTTGGCTGACGCGCCTCTCCATCCTTATCAGGTGAAGCGGCTGAACGCTGTGCGTCTCGCGTTCTTGTTTGTCCTGCCTGCGCTCTTGCCTCTGCTTGCTGCTGTGGCTTTTGCTCGACAATCTTGTCACCGCCTGGAAGACCTGGCTTACCCTGACGAGCACGAATCTCGTTAGGTGTAGTCCACTGGTTGCGAATTGCTCTTTCGTCAATCTTGCTCTGAGTGTCTTCGTCAGTAAGTGATAGCTCGTTGAGATGAATGAGGAATACATCGCTGATTTCCTTCATAATCTTGTTGAGCTTGTTTTCGAAAATAGTCTGTTCTGGTCGGCAAACCTGTTCCTTGAAGGTCTTGTCTGCGTCTCGTGCAACTGCTAGACTTGCTCCCTCTGCAAGGCCAACCTTTGTGATAGGAACTCGGTGGGCCATGAGGATGTCATTCAGGTTTCCCTTACGGTAATTGTTGAATGAGCTGTCCTGAGTACCGGCCTCAACTGGCTTCATTTCAAAGCTGGTCTTGCGGTCTTGCTCATCAGGTGGTAGAGGAACATACAGAGTCCTGTGATTCTTACCCTTTAGGGAAGTCTGGAAGAACTCGGTGATTCGTCGCTCTGCTGCTGGGGAGAGCTTTCCTCCCTTGATGACAATGACATACCTAGGAACAGCCTTGTTCTCGAAATAGTCCAAGTTGAATCGGGTGGCGAACTCATTACCTGCGACAGCAGCCTTAGCTGCCACGATGTCAGGGATTCCGTAATACCCATTGCTTGGAGCGTACTTCTTAATGTGGATGACTTCATTTGGTCTTGGGTCATTTCCTACCGGGTCCGTTGTCTCATTGTCTCCGAAGTTTCGGAAGAAGACAGCCTTATTTGAAATGATTTGAACGAATCCATCACGTCGCTGTCTGATACGCATGGTGGTACTTGGAACATGTCCAATGTAGCCAATCTCACCATTGGTCTTTCGGCCAACTTCAAGATATCCATTTCCGGTTACCTCGTAATCAGTCCATACCTTGATAAGCGTTTCTAGGAAGTCATCCTCTTCGTTGCAGGAAATAATCCATTCCTTGATGCGCTCCTTCTCAAGTTCAATCTTCTTACGAGCCTTCTTGGTCTTTTCTTCACCATCCAATTCATCTAGCTTGCGCTTTGCTGCTGATGTTTCTACAAGGTCAAAGCCGAGACCAACGATGTTGGACACCTTTGCCTTTACTGCTGAATAGTGTGGAGGGCTTACTTCATAAAGCTTTGCCAAGTAGTCGAGATTGTACGGAGGAAGCATTACCTGGAAGGCATTGTATCCCGTGACCTCCTGGCTTTCTTCCTTCTTTGAGGCAGCGCCATCCGTACCACGGTAGAACTTCTGAATTGACTTCGTGGTGCGAATCTTGAAGGAACGAGACAGACCATCGAGATTCTTGTTCAGCTCATCGGCTGACTTTAGAAATGGGTCAGGGTCGTGACTGATGTCACGACTGTATTCGTTGCCTAGAGAAACTTCAATTACTCTCTCGTCCTCTGGCTCTGCTTCTACAACTCGATTACTGGTCATTGCGCTCCTTGTAAATCTGCTCACTTACGAGAGCTGGAATGTCATTCTCGTCTGGAATCAGTCCGAAAGCCTGACGCTGCTTCTGGTATTCAAATTCCTCATCATCGACCTTTCGATGTCCGGAAAGAAACAGTGGCTTACCAACCATAATTCCATAATGACGGGCAGCTTCGGTCAGTTCATTCAGACGCTTGAGGTCACCCTTCATGGCAGCAATGGAGAGGAAGTTACCTTCATCGTCTCCAACCCACTGTCCATTAGGCATTTCCCAAACGTAGACTCCGTAAGCGGCCTCTTCAACTGTCTGGATATTGGTCTTTTTCATACTGACATCATAAGGACATTGGCGTTATTAAGCAAAAATGGCCCCGACATGGGGCCATTCTCGTTATCCTGCTGGTGTAATTCCCCAGACATGCGCGTACAAGTTGGTAGCAGGACTTCCTTCACCGATATCAACGGTTGAAGTGTCATTTACGACAAGACCTGGCAGACCGAGATAAGCGGCATACATCTGTTGTAGTCCTAGGAGGCTTAGGCTTCCGTAGATAATGGACAATTGGGAAATCACTGTGCCGGGGCTTCCGACAGACATTGCATAATTTCCCGGTGTTGAGAATACTCCAGCAATGTGATACCAGCTATCTGAGCCAAAGACAGTAGCTCCACTTGTGACGGACTGGCCATTCACAGTGAATGCACTGAATCCAGAAAAGACAATTGTATCTCCTGAGCGTTCTACATTGATTCCAGTAGCATTGAAGATGTTTCCCGGAGTCGCCTTGACCCACATATCGAAACCATTGACATTCAAGTCTCCTGGTTCTTCTTCACCCTCATAAGAATCGTCAAGGGAGATGTCAACCATTCCGGAGATGATTCTGAGGCCATTGATGTCAGCGTATTCAATTGGCTCGTAATACGAATCGCTGACAACTCCTGTACCGGTCATCAATGCAGTTCTGTCAGAACGACTTCCTCGATAGTATTTGTCTAGATAGGCAACCACTTCGATTGAGCTAACATAACTGGTGTCATCAACAATTCCACCAGCAAATGTGACTCTGATATCAACAACGCTTTCGTTGTCGAGAACGGTTGAGCCAGAATCAGATGGTGTGAGCCAGGTTGTTCCTCCGTCCACAGAATACTCAATTGTGTAAGAGCCCTCGCCCTTCCAATTGATTCTTGCATCAGAAACAGTTTCTTCTGGGATTGAGGTGAATTGTAGAGAAGTCAGCCAGACTCCTGGTAGCGAGGTGTTTGTGTAAACAGGGACAATCAATCCATCTTCGACAATTTCTGATTCTGTCTGTGAATAGCTTGGCGTAATTGTATTGTCCACAACCGCTACATCTGTCAGAACTGCGTCTGCCCAATCAGCATCGCTTGTCCAGACCTTCTTGATTGCGATGTTTCTGGTTTCGTCTGTGAAGTTCCAGAAGATTGCATCGTTGAATCCTGCGATAGCTTCGCTCGTATCGACATCTACTCCATTTGAATAGTGTCGTGAGATTGCTTCTGAGCCCAGAGAGTTCGTGTAAATAGCTGGAGCGTCAAGGGCAATCGTTCCACTTCCCTGGCCAGCGATGAGGTCAGAAGTAAGGAATGAATAGGAGTCAATCTGCTGGTCTTCTGTCAGGTCTGTTTCTGCCACCAGAACTCCATCTACATAGAGAGAGTTCTTTGCGTTGGTGTGAACACCTACGACATGGAAAGACTTACCAGTTGAGTATTCGTATGAGACCTCACAACTACCGGCCGCAAGATACTTTGTTCTGAAATAGATGTGGGTAGGTGTGATGGTGAGTCCATCGTAAGTCCCAGAATGGCTCATGATTGACACTTCATCTGTGAGGCTGATGGGCTTAACCCATGCCTCTAGAGTGAACTGACGTAGCTCGTAGCCTTTGTTGAAAACAGGGTCGTCCATATCCAGATGGTTGCTATTGTTCAATAGCAGAGCGTTTCCTGAGCCTGTCACAAGGGCAGGGTGACGAGAGATTGTTCCCACTAGGTCAGCGGTTCTCATGCTACCGGCTGAATCTGGGAATGCTGGGCCTGCTTCGTCCAGCTTCCAATAGGAAAATGGAGCATCTGTGAGGACTTGTAGTTGATAGGACATGTGAACAGTATATCAATTATGAAGTCAAATGCCAAAAGCCCCAACTCACGTTGGGGCCCTGGCAGTAATATATCCATCCTAAGCTAGCGGCACGAATGTCGCCAGACAGTCTCGGACTCATTTCCGTAGGCTGTAATCATAGGATAACACATCACTTACTCCTTTTCAAGTGCGGAGACCTTCTTTTCCAGCTCTGTCACACGCTGTTCAAGCGTTGGGGTTGGAGTGGTTGTTGGAGCCACATCCTTAGTAAAGGCTAGTCTACCTAGAACATCGGCTGCGTAATCTCCACCTGTAGTTGCTGCATCAGCAGACTTTAGAGCGGCTAGAGCCTTCTGAACTCCATCCACGCCTGCATTGTATGCGGCTACAGCGTAATCCCAACTCTTCAATACCTTGTAATTCGCAGCAAGAAGCGTTGCAGCATCTTCGGCCTGCTTCTTCACATCATTTAGATATGATTCATCGACTGGCCAATATCTGTTGTCACGCTGCCATACTCCGAATCCATGACCACCGTCGCCAATTACATTGGTGAGGTTTGTCTCACGAGAACCGACTGCAAGAAGCAGTCCCGTTGGAAGGCCCTTAGCCTTTTCAATATCGCTAATGAAAGGCCATGCCTTTAGAGCAACGGCTGACTGTGCAACAATAACATCCTTTGCCTCACGAGACTTAGGAATGATTACTGGCACTGGTACAGGAATCGTTGGAACTGTAGGCGGCTTTGTTGGAGTCGTTGTAGCAGGCTTCTTTGTCTTGAGAACCTGACCGATAGAGATATCATCGGACTTTAGTCCATTCCAAGACTTGAGGTCTGCAACAGAAACCTTAGTTGCCTGGGAAATGCTCCATAGAGTATCACCCTTCTTTACTGTGTAAGTACCAGTAGTTGGCTTAGGTGTTGGAGTAGGTGTTGGCTTAGGGGCAGGAGTTGTTCCTCCTGGACCGGCCGCCTTTGTCGCCTTAATGTCAGCACGAACCTTTACCATGTCCATAATCTTTCCGGAAGCATAGCCTGGGTCCCACTTGTCATTAGACCATTCACCATGTCCAATTACGGACTTCTCAGACCACTTATGGAAATCTAGAATGGCTGCTGAAAGCTTGAGCGCAGTCTTGTACTGAGCATCAGTCATCTTGCGGCTTCCAGAGTACATGATTTCTACGCCATAAAAATGAGCGTTTCCGTCAGTACCGTTTGAATTACCACGAGTAGGCTTTAGCTGCTTAGAGTAATCTTCATTGATTACGTGGTTGAGAACCGCAGGGTCTCCACCTCCAGCGTGATTTGCACGACCCCATCCTACCAGGTAAAGCATTCCATCTGGAGCAAGTCCAAAGTGGCATAGAGGACCAGGTAGTCCAGAAATGCCATTGTAAAGAATATTTCCTGCGTACTCTCCGGCCTTAGCGGCAGTTACGTCAGCGCCAGTGTGATGCCAGATAAATCCGTTCATTCCACCCCATGCGCCAACAGAATTTCTGTTGTGGGACTTCCAAGACTTTACTTCCTTGTACTTGATTCCCCACTTCTTGAGCTGAGCAACAATCTGCGTTGCTGTCATTGGTGTTGCCATTTTCGCATTCACCTCCTTCGATTAATAGTATAAAGAGGTATTGGCTATGAAGCAAAAGAGCCGGTACTCGAAAGTACCGGCTTCTTTTAACCAATGTCTACGACTTCACACGCTCCTGCGGAGCAGGCAAGCTCCTGAGAACCTGTCGTGTTGTCTCCCTCTTCATATGTAGGAAGAAGGTCCCACTGAATCTCTGTAGGCATCTTCTCAAGCCATTCCTTGTATTCTGCCTCGGTAATGGTCTGATATGGAGCCTGCTTGTAGGTGTGCTCAGAGAATGGAAGGAATGAAATTCCTGACACCTCATCGAAGTGCTTGTAAACCCAAGCTCCTACTTCCATCCATTCGTGCTCCTTGACAGAAACAGTGATGGATGGCTTATGCTCGCACCAGTGTCGCTGATACGCTAGCCAAATCTCTAGGTGCTCTATTGCCGTAAGGTCATTTCGAGTAAGTGCACCTTCTGCTGCTTTCTTAGGGAAGCTAAAGACTGTGGTGTCATTAGGCTTCATTACGTCAGGCTCATTTGGAACTCCACTGTCCTTGAGGAACTGAGTAAGAGGGTCCTTGTTGTCTCCTCGTACTGTTCGAATGTAGAAGTGGTCATGCTCGGTGTGCATTCCCGAAGGAACACCTACTAGCTGTGAAACAGTTCCAGAAGGCTTGACACAAGTGATTGCTGTGGAACGAGGAATGCCAATAGCATCAGCAGTCTCGGCGTTTGCAGCAATCGCCTGAAATCTCAGAGCTTCGAGGACATCCTTTAGCTCCTTCATTCCTTCCTGGCCTGACATCAGTCTGTTACCAAACTGGCCGGTAAGAGAAACGCCAAGTAGTCTTTCTTCCTCGGTGTTCTTCTTCCAAACCTTACGAAGGTATTTGAAATTGGTAAGGGTTGACTGCCACGTTCCAAGGATTGTGGCGGCCTTTACCTTACGCATCAGACTCTCCGTGTTGTCGTCTGGTCGGACAACAACCTCAGTCAGATTACAGAACTGATTAGGTCGAAGGATAATTTCGCTACATGGATTAGTTCCGAAGTCGAAATTGCCATCTCGCCTTTCATTCTTAGCCGCCTGGGTCTTTGCAGCCTGTCTATTGAAGATTCCACGCTCTCCAGACTTGGAGTCGTAAAGGTTCTTCCATTCAGCCATAAAGGCAGTCATGTCAGGCTTTGAAGTGTAGGCGACTGAGTTGTTTGCAAGAGAACGCTGGGGCTGACTCTCCCACCAGCTACCGGACTTTGCTGTAGCCATACGGAGGTCAGAGAGGTCGGAAAGAGAAATAAGCGCTGAACGCCTTACTCCACCAACAACTACAACTTCTGCAATCTTACAAACAAGGTCATGCGCCTCAAGTGAGGTGAGCTGACGACCGGCAGCCTTAGCAAATACGTCAATCGTGAACTGGAAAAGCTGCTCTAGTGGACCAGGGCCAGATGCCCTACCACCAAAAGTCTTTAGCCTCGCGCCCGCTGGACGTACCTTAGAGGTGTCCCAACGAGGAACGCGACCACCCCAGAGAAGGCTAAGTAGCTCACGATATGCTCGTGCCCAACCTTCCTTGCTGTCAGCTACCTTGATTACACTCTCAGTAGCTTCAAACTCTTCTGCAATGACTGGAAGCTTTCGAACATACTTTTCCTCAACAGAGAAGCCAACGCCTGTACCATTCATCAGAATGTACAGGGTTTCATCGAATGCTCGTGGGTCATCAATTGTGACGTAGGAACAGTTATAGGCAGCGACATTGTCTCTGTCCAGGGCTGGTCCGGAAGTCATCATGGCACGCATGGAGGGCATTGCTGCCTGCTCAAGAATAAAGTCCCGAACGAGGTCATATTCCTCTTCGGGAACTCCATATCCGTGATTGTTAATCAGACTGTTGCGCATGTAATTCATGTATCTGTCAACAGTCTCCACATAAGTCTCACGTCGTCCAAGGTCATCACGGTACCTTGCGTAGCGGCTTGTGTGGATGAAGTTTCTATAAGGGTCTGTAAGGAAGCCCTTATCATCGACCAAAGTCAAAGTAAAATCCCTTCTGGCCGTGCTTCGTTAGGCACGGCTATCATCGCGTAGTTCCTCTATGCTACAGCAAACGCCCACTTAAATCAAGTGGGCGAAGGCTTCTTCGGTGAGCTTTTCCCAGTTGTACTCTGCGTGCAAGTAGGGTGCCTGAAAGTAGAATTCATTGCTCAGTTCATCAAAGTTGTCGTATGCATATCTGTACTTATCTACAAGGTCATCAAAGCTTGGTTCAAGCATCTTCCCTGGATGAGTACCGGGCCAAGGTGAATCAGCAAGCTTTGAGTCCAGTCCAAGTGGTCCAAGATAGTTCTTATATTCTGCCCACTTAGCCGTGCAAATGGTTGGCATTCCTGTTGCGATGGCCTGGAATGGGATGAGACCGAATCCCTCTCCCCAGCTTGGATAGACCATGACATGATGCTGCTTGACAAAGCTGACCAGATGGTCTTCTGGTAGTTCTTGGGTCACAAGTCTTACATTGCTGTAGTCATCAATTGAACCAATGATTCTTCCGTTCTCGTACCGGCGCACATTGTTCAATCGGTGAGCCTTTACTGTAAGCTCTACATCAGGGTTGTCTCCAAATGCTGCACGGAATGCGTCAACAGCCATTTGTCCTCCCTTGCGAGGAGCTGGTTCTCCCATGTGCAGAAACTTCATCTTCTCATATACGCTTCGCTTCTTCGGAGTCCAGATTGGGTCAATACCATGTGGGTAAACTTTGACATTCTTCACACCGGCTGCTGTGTACCAGCGCTTGATGATTTCTGATGTCGTCCAAACCTCATCAGCAAGATTCATATTCTCAAGCCAGCCCGGTGGCAGTTGGGTTGATTCCCAAGGAGTATAACCGATATGATAGTTGAACTGATTACTCCATTCCCAGTAATCTGGCTGGGAGAAGAAGATTTCAATGGGGCAGCTTTTGTCAGCGAAGGGCACTCTGTGACCTAGCTTCTGTAGACTGCGAACCATGTTGAATCCGGCCACGCCATATCCAATGGTCGTGTTCAAATTGCCCGGAATCGTTGAAAAGCTGATATCCATAGCTTCCCTTCGTCGTTGACATGCTCTTTGAGCTATGCTACGATTATATCAGTGGTTGAGGTACGCCTCAAATACACTCGATTTGACACACGATGTTGGTTGCGCTATCCTGAATGGAGAACAGGATGTTGTTGCGACCAACATCGTGCATTTACGTCTAAATGCCCCAGGAAGGGTCGCAACTTCCTGGGGCATTTTTATTTGCCTAAAATCCGACTAACGGTCTGAGGGTTCTCCAAGGGTCTTACCTCACTCTGCGGTCACTGCTTCCAGTTTCGACCTGGTGGGGTGTGTAAGACCCGCTATTTCATAGCGGGACTATATAAATTAACTACTAACATCTAACGATGTTAGTAGATGAGGTTACTTCGTAACCTCATGAAAATACTTACTAATCTCTCTCAAGGAAGATAATTACAATGTCTGTAGAAGTTAAAGGATATTTCCTAAAGTATAGAAATACTAAGGGAGAATTCAAAGAAACAGATGAAATCATTTCTCATGCAGAAGCTCTCATTGAAAAGGCAGAGCTTGAAGCAGATGGTGCAACTTCTGTGAAGATTGTTAAGTACATCTCTGTACTGTCTTGACACAGAACCGTTACATCTGTAGACTCATTGGACCAACTCAACTTGGAGGTAACAATGGGTCAAGATATGAGGGGCAATATAGCTGCCATTGCTCTCTGTATCGGAGTAGCTACAGCAACAGTTGTAACTGCTTTGTCAGAAACAGGCAATCTGCCTTTGGATGTTCCAAAGCCGGTAGCTGAAAAGCAAAGTCCGTCATCATCGCCATCAGCAACACCAAGCAAGAGTGAGGCTCCAAAGGCTGCACCACAGCCTAGTCTGACATCTTCACCTACTCCAAAACCTTCCTTGAGTTCGCTTGTTGTGCGTACACCAACGCCAAAGCCTACTCCAAAGGAATTTGCGAAGGAGCAGGTCGGTTCCAAGCAGTTCTCTTGTCTGAACAATCTATGGCATCATGAGAGCAAATGGAATGAAAATGCAGTAAATTCCTCATCAGGTGCTTATGGAATTCCTCAAGCTCTACCGGGCTCGAAGATGGCCAAAGCTGGTAAGGATTGGAAGACAAACCCTTTCACTCAGGTGAAATGGGGTGTAGACTACATCGAGGACCGCTACGGCTCTCCTTGTAATGCATGGGCTCATTTCCGAGACAACAATTGGTACTGAGCTTGACAATCATGCTATGCTTCTGTTATGAAGACAGATGAAGACCGTTGCATAGAGTACGGTGTTCCATATGACCCCAGTATTACCAGGGCTCAGGTCTACGCGCAGTCAGGATGGGTATGCCATCTTTGCAACAAAAGGGTGAATAAGAGATTGAAATATCCTCACCCAAGGTCTGCGTCGCTTGACCATATCACTCCACTTAGTTGGCGTGAGAACTCTCCTGGTCATGTTTGGGGTAATGTGGCTCTCGCTCACTTGAGATGCAACCAAAGCAAGGGTGCAAGATTCGCCGGTAGTACAAGGCCAGCACCTAGAAGACCTAGCATGATTAGTTCTCTATGGAAACTACGGATTGCGCTGTTTGGATTTACCATAGTGCTCTTTTACTTCGGTGCCAGTCCTTTGGTGTTGACTGTTGCTGTCGCTTTGTGTATACTAAGCGTAATAAAGGTAAAGAAGTCCCGTCGTCGTCGTAGACGAGCCTGGTGGAAGCTCTGATTTCACCACTGCCCCGCTGGCGTAATGGTAACGCACTTCTTTCGTAATGAAGAGTTAAGAGTTCGATTCTCTTGCGGGGCTCTCACAGAAATAGAGATATGAGATATACAATATTCAGCATAGATTATTCTCGTCTGCACTACATTCAGAAAATGCTCCCAAAGCTTGAAAGCTGGGAGCATGTTCGCGTTTTGGCAGTAGACGGACGTGATATTGACGAACTTCGTGAGGCTCAGGCAAAGCATCCATATGCAATCAATTGGGATGCACGTCTGGGCCATTTGGGTATTTGGTACAGCGTACTGAATGCGATTGAAAAGGCACCCATCGTGACCTTTGAGGATGACGCTTTGCTACATGACGATTTTCAGCTCAATTTCGAACAGCGTGTAGCCGAATTGCCTGATGATTGGGACTTCTTCTCACTCTTTATTCCAAGAGACTCTGACAAGATGTTCGATGAGCGCAGAGATGGTGTCAGTAGAAGTCTCACTAAGGTCTATCAGAGATATGGTGGTGTCTCCATGATGTATTCTGAGAATGGAGCCCAGAAGATAAAGGCTCTACTCGAAAGAGATGGATTGACTGGCCAGTACGACGACACCCTTTATATGTACGCCAAGGCCGGTGAGCTAAATGGATATTGCTCAAAGCCTACGTGGGCTGACCTTGTGTACATCACAGGTCTTGAAAAGAGCATTGTACAAGAGACGGATTACGCATGAGAGAGAAAAGAATTACTGTCCTCATTCCTACCAGAGGTCGTCCAGAAAACGCCCAGCGACTGAATGAGGCAATTGACACTACAGCAGATATAGAAGCTGTATTCTGTGTAGACGAAGATGACGAAAAGCTGGAAGAATATCTCGATAGCGGACTTCCTCTTCGTATTGGCAGAAGGCGAAGACTGGTGGGAACGCTCAACGCAATGGCCGAAGAGTATGTTGACTATTGCGACATCATCGGATTTATGGGAGATGACGTTCTTCCTCATACCTATCGATGGGATGTTGAGATTGCCAATCAGTTCCAGCGAAATATGGTGGCTTATGCAAATGATGGTTGGCAGGGCCAGGGCCTTCCTACGGCTGTCTTTATGGACAGCGATATTGTAAGAAAGCTTGGGTACATGGTTGCCCCAACCCTTATTCATCTATTTGCTGACAACTACTGGAAGGCTCTGGGAGAGGGTCTGGGAACGCTGACCTACCTTGAACATGTGAACATGGAACATCTGCATCCATTTGCTGGCAAGGCTGCTGATGACAAGACGTATCAGGAAGCAAATTCCGGTGAGATGTGGGACCACGACCAGCTTGCATTCAATATGTGGGTAAAGTATCAGCTTCCCACTGACGTGGAGTATCTACGTGCCTAACATTTACACAGGTGGAACATTTGATTTGTTTCACGAAGGACACGTAGAACTTCTCCGCTCTTGCAAGAGGCTTGCTGGAGATGGTAAGGTAGTAGTAAGTCTGAATACAGACGAATTCATTGCCAGGTTCAAGAACAATCCACCAGTACAGACATTCAGAGAGCGTAAGCTAGTTCTGGAATCATGTCGATACGTGGACCTTGTTGTTCCTAATATTGGTGAAGAGGATTCAAAGAAATCCATTGTCAATGCCTGTAAAGTTATGCATGATTCAGGTATGGATGGTCTGATTGAAGTAGTCGCCATTGGTTCAGATTGGGCCGGTAGAGATTATTATGGCCAGATGCAATTCACCAAGGAATGGCTGGATGAGAACGACCTAATTCTCATTTACATTGATAGACGTACTGGAATGTCAACCACAAGAATCAAGGAGAAGCTACGCGATGCCTGACAGTCTTGGAAGAGACAAGAAAGGCGAGAACACTCGCAATTCAAAGGGCAAGTGTTACATGAAGAACTGTCCGAACAAGCCAGCCGTCACTGTTACCTATTTCGGGAAGTCAGTGATTGTTTGTAGGTCACATTCACATGTGGATGGTGTTAAATGAGAGCGGAAATTGAGCTGCTTCTATTGACCGATTCGGCTGGCTTGAACAGAAATCTTGTTACTGCCCTTATCAGTGAAATCAAGCAGGATGCCGTTGAGGCTGACAATGCTTATGAGAACGAAGTGAGTAATCTTCGTAATGCAATTGAGACTGCTACACATGACGTAGAGAACGTACTACGCACTTTGAGAGATGCGTGATACACTGATTGCATGTGGCAGGACTTTCATAAATACAATCGACTAGTCAAAGAGAATTTGGCCCCGGCACTAGAGTGTCCCGATTGTCATAACAATTTGATAGTCAGACTAAAGCCTGGTGCATCTACCGACCTCAGACTATGGTGCATGGTATGTGATACTTACATACTTCCTGGTCTAGAGATGCATCACAACGTAAAAACGGCGATTAAGGAGGTGGAGAGTGCTAGAAGCAAAGATGGAGGAAGCTCTCGAATGGCTTTTGATTCTCTCCTTGGTCGTCAAGGAGAGTCATTGGAATCTCAGGGGTAAGGAGTTCTTTTACCTACATGAGAAGCTGGATGAGCTTCACTCCGATATAACCGAATATGCTGACGCTATCGCTGAACGTGCACGAGCAAACGGTTGGTATCTTGCTCCAAAGGTTGCATACGAAATGTCCGGTGAATCAGTAAGTTACCAGCAGGTTGTGGATAACATGGTGAGTTCTCTAAGAGGATTGACCCACGTTCTACAGAATGGTATACTGAACATTACCGATGACCTTGCAACACAGGATGTCCTCATTGAGGTTAAGCGAGGTATCGATAAGTGGCTCTGGATGTTCAGTGAGTCAGGAAAATAATTTCATAGCAGGCGGTCCAATCCGGGCCGCCTGCACTTTTGTCTAAAGGAGAATGATGAAAACGCCAAACGTCAAGCGTATTCTTGACTGGCGGGGTTCAATATCATTCGGAGTTGTTCTCATTGTCGCGCTGGCACTGAGTTGGTGGCACAATAATGAATTTTATGCTATTGTAGCTACATGAAGACATGCAATAGCTGCGGTCTGTCTAAAGGGCTGTCCGAATTTGGAAAGGACGGAAAGAGGGCAGATGGCACGATAAAATTGAAGGGGCACTGCCTCGAATGCGCCAAGATTAAACGCAAGAAGGCTCGTGAAGCTAATCCAGATAAGTTCAGACAATATGAGCGCGAATGGACCGAGCGTAACCGAGAAAAGAAGAATGCCCAAGCGAGAGCCAGGAGGGCAGTCAATCCTGAGCCAAATAGGGAAGCCACCCGCCGTTGGAGACTAGCTAATCCGGATAAGGTTAAGCAAAAGAACCACGAATGGCATAAGAATAATCCAGAGGCCGCTAGAGAAAAGAACAGACGATGGCATCAAAGCAATCCTGAAAGAAGAAAAGAGAACACTCGTAGATGGGTTGAGAACAATAGGGATATTGTCAGAGGAAACAATGCAAGGTACTTCGCTGCAAAACGTGCAGGAACGGTTGAACCTCTTCCTAGAGACTACATGACAATCGTTAAGGATTTCTACGGCAATGTCTGTCTCAATCCTGAATGCACGTCAGACAGCATTCTAACTCTAGACCATATTGTTCCCCTCTATTTGGGTGGAGAGCACTCTTTCAGAAACTTCCAAATTCTATGTAAGTCATGCAATAGTTCAAAGAAGCATCTGCACGAAACTGATTATAGACCAAATACAATCATCGTCGGATGGAAGGACGACAAGCCTATCACAGAGGAGAGGGCTAATGAAATATCTTAAGAAATTCAAGGTTGGTTGGCTCGGCTTTGCGATTGTGCTTGTTGTAAGCCTCGCACTATCTTGGTGGAGTCTCTATTCGCTCGCAATTACGTTCTATGGCGTGCCCCAGATTCTTGCTATCGGTGTAAGCGCGGCTTTTGATGGCGCAGCTCTGTTTGTAGCTGACCTTGCCTCAAAGTATGCCAGAACAGAAGATTCTGGCCTTGCAACAAAACTAGCAACATATCTGTTCGTTGGTGCGTCTGTCTACCTCAACGTAGAGCACGCCATCCTGCTATCCTATGGCATCCCTGGAATGGTTCTTTTTGGAGCACCACCAGTTATTGCCGGAATCCTTTTCGAGCTTTATCTGCGCTTTGTTCACCGAAGCGAGATGCGCTCAATGGGTCTTGTTCCTAAGCGTATGCCAGTGTTTGGTAAGATTAGCTGGCTTATCTTCCCAGGCAAGACTTTCCGTGGCTTCAAGGATGTGGTATTCTTCCGTCTGAATGAAGCCGTCACAAATGTCACTGGACAGCCTCTGGACAGAAAGAGGACAAAGGACAAGACAGGTGACAAAAAGGACAAGGTGGCAAAGACAGAGGACAAGACATTTTCTGTCACGTCACCGGATATTCCTGTCACGGACAATGTCCCAGGGACAAAAAAGGTGACAGAGACAGCGGTGACAAACAAGGACAAGTCAGTGTCCGCCCTGGTTAGAGAGCTATGGGACAAGGGTGTCACGGACAGAAAAGAATTGCACAAGCAGATTTGTGACATCAAGGGGACAGATGTCCCGGTGAACACAGTGAACAAGGCAGTGTCACGTCTTGACAATGTCCCAGGACATGTGACAAACTGAGGACATGAACAGAGGACAACTAGAAGACCTCGTGGACAAGTGGCATGACAGTGACACAGAAATGTCACTCCACGAGTTTCTAGGAATGACAGAAGAGGAGTATTCAGTATGGGTTGAATTTGATATCCTGCCCGATGAAGAGATTCCCCGAGAGAAGTTCCTAGCACTTCGCAAAGATGCCTACCGGTGGGCTAATGATGCTGACAACTATCTGTCAGAAAATCGCCGGTACAAGGAAGCGACAGCAGAACTAAGAATGCTGTCTAACTACGACGATATAGATGCCGACTACGTACACGGCATCCTTGACAGGAATAACATATGAGCAGCCCCAAGAACAAGGACGAAGCAGAGAAGAGACTTGCTAATCTCAAGGTCGAATACTTGAAGCACAGAAGCACTCCGCGCGGTAAGCAGATAGCGACCGAGATATACGCCCTACAGGAATGGCTGATAGCAAATGACCGACAAGGACGTTAAGAAGGCTCTCAATAGCCTGTACGAGCAGCGTAGGAACGCAGCTCGTGGAATGGAAAAGGCCAAGAGTGCTGGAAACAGAATTCTTGAGCAGCGCTACAAGCGCGAAATTGCCCGGCTCGATGGAGAGATTGAGAATCTAAAGTGACAAGAGAACGTGCACAAGAGATTCTTGACCTCTTCCTATTCGAAGACATTTACAACAACATGAACCACATGGAAGACACCCACGATATCACTTTTGTGGGTAACCATTTTGCAGTACGAGAACGAGAAACAGGCATAATTCACACCTTCAAGGTAGAATTCGTGCCATCAGATTTGCCAGCGAGTGACTGGGTTACCGCTTTTGAAGAACAAGGATGGATGGACGTTGACGAAGATTGATGTACTGGACCAGGGATACGTAAGACTCGTAGACCACATGGGTACAGACCTTTCAATCGTCAATGCAGCACGAGTAAGTTACGCGAAGGAGAGTGCCGAGTTCTCTGACAAGGATGAAAGACTGATTAATTTCCTAGTCAGAAACAAGGAATACTCTCCTTTTCGTCATGTTGCACTGACATTTGAAGTATATGCGCCACTATTTGTGGCCCGGCAGTGGTGGAAGTACACTGTTGCCAGTACAGCCCTTGATGACCAGATAGGCTGGAATGAATCATCAAGAAGGTATGTAACAGAAGACCCTACATTCCACATGCCAGCAGAGAACGAATGGCGTTCAAAGCCCGCTAATAGCAAGCAAGGAAGTGGTGAGCCTCTTCCAGCAGAAACGCCAAATCAGAAGGTTGTCGGATGTCAGCCTGAATACGGTGACTATTGGACAGGTGCTCTGGCCGATTACATCGAAGAAGGCCAGGAACTATACGAGACTGCTATGCGAGCAGGAATCGCGCCGGAACAAGCAAGACTATTCCTCCCCGCATATGGTATGTATGTAAGATGGCGTTGGACTACCAGCCTTGCAGCAGTAATGCATTTTCTCAATGAAAGACTAGAGCACAAGGCACAGTACGAAATTCAGCAGTATGCGCAGGCCGTTCGTGACCTCATTGTTCCTGAATTCCCTGTCGCTCTCAAACCATTTGGGAATGACAGACAAGATGAACAGTGACAACGAGCCTCAAGATGTATTCGCAGAGGATGCATCAGAGATAGTACAGACAATCATGTTGTTTCGTATCTACGACGTAATGATGTGCATTGCTCGTGCTGTAAATCCTGACGAAGCGAAAGCCGTATTCGACGCCCATTCTGCGGGAAAGACGTTCTCTCCTCCCCCATCATTCGTAATGGATGAGGAAGAGTCCGACCCCGACGTTACCTAATTGTTACATTAAAAGGTGTGCGAAATGTTAGTAATTTTTGATGTTGTACGATACATGCTTCGCATACCTTTGTAACAATCCAGATAGTGCGCCCATATCCCTTGACATTCTCTTGCGGGAAGGTTCCGGGGAAGGTTCCACCCTAGTTGAAAGCCGTTTTCAAAAGGGCTGAGGGCCCGTCTGAGGGCATGAAAGAGCCCCTAGGCCACTACGTCCTAGGGGCTACTCTCAAAGCCGCTTAGCGGCCCGTGGGGGCGTTCCAGCGGGCACGTCCTCGGTTGTCCATGGGTGCAACCTCAGCCCCGGTGTCCTTGAGGAGCTTACCGTCCCACATGTCCCGATTGTCATACATCGGGGTGAGAAGGTCCATCATGTGTTCCTTGCCCATGTCTACGTTGCACTGCCTGCACAGGGGAAGGAAGTTGCACACGCACCACATGCCACCCTCAGCATCACTGTGCACGTGGCCAAGGTTGAACGTGTCCATGGCCCTAGGCGTACCACCCACGTGGGCACGCTCCCCACACCCCACACAGTTAGCCCATGTGGCCCCGTCACTGTCTCCCGTAAGGCTAGCCAGGTACAGGACCGTAGCGAGCACCTGCCTACGCACACGGGCGTTTGTGGCCTTTTCCGTGCTGTAGGTGCAGGTCCGGCCGTCAGTGTGGGTGTTGGTGTGGGTGGCGGTGGTGGCGTTCACTGTGTCTCCCTGGTCCGTAGTGGCTATGCCTACATCATGCCCTAGTCAGGGCCCGCCAAACCACCAAAACAGGGTTTCTTAGATAACGGATGTGTAACAGTCCGTCCCCGACAAACGGGCATATCGGACATTCGGTACATAGGGAGGATAGGGGATATATCCTGCTATATGGGTACATACAGGTACGCATGGTACATATCGGACATATGGTACATAGGCCCTATTAAGGTACATTAAGTACATACCCCACATTTCCCCCGCGCGTGTACGATAGGCGCTGAAAATTCCCGGAACATCTAGGGCTTGCATCCCCCATGTACGTAGACTAGACTAGAGCTATCACCAAGAGGAAGAAGGAAGAACATGACTGACCTCCGTACCCTTCTTGAGCAGGCCAGCGACGCTGGTGTCTTCACCACCATCACGGTGCCTGTGTCCGATGTGCAGGATGGTGACCGTGTGGACGGCTTCGACTGGGACGCCTACCCGCACATGTCCGAACTGGCCTAGGCAGTAGGGGGGGGCATAATGCGGAAAAAGGCTGTTTCTCAGGTTCGATTCCACAGTATGTCCCTTTTGCTGGAAAGGGACGGGCTGAAATCCAAAACACCGGTTTTCAACTCGTCCCTTCTGGCCAACCTTCTTTCGAGGTATCAGGAAAGCGGCTTTGTCGCAATCGAGGCGACACATTCGAAATACTGCCTTTGTGAGGCAGGAAAAGACGAAAAAGTCGCAATCTGACCTTCGAAAAACATTCGCAGAAAAAATTCACCCCTCTTTTCAAGGATTTCTTCCCAGATTCCCTTAGAAAAGAGGGGTGAATTTGTAGGCGAATTTTTTTGTCCGGGTCCGACAATCACTGTACATCCTGGCAAGCATATTGAATCTGTCCTAGGCTTCTGTTAGACTTAGGTCATCAACAAGGAGGCGGAAATGGCCAAGGGTCTGCGTATGGGTCAGCGTCGTCGGAACAAGCACTGGGTGAACATTCATCTGGTGGACCGGGCCTGTGGTGGCTCGGAAGAGGGCGGATGGTGGTACAACTACGGAGAGTGCATCGAGGCATGGCCCTGCCGTTCCCGTAAGCAGGCTGAGAAGCTGGTCAAGTGGGCAAAGGCCCAGAGGCGTTACCAGGGCTCCAGCCGTTCCCTGTACAGCGTGAATCACCGTTTGGGTGACACGGTGACCGTCGAAATTCAGAATCACGAGGGTTCCGACTGGTCTGACTACCGGCCCTGGGAGTAAGGCGGCTAGCCCTTCGGGGCGTCCGCCCCCGACTAAAAAAACAGACATTTTGCCCACAGACTAAAAAATCGGTCTGAGGGGTTGCGACTCAAAAATCCGACTGCTAGACTAGTGCTAACGAAAACGACGAAGGGAAAGACCATGAGTGAGCTTGCCAACATCGCGCGTGACGTTGCTCCGGGTGCAAAGGTCACTTTCGGTCCGCGTCACGGTGAGAACGGAACGGGCATCCACTTCTACGTCAACTACGAGAACGGATGGCGTCTGTCGGTCGTCAAGGCGTACGGAACCTACGGAGTCGAATGCGGAATCTTCGACCCCGAGGGCAACATGCCTGACGACAATGGCGTGTTGGATGACTCCGTTGAGGGGTGGGTCGATGAGGAGCGTCTGACCGAAATCATCACGGAGGTGGCTGCGCTCCCGCGTGAGCGTCAGAAGTCCATCGAATCCTGACAGAGGGGCCTTCGGGCCCTGTCGGGGTCGGACATTTTCAAAAAGGCCCGGTAGGTGTTGTGCATGTCCCTTGTCTCTGATAGACTCGTCTTACACCGAGGGAGAGGAACCCCAAATGCGTAAGGTTCTGTTCAGCATCGAGGACGCCAAGGCCATCGCCAAGGACCAGGGCAACCACTTCTTCTCCGCTTCTACCATGCGGTGGTGGAAGTCGCGCATTTCGGACATGTGCTACAGCACCATCGACGGACAGTCCATGTTCTTCGTCTCTTCGGAGCGGAACGACGACTACGCCCGACGCTACACCGTTCGTGTGGCCAAGCTGGACGAAAACGGACACTTCTCCGTCGAAACCGTCTCCGAGTTCCAGGAGTACGCGAGCCGTTCCGGTGCGCATGACCGTGCGCAGCGTGAGCGTCTGGCCGCCATCCTGGCAGACTGACGGGAGGGGCCTTCGGGCCCCTGTCCGGCTCCGACAGACATTTCGGACATAATTTCATGGGTTGTACTTGTCGGCTGAGTCGTGTAGACTTTAGCTATCAGCAAGGGGGAAAGAAACCCCTAGCAGAGACTTAGGAGTCACCGTGGCTGTTACCCTTCGCAAGGCGACCGACGTCAACCACAACATCGTCTCCAGCGTCACCATCTCCGAGGGCTTCAAGGTCAAGGGCTCCAAGAGCACCTACAGCATCCGTCTGGAGACCTGGAAGACCACTCCGGGCAGCGACTCCACCGAGGTCCGCATCGTCATCCGTGACCAGGACGGCAAGTTCCACGGAGCGACCAACTTCAAGCAGAACATCATGCTGGACTTCACGGCCCTCATGAACGGCAACCACAGCAACAAGCGCGCCAAGGCCAAGAAGTAACACCTTCCCGCCGGGCCCTTCGGGGCCCGTGTCGGGGCCCGACAGTCTTGATTCTGTCTGTCTGATGGTGTAGAGTTAGAGCATCGAAAGGGAGAAAAACTCCCGGAAGAGAGGATGCATCATGGCTACTCGCGTTGCTGTTCACCTGGCCCACCGTGACAAGCCGGTTCTGTTCACTCTGACTTCGCACAGTGCGGAGGAGACGAACGAGTCGTGGCGCAAGGCGGTCGCTGCCAAGGCAAGTACCTTCAACTTCACTGACAAGGACGGGCGAGAGATTGCCCTCACTGTCAGCAGGGTTGACATGCTGGTTGCCATGGACATCAAGGAGGCCGAGTGACCTGCATTGAGTGTGGTGCTGCCACGGGTGACATGCACCGTGGTAAGTGCAATCCTGACAACCGTGAGGGCTACGCATGGATGGTGCTTTTCGAAGACACCTTCCTTGAGTTCGAGCCCGCTCCCGATGCTCACTTGGATGACATGGGAGATTAACAGTCTGGCCCTTCGGGGTCGGACCCGGACAACTTAGGCAGCCTAACGAATATTGGGTGTTGCGTCCGCCCCATCTCTCATGTAGACTTAGAACATCGAAAGGGAGGGAAACCTCCCCAAGAGAGGAGCAATCATGACGTTCGAGATTCCCGAGGGCTACAGCATCATCTCCGAAGAGGAGCACGCGGACGCTGTCCGTGAGGCTGCTGAGCCGCACAAGTTCGTGTCGGCTGGCGTCATCCGTAGCGGATGGCTGGCGGACATCTGGACCGTCTCCGAGGACGACGAGCCCGAGTACCTGGTTGACTGCGAGTAGGTCAGCCTGCTAGACTCTAGCTAAGCACAAGGGGACAGGCCACAGGGCCTCGCAACGTGAGGTTTTTCCCTTCCTGCCAAAGTCTCTGACAACTTCATACCCCAGCTTACTTCTAGCAGTGGAGTTCACATGATTGCCGGTATCGTTCCCGCCCGTGACGCTCTCGCCCTCCGTGTGGCCATGATTGTCCAGGGGGTGGACATCGAGTTCGGTGCCACGTCCAACGTCGCTCCCTTCCAGCGGTTCGACATCCTGGAGGCCGACGAGACCCGCGCCCGTGCCATCCTGGCCCGCTTCCCCCGCGTGCGCACCGGTCGCCCGGTCCGTAAGTGGAAGGAGGCTGACGCCTCTCTGCTCGGTCGTGCGAAGCTGGTGAGCCAGAAGGACACCAGCGAGGACTAATCACAACAACGGCTTGACCCCTTGGGGGCCCTTCGGGGCCCCTTTTGGCGGCCCCGGACATTTTTCAGATGTGTTGACATGGGGCCCGGTAGTGCAGTAGACTCGTACTAGCGAAAGGGGAAAGCAATGAAGATGTACAGTGTGAAGGCACTCATCGACAACGCTCTGTTCTACGACGCCGAGGCTCTTGGTCTCACTCGTGAACAACTTCTCTTGCGCAAGCTGTCTGAGCTGTCGGATGAGTTCATGGACTCATGCCAGACCCTTGGAATCGTCTCTCCCATCTGCTATGATGAGGAGCAGAACATGATTCACGAGGGATGTCACAGGCTCATCGTGGCATACATGCTCGGTATCGAAGAAATCAAGGGTGGCACGTACCTTGAAATCTTCAACTCGGACTTTCTGGACATGCAGGACGACTTGGGCCTGCCTCTCTGTCAGGAGTAAACATGCACTTCGTTGAGTGGCTTCACTTCTACCTGTACACGCACTACTCTTGGTACCGGGAGGTTTGCGAGAATGTCTGACCGCCTTTCTCTGGTACGTGGTGATTGTGTTCTTTCTCGCAATCATCTTTCTCTGACACCGGGCCCCTTCGGGGGCCCTCAGTCATGTCCGGGGCGGACAACGGACATTTCAGACATTCGTCTAGGGGCTTGTTTACGTCCGCATGTCTTGCTATACTCGAACACATGAGGAAGCTGAGCGTTGAAGCCATCGTTGCCCGTGCCGACTTCGCAGACCGCGAGGAAGGTCAGTCCACGATGGACCTTTTCACTCAGCTTTTCTTTGAGATGAGCGATGAATTCATTGAGTCATGCGAGCGTGACGGAATTCAGATGCCTATCAACTTTCAGAATGGCACGGTCTACAATGGTCAGCACCGTGTCGTAATGGCGTGGATTCTTGGACACAAGACAATCAACGCTGTTTCGCTCGGTACCATTGTCCGTAACACTGAATTGCCCTACAGCTCGGAGGAACGCAATGCCGCTTAAGCGCACGAATGACCGTAAGACTGCCAACCTTGCCAACAAGCGAGGGGAACAGTCGGTCATCAAAAACGCATTCTCCATTCCGAGTGGAAAGGCGTTTTCCTGCCCCGGCGCGACAAAGGTCTGTGAGACCGTATGCTATGCAGGTAAGCTCGAAAGGCAGTATCCTGCATATCGTGAATTGGTTCTCAACAACTGGGCCATTCTCAATGACCCTAACGAGGACCAGTTTCTCAATCTCGCAGTAATGATTGAGAGTTTCAGGGCTGACTGTGAAAAGCGTGACGCGCCTAAGCTGTTTCGCTGGCACGCTGACGGCGATATCTTCTCTGCGGAATACGCACAGAATATCGCTCGAATGGCTGAGGTTTTCCAGGATGTGCAATTCTGGATTTACACTAGGTCATTCCAGTACGTGCGTCACATCGTAGGGCACGAAAACCTCTCTGTTTATCTGAGTGTGGACAGTGAGAATGAGGAAAAGGCGCTGGCGACAAAGAAGGAATTCCCTTCGGTCCGCCTTGCCTATCTCTCTGAGACTCACGAACAGGGTAAGGAATTCATGCTTACCGAAACTGGTAAGCCTGGGGCTATCTGCCCTGAGAATGCCAAGCGCATTCCTCTCATTACCGAAAAGGGTGGCGCGTGCGTAACGTGTGGCCTTTGCATCTTCGGTAAGGCAGATATCCGTTTCGCGTCCAAGGTCTCTAAGCGCCGAAAGGCTTAGCCCCTTGCCCCTTCGGGGGCATGTCGGGCCCGGACTTCGGGCAAATCGGACATTTAGGACTGTAGACAGGACCCTGTTACGTCCTCTATACTAGAGACATGAAGGGGAGGGAAACCAACCTCTGCACCGGGGCTTGCCTCTCCGCCTTCAATCCGATAGACTGAGTGCACACCGAGGGAAGGAAACCCCATGAACGTCAACATGACCCGTCGCGCGTACGCTGTCTCTCTGGGCCTGGCCAAGGAATCCCGTGGCCGGATGAGCGCTGCCGCATACGAGGCCATCGCTGAGGCTGAGAAGTCGGGTAAGGTCTTCGCTGACACCGACGCCACGCCTCGCAAGGTCGTCAAGGCCGCTCCCAAGGCCGGGCAGTTCGATGCCAAGGTGGTGCGTGCGTGGGCCGCTTCCAAGGGTCTCACCGTGTCGTCCCGTGGTCGTCTGTCGGCTGAGGTGCTGGCCGCTTACAAGGCAGACAACCCGGAGGTCAAGCCCGCTGCGCCCGGTGTGCACGTCAAGGTGACCGGTAAGGATGTCCGTCCGCACGCCGAGCCCACCCGTTCGAACCGTACCGAGTACACGGCTTACTACCGTGGCAAGCGCATCCGTCTCTCGGAGCGTGAGGTGTGCAAGTGCGGTTACAGCCTGTCGCACTGCGGCTGTGGCTCCCCGGTGGTGCTCGGTATGGACGTCGAGGTTCACGCACGATAGGATAGAGTCATGGTCATCATCGAAATCGACACGCCCGATGATGACGCTCACGACACGGCCTGGCCCTTTGCTACTGCTACGGCAGAGTTCATGGCAAAGGTGCTGGGCCTGTCTGTCAGCGTCTCAGACGGATACGGTACAACGGAAGACTTTGGGGGAGAGGGTGGCGCGTAGTCCCTTCAAACGAACAAGCATCATCGCACCTGACATGTATGAGGGTGCGCGACTCGTAACGCCACGGCCTACGTCGTATGAGCGTCTGGCCAATAAGCTGATTGACGAAATGGATAAGCGGTCATTCGACCCTCATGCATTCGCCTATCTGCTTTCGACCTATCCTGAGCCTGTGCAGGCGGTGATGTTTCAGTTCATCATCTCCATTCTCAATGCATGGGCAGGCAGGACGGAAAGCCGCTCAGATGATGAATTCAATCGCGTGATGGATTCGAAATTCATCATCGAACAGATACTACTGAAAAGGGGACACACCAACCCTTGACCCTACCGGGCCCTTGACTTTCGGGGCCCGTGTCGGGCCCGGACACTTTGAAGAGGGGTTGTATCTGCCTCACTAGTCCTGTAGACTAAAGACATCGAAAGGGAGACAAGCTCCCTGAGACTGGAGGCTACCATGAGCATCTTCACCCTGGACGAGGCCCGCATCATGCGTATCTTCAACGCCAACGGTGTCAAGATGAGCTTGAAGAAGGCGTTCACGGTGGCCAACCTCATCTACGGTGCCCACCTGGAGCGGGTCAACGAGGTGGAGAACAACGCCTGGGACCTGGCCCGTAAGGAGGCGAACGGGCGTGTGGAGTCCGCCTTCAACGACGGCTACGGACAGGGTAAGGCGCACGGGGAGCGTCTGACCACCTATGCCGCTGAGAACGACCACACCAAGTTGGTCGCGCGTGCGTCCATCTGGGCGAACAGTGAATTCAGCTACTACAACCTGGAGCGCAAGATTGCGTGCATCAAGCACCTTCGCGCCCACTTCCCGACGCTGGACCTGCGTACCGCAAAGAGCATCGTGGAATCGCTGGACGGTTCCGGTGTCGGTGTGAGGTTCTGACAGAAGGGCCCTTCGGGGCCCTGTCGGGCCCGGACAAAAACGACCGGTAGACACAGGGCCCTTGGTACTGCTAAGATAGAGACATCGAAAGGGGCAAGGAGCCCCTAGAAACGGAGAACATCATGTCGGACCTTCGCGCTCAGCTCCTCGCCTCCCTCCACAACTTCGAGGGTCACATGAGCCTCAACAAGGCCATGGAGCTGGTCAACATGTTCGAGGCCATCTACGCCGGGGAACTCCAGAACCGTGAGGACAAGTCCTACGCCGAGGGCTACCAGGCTGGCTACCGTTCCGGTAAGCAGGACGCCGAGCAGCCCACCAGCCACGAGCTGAACCGTCTCCGTGACATCGAGGCGCGCGTCAAGGCGCAGGGTGCGGAGCTGGTCAAGGACATCGTCCGTGAGGTCGGTTCCAACAAGAAGATTCAGTGCATCAAGCAGCTCCGTGAGAAGACCGGTCTGGGTCTCAAGGACTCGAAGGACATCGTGGACGCCTATGTGTCCAAGCTGGACGGCATGTACCTGGCCAACTGGGAGCGTTCCTGCCTGGACGCCGCGTACTGAGTCTGCTAAGGCTCGCACACAGCCCCTCTTCGGAGGGGCCTTCGTGTGTCCGGGTCCGGCAACGGGCAAATCGGACATTGTGGACATGAGCCCGGCAGCATGGGTAGACATCACCCCTTGCCTACTGCTAGACTAGAGACATCGAAGGGCAGGGAAACCGGCCCTAACACCAATCTGCCTAGGAGGCACAACATGCACGGTCTTGAGATTGGTTCCAAGGGTCAGGTCGCGTTCGCCACTCGCAGTGAGCCCGCGTGGCACAACCTCGGAACCGTATTCGAGGGGGAGCTGACCACTTCGGAGATGCTGTCTCTCGCCCACCTTTCGGGCTGGGATGTGCGTCTGGAGTCCATCAAGGAAATCATGGGTCTGGTGTCCGACACCTATGACTTCGTGACGGAGCCTCACATGGTCGTCCGTACCAACCCCTTCACCGGCCGGAATGACGTTCTGGCCACGGTGGGCGAGCGGTACAAGGTCGTCCAGAACGAAGAGCTGTTCGGCTTCGGTGACGGCATCCTTGCGGGTGGTGGAACCTGGGAGACTGCCGGTTCTATCAAGGATGGTCGTGTGGTGTTCGGTTCGCTGAGCATCGGGCGTGACATCAAGGTCGGTGACGATGACGTGACCAAGCTGTATCTTCTGGTCAACACGTCGCATGACGGGTCTGTCGCAGTTCAGGCAAGCATTACCCCGGTTCGTGTCGTGTGTCAGAACACGCTGAACTTTGCACTCCGTAACGGTGTGAAGCAACAGTTCAAGATGCGCCACACGCAGACCATCGAGGGTCGCATGGCTGCTGCGCGTGAGGCTCTGAACATCACGTTCGCCTACGCGGATGAGTTCGAGCGTGAGATGAACTCTCTGTTCGAGGTGCAGTGCACGAAGGACAAGTTCGATGCTCTGATTCAGGACCTGTACCCCAAGCCCGAAAAGGATGTCAAGGGCAGCATGGTCAAGTGGGAGTCGAAGCGTGACATCCTCATGGGCATCTTCACCGACACGGGTGACGGTCCCAAGACCACGCAGTCTCTGTCTGGCACGATGGCGGGTGCTCTGAACGCTCTGACGGAGCGTATCGACTGGTACCGGATGCCGCGTGGTGGCAACGTCGATAACCTGTTCATCGCCGCAAGTGGCTTTGACCCGGTCGTCAACGTCGAGAAGAACCGCATCCGTAAGGCGGTCCTGGCCCTGGCCAGCTAATCCAGGAATGTTCGCCAGTCCCCTAGCCCGAAAGGGTTTAGGGGATTTTTGGCGGGGCCGGACAAACGCCCGGTAGCTAGACAGTGTCCTTGTACTCTGGTAGACTCAAGCTAAGCAAAAGGGAGGAAGTATATGCGTTCTGTCGGTGACTGGTACAGTGTGGTTCGCGCCACGGAGTACGCTAACAGTGCCAAGGGTATCCCGATTCCCCGTTCCGGGCTTCACCGTAAGAGGTGGAGTGGTCACGTGACTCGTAACAGTGGAGTCATGGGTAACAGCCGTATCCTTGCCCACCGCTACATGGATGAGCTGGACAACGGACGCTGGCACCGTCGTGAAATTCGCAGGAAGGAACGAGCCCTCTGGATGGCTGAGGCCATTGCTGAAATGGAAGAGGAGTTCAGCAGCCTGATGGACGAACCCGACTTCTGATGCTCGGCCCTTCGGGGTCGGGGTCCGACAAATTGGCCGGTGGGTAGACAGAGCCCTCTTGTACTGGTAGACTCAACACATGAAGCCGGTAAAGGAAAGCATCGAACTGTCCATGGGTGACCTGGTTCTCTCGGGAAGCTTCTACTTCAAGGTGGAGGGAATCACTCCCAACTCTTTCATCGGTAAGGTCTGGAACGAACAGGCAAAGAAGTTTGGCAGGGCTGTCAGTATCTCTGTACCCTCCCCCACTCACTCTGCCTATCTCTTGGAAGACTGGGAGTTGGAACGCCTGTTCCCTGACTACACCAAGTGATGTTGACATAGGCTCACGCTCTTGCTAACATAGAAGAGTAGTACAAAGTGTGTCCCTGGGACCCCTATCAGTCATTCGGCGAGGGGTAATGAGCGGAAGGTCGGCCGCCTCCCAGGGACCTTTCAATGTCGGACCCGGACACCTTAGCTAGTCTAACTAACATCATGACTATGAACATCATCAGTCATTTGTCCCCTATGTCCGACTTTTTCCCCTTTACGATGGGGCCTCAAATTTCCCAGAGATTCCCTTTACGAATGGGCCTCAGAATCCCGGAAGATTCCACAATTTCGCAAGGATTTGAGTTTACAAAAATAGCCACCCTTCGGGGTGGCTTTTCTGCTATATACATGAGAGACAAGACATGCTGAGATTCAAGGCCGGTAGTGATGAGTACCCTTGTCCCCTATATACATATACTACCTACCCTTCCCTATAATGCGTGTGTATCTATCTAGTTCGTTTACGAAAGCTTCTTCAAATTGCCGGGCTTTTCTCACATCAGACTCAAGTCTGGCATGTATATAGGGAGAATCGACACCTCATCTATGAATCTAAGGTCTGTCAGACTCATTGGCCTTCGAATGGTGGGTCCATTTACGATGACTGCCTAATTTTCCAGGAAGATGGGCTGATTCGGGGCTGCATGTGGGCTAGATTGGGGCTGCTTTACGAATGACTGTTAAAATTGGGGATTTTTGGCATGATTTCGGGCAAAATGGCAGCATTTCCCTTGAAATCAGCGTGTTTCTGCTCACTTTGGGACACTTTTGGGGCCTAATTATCGGTGCTTGACAGCCCTACTTGCCTTGGATTCGTGGGCCCATGTGTCTGCTAGCCTTAATATGCAGGGTAGATGCCTTTTGTTCCCGCCCGGAACATACCCCAC